TTGCTGTCTGGTTTATAAAGAAAGGATAGGAGTTTCTTCTTATCGAGTTGCAAGTCTCTACTTTCTTTTATTGAGATGTTCTTTGACCTTTTTCTGTACTATCTTAAAAAGTCTGACTCGTGCCGGTGTGGTTCCCAAATAAGTCGATGGTGCGAGAGGTTTTGTCGTTCGCGAAATGAGAAGATCAATAATCTGTTCCAAACGTTTTTGTTCAGAAGTGGATAGCCGAGTATCTCGCAACGTGATGAATAAATGCCACAGATATTTTTTCATGGTAAATTTCGGAAACTTATCTAGGAGATATTTCAAGAATTTGACGCTCTCTACATGTGGTATTAAGGTTTCCCATCTATAATCTGTCATAGGATAACCAAGTTCGAAAAGAAGATCATGAAGTTTTGGGTTTTCTATTCCGTCCAAATATACCTGTTGATCATTCAAATATTCCAATCCCCCCTTTCCATGTTCTTTAACCAACGCCTTAAGACCGTTGGTTATTTTCTCCCAATCTACATTTTTACTCTTCCGTAATTTCAGAAGCTCTTCGATCAAATTATCGAATACATCCGTCATCATAACTTTAGGCGACCCTAAAAAGGTATCAGAGTATCCACCCTCTGCGTCCTGAAACACACCATACATTCCTTTCATCGTTTGATCATTGCTTTTCTTGAGAAGCTCTTTGACTTCCTCGACAAACTCTTTGGAAGACGCACCGTAAACCGTTTGCTCTGGTACTAAAATAAAGCTTCCGGTATTTTTATCGATGAATCTCCTGATAGCTATACGAGCAATCGGGTTCTCTATATCCTTATCTCTAGAGTTTATCAGGTACGCAACCATTCCTCCGTACTTTATCTTACGAGACAACTGGACTGCCGCAGGAGCATCTGCCACAGGTAACGTAAGATTCGCACAAGAAGTCCAGCCGCGACCCGTACTCATGAGAGCAATATCCCGAGGGTTATAGGTGAAGACAATAGAAAGCTGATTGGTATCCTTCAGCTTACCTTCAAGTCTCTGGTCGAATATTTTCTTAAGTTCCGGGTGATCTCCTATCAGCTTTCCTATTTTCACTATACGCTTAGGGTTTTTCGCATCATGAGCATAACCCTTCTGGTAATCATCTATCTCGTATCCCTTGTTTGCTAGGGCATCTGTAATCTCTCGCGGAACCTTCATCTCGTTCTTCATCTCCTGGTTTGGTTTGGTCTGGATAGGAAAGTATGTTCTCTCTTCAGGAAACATGGGACCGAAAGAAAGACTATCCTTCCTCTTCTCTGCTATAGCCAGAAGCTTCTCTATTTTCTTTTGGACCTTCTTCGCTTGTGGACCTTCTAGATCTTCTTTAGCTTCAGACATAGATTCCAGAAACCAGCAGATAGCTTCATAGGAATAGAAATACTTATCCTCAAGAATCAATTGGGGATAGTGTCGGGCGAAGAGTTGATAGACTTCCAGATATTGCATTCTTTTATCCCCTCTGTACAAGCTAATAATAACGTGCAGATTCACTTTCCAATAATTCCATTACTTTTCGCTTAGTCATATTTGCTGAGTAGACATTTGTTTTGTACGGTCCATAACCAATATGAATCACTTCATCTTGTTCAACTCCGATCTGTTTTTGAGCTACGAAATTGAGAAATTCCTGCTTAAAGATACATTCCTTCAGTGGTAATTTAGTTTCATAGATCAGGAAGATCTGCGATTGATTCATATTTATCAAAGCAACCATGGTGAGAAACTCTATAACCTTTTCGAAACTTGTAGTCCAACTCTGAAATTCTTTCTTTGGTTTATAAGAGATAGTTGTTTGTTTCAAAGGAATGGTAAACGGTTTGTCGAGGTTATTCGAAACATAAGAGGGAAAGTCTTTGTATGTGAGCTTCTTATTACTCTCTTTCCACGAATCGAATGGTTTTGTTTCTTGCAACTTATCCCTGGTTGTTTTAGAAATCCTATAGAAGAAAGGAACATCTTCGGTTTGGAGAATATCATAATTCTCTTTACATTTCACCAAATTCAGAAAAGATTTCCTCAGAGGGATAGATGCTTTTCTATTCATAAAATCGCCTCTAACCCATCGAATCAATAGCTCCCAAATCTTTTTTTCATTCGGGGTATCCTTTTCGAACATCCTTCTCGCATCACCAAATAGGATCTTACCGAATTTACGAAAGCATTCTTCTTGATCCTTATCCTCCAGAAGAAGAAGGAAGCGTTGAATAGATTCATTATAATCCATGGATAAATCTCCTGTACAAAAGAAACAGTCAGATGTATTTATGTCCGCAACCGCTTTCGTCATCATGTATTTCTATGAGGTTGATTTCGTTTGAGGATTACTTCTAAGGATTTTTTGATGTGGCGTTTGGCTTCTTCTTTATCTTTCATCTCGATCAGATGATTCCCGATATGTTTTCCCGTCTCTTTGATTATTTGGTTTAACCATTTTCGAAACTCTTGAGCCACATACTTCGCTACGTGTTCGGTATCGGATCTATTCGTTCCCCCTTCGTCCGGTCTATCAACTCCGAATTTAGACCTATGAAATTTAGATCGATCCTCTTCATCAATACCAGACTTCTTAATGGCATTGTCGATCTCATTCATATCAGATTTATCGAGGAAGTATATAATGATATTGTCTACCCCGTCAATCATCTTATCGACAGTGAGCGGAATCTTGACCGAAAAGACGGATGGTATATCTGTGAGGTTTTGTAAGAGCTTATCAAAGTTTCCTAAGCTTTGGGATTTTGGTTCTGAGAGAGTGATATATCTTTTCAGATTATGATTCGATTTCTTTTTTACACGTTCATCATGTTGAGGGTGGTGAAAGAATTCCCAAGAAGTGGTTTGTTCGTAACTCCATGGTTCATACTTCCATTTCTTTTTTATCTGTTGGTATTTGTTTTGGTACTGTTCAAATTTATCTTTATCTTTCCCAATATTATGCTTCCTGAATGCAGCCCCGCTTAACGTTTGTGCTCCTCCAGTGAGATACGAATATAGAAGATCTTGAAGGGGTGTTTGCAGATTGGTCTTCTCTTTAACGATTAATTTATACACGCTATCGGATAGAGTGTCTAGTGTCATATCTTCTAGAAGCAATCTGAAACGTTTTACGCTTTCGTAATAATCCATATGACAATTCCTTTACGATTGAAAGATGCAATGAGGATACAATTTAAGCTACAATAAGGATACGATAAGCTACAATAAGGATACGATAAGAGACAATGGCGAAATCTTGTAAGTCCTTATTCTTTCTATTAAATGCTACTATTCACTACTTTTCACTACCCGTCTATACTTAGCCATCGTCATACCAATGTTACTTTTTTGCACGGATTTTTCTACGTTGTCACAAATTGTTACGCATTGTCAAGTTGTCACAAATTGTTACATGTCTCATTGTCACGAAACGTTACTCGCCGAATGTCACGAATTGTTACATGTCTCATTATTACGATTGTCACAAATTGTTACAATGTTACAATGTCACGAATTGTTACACACATGTCTCGAAATTCGTATCAAACAAAAATCGTAAATTTGATTTGCCCAATTGTCTCTATTCGTCAACTGTAGATCTATTTTGTATCCTGAGCTTATCGAAGCAATTGCAGCAAACGACGATACCGCACAAGTCGCCGAAGTATTCTTCGTGTATGCACTTGTTCATCTTCTTGTAGCAGAGCAAGTAACCGCACAGTTGACATTGTAGCTTCTCGTTGCAATCGTCGCATAGCTTATCTTCGCCCATTGTATATTTCCTCCATACGTTTCTTCCAACAGCGAAGGCAATGAATCTTTCCCATGTACGTGAATCCAGAGATACGAACGAACCTTCCATCTTTGTAACAGACGAGAGGAGACGAGCAGATGTCACATCTCTTTTTCTCTGTTTCGGACATATGGCCTCCAGACGCTCACAAATTGATTTTAAGCGATTGTAATATTTTGAGGATGTCGGTACGTAAAATTTATTACAATTCAACCTGAGCGATTTCTGAGCGAATGGCGGGGTTGTAAATGTTCGTTTCAAACTCTCTTGCCTCCCACCCGAAAATTTACACTTGTCAATCACCCTCCGCTTTCCTCTTTCAAAGAAGATATCTAAAGATATAATTATATCTATTTATACAATTGTTACAATTTGACAACTGTTTGATATGATTTGATACAACCGAAACATTGTAACGAGAAGATACAAACGTGACAATGTTACGATTTGTTACTTCTTTGAATATAGGGAAATTTTGCGGGGGCGATTTCGGGGATGGTTTTGGTGAGGTAAATCAGAGTCAAATTGACATCCGAACGAAATTGAAAAAATAAAAATATTTTCGCTATAACATTTTTTAAAAAGATTTCGTGTGAGATCCTGTAAGTCTTGGTTTTGGTATTGTCACATTTGTATCTTTGTATCTTTGTATCTTGTTGTCAACTGTTGAGATATGATTGTATGAATTGATTTAAATGAAAAGTTTTTTGAAAATGTTACAAGAGAAATATCCCCGGATAACAATGTAACAACTTTGTAACTTATAGATACAGTTGACGATTGATACAATGGCTACGTTTGATACATGAGATACAATGGCATTTGCTACAAGCTTAATGAGACATATTATTGTAACAAACCGATACATTGTAACAATTGCTGTATGTAACGAAAAGATACGATTGTGACGAATTGTGACAATCCAGTATCACAGTATTACAGTATGTCAGAAAGCCAGGATCCTGGATCCAGGGTTAGTCAGAATGACAGGGTGGTAGGATCTTGTAATGTGTTGATGTATAGATACTTAGATGTATCGATGGTTAGATACAAGGGTCGTTAGAATCCTAGATACAAGCTGTAACCCTGGAACACGCCTTGGCTTAGTTGTAATTCGATATGGTCGTCATTTTTCTTCCTGGGATTCAATCTTGTAACTCTAATGAAATCCTTTAAAGGTTTACAAGATCGTTACAATTAAAAACCCCCGATCAAAAGACCAGGGGTTTCCATTGAAATAAGAATCGGTCTAGTGTTGCCCAGCCCAAGTGACCAATTGCTTCTGAAGTCTTCTTATTTCCGCTCTGAGAGCTTTGGCAAACTTTTGACTGGTTGTATGTGCAGCCAAATGTTGAAGTAGCCTGATTTGTCTCTTGAGCTTACGAATTGCTGCTGCTGTTGCCATGTCTATCTCCTATCCTCTAAAATTCTCCCTCCGGTGTATTTATTATAGAGTGTAGAATAGGATCGTCAGAATATAATTTTTTGAACCTTCTTACAATTTCTGCATTATATCTTGCGTGATTATATCCTTATTCAAATTTGGAAAGTCTGCGTTTATTACGGGGAATCGAAAACCCTTAAAATCTGGAATTATGACTTTTGGTTTCCACCTGAAGAATCTTTTGATTCGTTCCCATAGAGTCGGTTTTGGTGGTTCGGGTGCAAACATATCATTTCTCCTATTCTACTTCTCGTAGGATCCCTCGCGTTCACCCAACAATATCTGATGGTAGCTTCAACATGATGACTTCAAAATCGGTATAATATTGGTCACATATCCGAAATATTTCTTTGACCAGTTCGCTCTTCGTAAACGCTTGCTTCGGTTTGTTTGGAACCCACCCCGATCCATGCTCTACAGAGCAGCACCAATACCAATTTTCATTTCGATGTTTGATGACATATAATCCAGAATCGATCTGATAAACTCCCATCCCTACTCCTCCTCGCGTTCGGTGCAATTGTGCCAGCGACCATCTCGCACCATTAACCACCACTTTCCAGACTTGTGCTGCCCCCATACTAGACCCCGCTTTCGACAATGCTTGCACCTAAGCGGAGATCGTCTTGTCGGAATATAGAAATCATCAGCTATAGACTGGAACATCGAGTCAGCAATGTCGCCCATGGTCTACTCCTTATATCTTTTTGACTCCTGCACCTTGGCGCGATAGTCCGAAACGGCTTGTGTGATCCTCGCTCCGATTCGGCACAAACTTTCGGATGTATGTTGGTCTGAAATCGAGGCCAACGCTCCAAGATCCTCATTTTCGACTTCGATGCGGTTAATCAACCTCAGCATTTTTAGCAAACAATCCTGTGAACAACACCAAAGATTTCTACATCTCTGTTTAGTTGTTGTTCTGAGGAATGAGAACGTTCTGCCGCATTTTGGGCAAACACCTTCGTATGTTTTTTCGAATATCTCTCCATCACAAGCGTATCGTTCTCCATGCACGCCTGTAATAATCCAGCTTCCCGGTTTTACATCCATCCAACCTTCGAGAGTCTTGATCTTATATTCATATTCTCCATCCGGACCAGTTGTTATAGGAATATGAACGTTAAGATTTAGTCTACGAGCTTCATCTACAGATCCGTCAAAATATTCGGCATTGACTTCGACTGGTAGCTTACGAACTTTCATGATTTCTCCTAATCTAAGTGTCGATCATTCCCGCGCTTCGCTCGCCGCTGATCCACCATCTCCTGAATATCCCTACGCAAGCACTCCATACTGGATCCCCACTTATCCGGCTCAGGCAACCTATTAGCAACATCATCCACGAATCTCTCCGCATCCTTCCGCAGCCGCTCCATCTCGTCGCGGAGGTCGGAGGTAGCGGCATCAATAGCAATCTGGATCGTCAGCACAGGGTTGGTGTCTGGTTCCCAATAGTATGCGATTTCTCGGTGCTGGTTGATGTATGCCATTCGCCTGATCTGGTCAAACGCTCTTTGTGCGTGGTCCATCCCTAATCCTTTCCCTTTCTAAATCGAATAGCCACAGGACGCACTGTGACAGCCTCGGGTGATACGCGGAACAAGTAAAATTTTCCAAGATGTTCCCACATGATCGCCTGCCCGTAGACCTCTGTCCTATCTTCAATCTCGTAGACGTATCCCTCAAAATCGTCGCAGTCTGGAGCATCTGATAGATGTTTCCAAAGATTTGCAAATGGGTGTTTGAAACAAAAACCTTTACCATAGTTATTCAATGGAATCTCAACGAAGTCAACCTCCGGCTCCACGCGGCGACGATAGAATTTCCCTTGTGAGTAGCTGAGACCCCACCACTCGGCCCTAGACTTCCAAACCTTATCGGTGCGGCTCCAGTATTCATCACCTTTCTGTGGAGTGTCGTGCTCCGTGTCGATTAACCTCCACCCTTCACCTGGATATGGAGAGTCGTCATGGTCTCGTACCATTCCTTCGTCAAGTCCATTCGTTTTGTCTTTAAACGTTTGTATAAAATTAAACAAACACTCTTCACAGAGATCAAATTCTATCGTGGTTCCATCCCCAAAAAAATCCGAATCGTATCCACCATCATAGTAAATAAGAACCCCGTTTCCGTTGTCTGACGCTTGAGTTATCATCTCTTTTCCGCATTTGTCACATTTGATCGAAGATGGAATTTTGACTATGGTGGTAACTTCCTTAAATTCTCTCATTTCATTCCTCCTCTGCCTTCAATTTCTGTACGACAACCTCTGTTGAGAAAAACCAAACTTGTTCGTACCGTTCTGCACCGTTCTCTCCGCGCATCACCACACGCACCTTGTATTTCGGCTCTGTGTATGGATCGACGCAAGTAAGAATTCCTGATCGACCATCTGCGACCACTTTCGTCCCTGGTTGGAATTCTGATTGACTAATTGCCCTTGACTCGGAAATTTCAGTAATGGTTATCGCTGCGATTATTGTGATGATTGTTGTCAATATCATGATTTCAATAAACGTCATTCCTCGGTTCATTTTCTATCTCCTCTATACCAGATTAATTTTTTCATTACAAAACAAACACTTCTCTATCCGGATGCTCTTTCTGCCATTGTTCTGCCAATCCTCTTTCGCAATGCCCGAAGTAACCTTCTTCGTGACATGCTGGACAAGTTTGAGACTAATCCCTCTCATGACGCGTACACTTCAATTTTTCTTTGGTGAAATATTCAGGGTCGTCAAGTACAGAATAATCCAACCAAGTCATATATCTCTTGTTGTGTTCAAACTCTTCCAGTGTTGCTAAGATAAGAGACTTTACGGAGTCGTCGAACTTTTGAGACGGAGGAGAACCACGACCCCAATGTGTAATAGCCCACATGAGGAGAGATACATCTTTCAGATAATCCGAATAGTATTCCATTGCTCCTGTATGAACCATATGAACATCAAGAGCTACGTTGAGAATACTTTTCAATGCAGTCTTATTGATATAATAATGAAGCTTCTTAGCGAAAGGTGTTTGAGGATTATCTGATCCCGCTTGTATGTACATTTGATATTCCTTAATCTCCAAAGATACGATCAACAAGAGACGCGATATATGTTTGATCAGCTATCCAATTCTTGTTTTCGGATTTTCTGTCCTTAAGGCATTGAATGAGATGTTTGAAGTAAGCAGTATCAACACCAACCAACTGTTCCTCCAAAACCTCAATGTTTGTAAGATCCATCTGAGAGATTTGAAAACACATTTTCAGTATTTGACCAGCATTGATATTCCATCCCCTTTTGAGGAACTTTCTCATTCTCACCACAGAGCAAAGAGGATATCTCGATCCGACATACTTCAGTTGCTTCGTTAGAATGCTGACCAAGGCACCCTTATTGAGAATGAGTCGATTCTTGTACGGAATCCAGGAATTCATGCAGTGAATGAAATCGAAATTCTTGTGAATATCTCTTGGTGATCCATAGAATCGAATAATGATCTGAACTTTGTCAGACAGGGTGATCGCGTTATCCGTCAAGTAAACTGGACGATATTTCTTTTCGGTTTCCGTTTTTACAGCTTCCAGATAGGTTGCTTCGATATCGTCTGCTTCGGAAATCTCTTCTACGGCTTGATCTATAAAGTTTTCTCCAGCCGCTGCGGGTTGTGATTCGAAATATTGATATTGATTACCATCGGTGTTTTCTCCGACAATACCAGCAGACTTTATGCGAATTCGAATTCGATCCCCTTCAACTACAACTTCCGGAGTTCCCATTTTTTCGCTCGTGTCTTTTGTCGCCGGATTCATCTCGATAAATCGAGCGACATAGTATTCTGCAACTCTCTTCGCTGTTGCTTGGTTGGTGAAATAGTAATCGAAATCGTTAGGATACTCGCCTTGAAGAAGAGAAGCAAGTGCTCCTCCGGTAATGATCGAGTGTTTATGAATAAGATCTCTCAACTCTCGATCTTCAATTGATTTCAGGAAATCCTCGTGTTTGTGATTAAGCTTTTTCAGAATAGCGTTCTTGTTCATTTTTATTCTCCTTTATGATCCGATTTCATTTTTTTCCGTCTCTATCCACAAAACCCATTCATCAAGAAGTTTGGTTAAGTATTCCAAACTTCCAATGAAATAAAAAGATTTCCCAACCGATTCTTTGAGAGAGATGCTAAGTCTACCTCTCATAGCTTCAGCATCGATTGTATCTAAGAACATTACGGCAATATTATCGCACGGAACCACAGCAACATTATTTCCATCTAATATCGTTATATGTTTCATTTCTTCTCCTACCATCCATTCTTTCTTGTGTAATCGTCACCCCATATCGCTTCTGCGTTTTCGTCTCTCAAGCGTTCGATGGTTTTTTCTAGTCCTTCAATTATTCCTGGTATCGGACATGTTTTGTTCTCGTGGGCAAAACACGTTTCACATGTCATTCCTTCGGGTTGCGCTGGGCATCGTTGATTTGGGATAGCCATGGTTTCCTTTCAAATTTCAAAATGGGAATAAGGCATTCGTCTAGCTTTTCAATTTGATCTAGTTGAAATCGTTTACATTCGTCTTCTTCACAAACTGCGGCGAAAAGAAATACTTCATATCCATCATCAAAACATTCGATATCGATGATTTCGTTGTGATCATAAGATAACATTAACTCAAAATGACCAGTTGAAGTGGCAAAAATATAGATTTGGAATTCTCCGAGATATTCTTCATAACGTTGGAGAAATTCGTACAATCGTAACTTGGATTCTTTTGTGATCCTCTTCCCTCTTCCGAAATCCCACCCATCTCTAAGACTCATTAATTTTTCGATTCTCTGTTCCCCACTCTCTCCTAAGAGATCTCGGATAATAAGCTGGTCAAGAATTTCATTGTCAACATCTTCGCTTATTTGTTCGGCAAGTTTATCATAAGCATGAGTATCGAATTTTTGTCTTAGATTTTTAATCGCTCCCTCTGTACCCGTAACCACATAATGAGATTCTCCATCCCACCATTCAAATATATACGTTTCGGCATTTGTCGGGTTATTATCCATTCGAACAACCTCCAGAGTTGATTTCATTTGTTTTCTCCTCTACCTTGATTGGTTCTTTACTTCTACAGACTCGGCACATTCCCTCTATCATGTGTCGAACAAAGGTATAGGATTCACACTTAGGACACTTCTTCATGACGAGTTCTAATTTTACATTTTTTGGACGCATTGTCAAGATCCTAATCTACAAGACTCGCAAATTTTGTTTTCTGACGGTGTTAAAGGTGTTTGGCATCTTTCGCATTTCGGATATTTCTGTTCTACCTTTTCCTTAATTTGATCGTACTCTTTTATCTTTTCCATGTGACGGGTGATAGCATCGTCAAGATGTTCAAACGCACTCTGCGGATCTTTCTTTGCTAGAAGAATGTATTCTTCAAGCGACATGTAACCACCATAACCAAGGTTGATTCCAATGGATAATGCTGCACGATCTCTAAGAGATAATTTAGACTTTGACATGGTGCTACTCTCATCGATAACTCTTCGGTTTTAACAATCTGATAAATTCGCAAGCATCCCTCATATTTTCAAATACCGCTGTCGAATGATAGATCAACCACGGACTCGCTTTCGATTTGTCCGGAACTATGCATACAACACATTTAAACAACGACCAAGCATAAAATATTTCCATACTCGTTCCTACAGATGGTTTTGGACAGTTTGCCAAAATCACATCAGATCTTTGAACATCAATCTTGTCCATTTCAACGATCTCGGAGATGCATTCATTTTCTCTACCTCGATAATCCCGTCTCATAGGATCCAGAGTGTTTGGGAAAATCTTTTTCGCTTCTTCTCTCCAATCCTTACATTCGGAGTCGGCACAGCCGTTGATAGGTCCGCATAGATAGATGATCATTCTTCCCCCTTCTTGTATCTTCTAAATTCTCTTTCTGAATAGTATCGGTTTCGAATATTTCCGAAACCACACTTGGACACTTCGGTTTTGTTTTTGCTCCATCCGTTCATCTTATGCGGTTTACACATGAGACAACCGGATCGGCGGTTCTTCGGTCTTCCACGTTTATGATTCATTTTTTTGGTCTTGGTTCATTAAGAAGGTTGAGAATTTCGAATCTACACTTTCCAACAACACTCCAATCTTGCCTAAATTCAGCTTCAGAAAGAGAAATCATTCTGTGGTGAATTTTTTCTAGGAGATCTTCGTAGTAATCAACATCAAATATAGTTGGGTTCCTTCTTTCCAACTCTGCAAGAAGTCTGTCGCGTTCTTCTTTGAGATGTAATCCATCGGTTCCGAGAAATTCGACATCGCTTTTTAGAAGTTCAATCTTTTCTCTGAGTTCTAGGATTTGTGCATCTTTTTCTGCCAACCATCCCCCCTTCATACATTCAGTACATGTCGAAGGTGTTCTTCCGTGGTCGCAATAAGAATCAGACATATTTTCTCCTAGTCGAACCAATAGGGTCGAACCAATAGGGAATCGCTTGTTGTGTGAATCCCGCAAACCCCGAGATATTCTGTTCGGCAAAATTATCCGCATAATGAACAAGATAAATCTTTTTCTTGATATCTTCATCAAGACCTTTTAAATCAACGAGCGGAGCATGAACCGCACCGGGGAAGAATTGAACATCGTGGAAGATCTTTTCTGCGTTCGGATACATCTCTAGAAGAGAGACGTCAAACTTGCTATCTCCGGTGAAAAGTATCCTGTTGTCGATGTACAATCCATACGAAATAAACGATCCTGCCCAAGAGAATGATTGTTCGGGAATGTGATTGGTTCGGAACAATTCCAGATGGATTCCCCCAACATCGACAGAGAATACTTCTCTCGGTTGATGTTTGAGCCATGTCGGACGAATAATATCAAAGTAATCGCTGAAGGTCATTACTCGACCGGAAGCCAATTCTTCATTGTATTCCAAACCACCACGAAGACTGTTCTCCCATATGATTCTCTGATATTCAACATTGATAACCATTTTGAGTTTTGGCTTCTTCATGAAGGGGATACCAACGTACTTATTCATTTGAGCGAGTTGTTCGATACCACCGATATGATCTCCGTGACTATGTGTCGGTAGTACAACCTGGATATCATACGGAGAGAGTCCCGTTGTATTCAGGAAAGCTTCCGGACCTGTTCTTCCGAAGTCAACCATGACATGATCGTTGCCTTTGACGATTAGAAGATTGGTTTGGTTGTGCTTCTGAGAAAATGCGGATCCAACTCCAATAAAATACAACATCAATTCCCCGCTGGTTTGTAAACCACTGAGTTTCATTTCTTTCTCCTCTAGTTCAAGTTTTTCCAATTTCCAGAAACATAACCCATGGATAAATGTCTGATGCACATTTGTCCAGTCAATGTATCGAGTCGTATGATACAAATCTTACGTGTAATTCCGTTGTCATCAATGAGGGTAGAAATTTGATATCTCCCATAGGTTTGTGGAATAGGATCTTCAACGTGTATAGGTTCGGCAGCAACAGCGGAACCATCATATGATCCAATGCTGCCGATTGCGGTCGCTGCTATAGATGCCACGATTCCGAACGGACCAATCACTATAAAACAGAAAAGAAACAAACAAATAATTCTATCTTTGAAACTCATATCGATCTCCATATAAAGGTTAATAACAAGACGTATGAACAAACCCACTCTGATTATATTCAACAACAGTTACATCTTCATCGGAAAGATAAGAGTCAATCATCACAGAGACAACGCTCCAATCTCCACCAGCTAATCCGCAACCTATCTTCGGCATACCGATTCTCTTCCCCGAAAATGTCTTCTTGATAGCTTCAAGACAATATTTGATTGCAAGATAGCTTACGTTGATTTTCTTAAATTTGTAGTCGTACTGTGTGTAAGCGTTCACAACAACAGGAACGGTATCTCTTGTATAAGTAATCGTTCCTAATTTTCGTTTGTCACCCGATCTCGTTTGTTGGTCTATTTGATATGCTTCGGGGAAATGCTGTTTGATTTGTTTAGCGATTCCTGCTCCCATGGTACACATGCAATTGCAACCATGCACTATCACATCAAAGGATCCAGCTTTGGCTAATTGAATAAGATCACCCTGCACATATTTCATTAGTCATCTTCCATGTTCAACAGTTTGTTAAAACAGGATTCAATCATAGAATCGACTCTTTCTTCTTCTATTTCTCCGTTTCCGATTCGATGCGCTCTTGACCACCGGCATATGTTTCGAATCAGCTTTCCGACCTTTACGGAATCCATACAGACTTCAGAACATAGTTGAATCTTGTGGAGGAGAGTTTCATACATCTCGATTTTTTCTTTATCTGAGATTGTATTCATTTGTTCTCCCCTTCTCCACAAACCAGTATTTCGACCCGAGTCATTACTCTACCCAACCCCTCTTTCTCAAAATCTTCTCGGAGTTCCAAAAGAGTAGAGCTTATTTCACCTTGTCGGCACGATACGGGAAGAACCCCGTTTGCGTCTTCTCCGTAAGCATCTTTTCGTGTCCAGTGAATCTTGAGAGACATCATACACATTAGTCTTCTCCAAAAATATTATCCTGACACTTCTGGCACATTCCGCTGATGTTGAATTCCTTGATCGAGATGTTGTTTCGGAAATCCTTCATCTTGATCGCTTCTCCGCAAAGAGGGCAATTTCCGCTCTCAACCCGATCCACTTCCCGGTTAAACCCCATCGACCGCATAATCGTCTTGTTCATCTTTTACCCTTTCTTATTCTTCCGAAGAAATACATCCATCATAATAATTGCTTTTCGTGCAATCTTCCTTTAGTTTAAAACACTCACACGGAACCGTATCGTCCATAGATGCGTCCAAAACTTCGCAGTGGTGAATTTCCTTCTCTCGTTCGGTTCGAGAAAAATAGAACACGCACTCGGTACAATCAATTCTTGTAAACCCCATACACTTCATCATGGTATCAAAGGTAGCGTTCATCGGTCTAGGAATCCTTTATGAAGATATTCACTGACATACCCAATCCCAAGAAGAATCAGACAAATCGGCCAAATCATGGTTACGATTGCCATGATACTCCCCTCTAACTTCGGGTCGTTTATGTCGTAGGGTTTATTCGAATGGAAAGTCTTCGCACAGAACAATCCAATGATAAAATACAGTCCTACAAAAAATGCGTCATCAAACATGTAATCCCCTCCGAGATCTTTCCTTTATGACTAAATCGGCAAGCACGACTTCCCATTCTCCACAATATTCATCAATAGAACCAGTGTAAAGAATTTGTTTGGAAGCCCGAGGGACGTAGTATAGAAAGTTCCCTTCGATTTCGATAGCATTGCCAGAACCTCTCCATGAGAGCGGTCGAATCCACATAAGATCCGAGAGAGAAGTTAAATTTATTGCTGTTGGGATCGCTTCATTAATTTTCATCATGACTCCAATTATATCTGAGGATTTCCGTTTGTCAAACGAATTATCATCAACATTTGACCGAGACGATTTTGTCCGTATCCCTTATTGATATCAAACCCCCAATAAGAATCACCCCAACGGTTTCCTTCGACGAGGAGTGAAGTTCCAGTCTCTTTCAATTTTTTGAGAAGATCTTTATTCTGCTGGAACTTGTATTTCAACCCCTGCATCATGAATGAATCTTTGAGAGCTTCCCAATTCTCGCGAGTTGGGCATTGTCGTCCAAGCTTTTTGGCTTTCCCGGCTGTCTCTGCCCAGGCAATTTTCTGGAACCATTCAGGATCAGTTGTTTTGGAAGCTTGATAATAATGTTCCACAGTCCCGAATGTCCAGATTCTACCAGGGGAACCGGGAGGAGGTCCGACCGTAAACGAAGAGGGAAAGAAATTGCTGAGGAATCGGTATTCCCCCTCGAATTCAAGAATCGGATTTTTCATACAACTCTCCTCTAAGCTAATTCTTCTTGGAATTCCACCAGGAGCAAGCATATTAATCTCCGACCAAAACCCCGTACAGAGGCAATCGCTTGTCACCCCATCCACCACGACATTCGAAGTAGGCAGTTGCGAGAGTGACCGCAATCAGCAAGATCAGACATAGGATACTAAACCAGATCTTCTTAATCATCTCCGTCCTCCTCCTGTGCGCCGGGGATATCGTCCGTCCTCCTTCATCTTCATTATACAACATCAAAATCCCTTGTCAAATTAAAACCCCTGAAAAAATAATTTTTCGAGGGATTTTTTATGTCAAATGTTGTTACTATGTAAAGAGTAATTACTCTACTTCTATATCGGTATTGGCATTCTCTGTATCAACCTTTTCTAACTTTTCGACAAACTCTCGATTCCTCTCTTCCTGCGAAAGTTGATCCTCCAAAACAGTCGTGACAAACTGATTGAAAGTTATATTCTTATCGTGTGCCATTGAAAAAATTTGCATCATCAGATCATCGTCCGCATCGATTGTGATTTCGCAAGTCTCAGGAAAGAATCTATTCTTCCAGTCTCGGATTATCTCTCGAATAACATCATGCTTGCTCACATCTCCGAGATTCTCTTCGATAAAATCGAGAGCAGTCTTGTATTGGAAATCCTTGAATTCTTGTTCAAACATTTTCTTCTCCTCGGTTAGCTCGTTCAATCTGATCTGCCATACCATTCATAATGAGGTACAGACACCCGATTGTTTGAGCATAAGTCATCTCCCACTCCATTTGGAAATAGTTGATCGTCTCGATAACCCTGTTAACAAACATCTCTTCGATAGATCCAGGAACCTCTTCCTTCTCTTCTTTCTTAGACATGATTTTTCCTATCCTATGGAGTAGAGAAATGATTGCGGTTGTAAGCTCGATTTTAGGTATAGAGGATGTCCAGGGTGTCCATCTTTGGTTGTATTCAGACATGTAGCTTTGTCTTTGGGAAGACGTTTGAATATTTCTTTTCCCCGGTTCAGATGGTTTCCGTGTGTACCCCAACAGCACAGAACGATTTTTGTATTCTTATCTTTAGTGATTAGATCGATCCAGAAATCGTTTTCAGGTCCAATCGGATCTTCTTCGACATACAAAAGTTTTGGATTCGTTGATCTGAAAGCGAAAGCGTTCAGCATCCACACCCCATCATACTCCCAACGTTTGGCATAATTGACGCACCGAGTCACAGTTGGATCGTTCTTCGTTTCGTCCGCTGTTGACGGATTCAATCCGATAAATGCAGCGATCCGACTTCCCTCACTCCATCGTCTAAACAGAGTGTATCTGTATTTTCTAGACGGAGAAAAAATAGCGTTTGATTCAATCATTGATAATCTCTTTTGATGGAAGAGACTTCGTTTCGCTCTTCTCTTCTACTTCTATACAATCGTCACAAATCTTCCCACCGAGTTCTGCATCATAGTAATTCTTTTGAAACTTGTGTGGACGTTTGATGTAGTCGCTGGGATATCCACCGTTTTCTTTACACCAAACACAAATATGAAAACCGGATAAGAGAGCAACCTTGATAATATTTTCATGGGATGCACCCGACGAGAATGCAACATCGGCTAATTCCAGGAATCCGGATTCGGTTTTTCCGAGAGCGTCAGTCACGTTGGCTAACGCTTTTGCACATGTGTAACCGATGTTGGGTTCAACTTCATTCTGATCCATCCGGTTTCCTTTCGACAAGTTTGAGACCCGTTAAGAGTTCAAACCCCTTGGTGATCTCTAGGCAATCTCTCATAGCGAATGCCATTAGAACCAAGTCGTCTCCGTTTGCAACTTCGAGTACATTGTATCCGACAATGAAAACTCTACATGTTATACAGGCATCCAGAACCTTTGCGAGTTGGTATCTGTTGCTCCGTTGAATAGGAACCGTTGTATAGAATGTTTTGATGTTTGTCATAGTTAAAAGAGGATCGTATCGGCATCCTCAGCATTCATTTTTTCTGAAAGATCCTTTTCGATTTCTTCTTTTATTTGTTGTGCTGACGGTTTATCTGCTGCGACGAGATGTGCTTCCTCGGCTAGGTTATGAGTCTGGTCTAGTTGCTTCTTAATCCGAACCATCTCCTCGATAACCATCTTCCAAGTCGAAACACGGAATGCTCCCTCTTTGTCTTGCGGTGCTTTGAGCAGGGCTTGATATAGACTCTCTACATCGTTGAATGGATTGCTTTTCGCTGTTGCCATTATGATCTCCTGAAACACATGAGCAGGGTATTGGAATACCATCCTTTTCTTGACTTGTTATCCTGCCGCAGAATAAACATCGATGTTCTTCCATATTGATTCTAAAACCTCCAATAAGATTCGATATAGTGACGGTCTAAAAAAGTCTGCCCTTAGCATTCATTTCCTCCGAGACTATTTTCTTCGCTTCTTCCATATCTTCGCCACTTATCGAGAAGCAACGTTGTAGTTCGAAAATTTCATCCCTAAGACGATCCCCATAAGCGGATAGTCGATTGAAATAATCCTCCCACAGTCGCTTGGCAACGTCCAACTCTTGTTTACTCTTCGGTTGTGTTTGACTTGACATTGGTGTTGTTTTCCTCGATATTAATGATATACTTTCGACCTTCTCTCTTAATGCTAAGTGTCTTAGAATTCTCTGCGAGGTTGGATATGAAATCATAGACGTTTTTCTTTTCCTCTTTCATATTTAATTCGATCTCAGAAAATTTCTCAGTAATAGACCGTTTTGTTTCAAAATACTCGTTAGATGCTTTGCTGATAGACATATAGAGTATAAAAACACCAAGAGTTGACCAGAGCAAAAGAATTCTTCTGATCCATCTAACTTCGTCGAGAATTTCTTTTAGAAGCATTCTTTTTTCCCTTCATCTTTTTGGACGTCTTAATTTGTCGCTTCGTCTGATTGAATATTTTTTCATATCTTTCAAGTGTTTTGTGAAAGTCTTCGCGAGACATGAAAGAAATGGTATCATCTAGTTCCGGAGGAAGGACACCCAATTGAATGCACTCTTCGGTATGAATCGCTGCGAATGCGTTCCATGCCATTGCTGCCAAATGATCTTCGTCTCGCATTCCCGACAGATAACAAAACCCATGTCTGAGAGCAGAATCGAGGTAGCGACAAATTGGTTGACCTTTCGTCCAATTATGTGAACCATACTTGTCAGCACCATTCTCGTAATGAATTGCCAATCTCTTTAGACCGAATGGAGAGATAAGATCGTATCGACCCTTTCCTTTCCTAGAATCACGCTTAGACCCCGTAGCGAATTCCTCTCGGGTTCCACTATCCTTGACTTTATCAAATTTTGGCATATTTCCTCCTATTCTTCTTCCCGCAACTCCCTCCGCTTTCGCTTATAGTTCTTAACCCGCTGCCTCTCAAAATTGTCATCCTTCCACGGATCATTACGATCCTTACGATTTCGATTACGCTTCGACACTTGATCTCCTTTTATGTTTCTGTGCAATATTCGTGAGGCACAACCTCACAAAGATTATTTCTTTTCACTTTGGCTTCGTCCAACAAGAACCTACCTCGCAGATACGATTACGTTTCACTAGAGCATAGAGTGTCGAACGACAATTCCTCTCCTCTATCTTCGGGTCCGGATTCTTCTTTCCAAGCATCTTTCGTGTTTCGCTATAGATTGCGAGGATATCTTCGAACTTGACAGGATCTTCGGATTTCACAACAAAGTTTGTAATAACGTCACCAATGATGGATTTACGACTTGTCTGTTCAGACTCGACGGTCGCTTTCGTCTTAGAAGGCTTCTGATTAATTTCCAAACTTTCCCCCTCAGTATCTGGCGATTGACCAAGGTTTTCAAGAGCAGAACGAGCTTCTTTGTTAAGATACGATTCTAGACATTTCATTGCTGACTCGACATTCTTTTCTTTCTTTGATTGTCCGCTTCTGTGTTTAATTTTCTTTGCGAGCGTTTCAGCCATCTCTTCTACTTGTTCTTCTCGAATTTCTTTCTCTTCTAATGCAGTGAATTGACCCCAAGAAAGCTTCGAATATGGCCTGACATGATTTACGCAGTACGCACATTCTACGCTAACAACATCGTTATCAACAACAGGAACTGGTTCGCCACACTTACATCGAAGAATCCTATGCTCTAGTTGATCGATTGAAATGTTACGTCTACGACTCATACTGTCCTCCGGAATTTCTTAACATTATACAATCGAAATTCGATTTGTCAATACAAAAATGATATTTTCTAACTCGTTTGTTTTAACCTAGTTGCTAATCGCTACGGATTCCGCAAAATCGGATTCACAGTCACATGCTTCTGAGAACATATACGGATACATCTGACTTCCGATGTTTCGATCTTCCCAATTCCCTCGATACTTGTCAATCCTCTGTTTGCCTGACAAGATAACTGCGTCCGGATTGATCTGGAAGAGGGCATCGAAGAAATCACCATGCACATGCCAACATGCACAGGGGATGTATCTTCGGTCCTGTCCATTGTACAGGTAATAACCCCTGCGATGTCCCTTCTTGCGAGAATCCTTCACCTTGAGAGTAAACAGAACCCTCTTCCCCCGCATCTCCATCCGGCGAAAGCAAACATTTCGCTCATACTTCTCATTGATAACCAGGAGTGCCTTCTCAAGATCCTGCATCGTACAATTCTTTGCGTACATTACTTACCCTTTCGATTCAGAACAATTTCGCGAGAACCACAAAGACGACAAACCACATCCGAGGTTTGACATTCATCACATCGACAAGCACCACACTTTCCGCAGATTTCTCGAATCCCATCGAGAGCGATCAGACGTCTTGCCTGTGCCATCGACATTGCAAGACCAGAGTCACAAACACTTTTCGGAGTAATCATCTAATCCCCTTTCATCCTTAGTAATAATACAACATAATCTTTCTTTGTCAAATAAAAACAATAGTTTTATCATAAATAATCATAGAGGGTTATATGATTTCCTAAATATATGACGGTAGGATATTACTTTATCATACGTTTTATGTCTTATAGGATGTCAAATGAAAAAAACCAAAAAGAAAACCGAAGCATATTCGTGGAACGATGATTCTCTTTTCAAAGAAGAGAATTCTAAACCTTCGAAGAAACCCAAAAAAGAAAAGAGGGTTCTACAGGAAGCTACAGAACTTCCTGATACGGATTATCTTTGGGGAGAAGCTCTTGATTCTGCTTTCTTCACCGCTCTAGTCATACGACTCACGACCCCGACAAGACTTCTCCCCGCTTTTAAATTAGGTTTGATCAATGCTTCCGGAAAGATTCTTCGTGAACCAATGACCAAACAGGAAAGACGAGCATTGTCATATATCGACCAAATCGCTTTGTTTATGAAACAGTCTATGGGTGGAAGAATTGCAACCATTATGAATATGTATAGACGAAACCGAATGAATCCAAAATTCATTCAAGCAGCAGCAAGAGCGATTTCGTTGAGGTTTGGAAAATATTACGACATGCGTATCGGAATCTATGACCGTCCTTATCCACAAGCGATTACGGGTGGTCATGGTCCGCATGTAACAACTCCAGGAAAACCGAGGGGATAAATGGTCGGATCGTGCTGTCAACACATAAAATATATTCTTAGTGTTGAGCGTTCGATAATCAAGGATCATATTGCGAAGCATAAGTGGTGTAATGGAATCGAAGATGAAAATGACGCTATAGCTGACTTTGTACAAAAGTTCGCATGGTTAATGAGAGAAATTTTCTGCGGAGCATTGTGTCCACATAAGGAAGAATGCGAAGTCAACGATGAATTCAAAAAGGTATTTCTCGGAGATATTTCGGATGGCGAGATTCAAGAATACATAAATGTATCCTATGGTGGTGAAGATTCTCGATTGGTTAAAATAAAACTTCATGTTATAAAGCACGACATATCAACGCATAAATGGCTAAATAAGATAGATAATTACGAGGATGCAGTTAAGGACTTTCTGTCCAAGTTTGGGTGGTTGATTTTTGAGATTTATAAAAAAACTTTATAGAATAGATTTAAGAATCAATTCAATTTGGCTATATTCTTGATAAGTTATTCTAATAAGTTTTATATTACGTGTTTTACAATATTGAGTTTTTAATTTATCTCTCTTTTTGGTTTGACGAAGATTTGAGGTTGATGACCAATTTCTCCAAGAACATACTAGAAAATGATGTGGACCATCATATTCAATACAAAGATTTCGACTTGGGATATAAAAATCAAATGGAAGAGTTCTATCAGTTTTTGGGTTTCTACAATCTTGAAATCTTTTCTCTTGGATATATTTTATTTTCATTTGATCTAATACATCTTTGATTTTTCTTTCACCCTGACTATTAGAGCAGCGAAAACAACCGTGTCCTTTTAGATGATCTTGGGGTATTTGATAAAAGGGTCCATGTTTTGGACAAATAACACAAATCGGAGTTTTATTGTTTTTGTAAATTGACTTAGAGTAGACATATGTTGATCCATGAACATCTCTTGCTTTTTTTATAAAATCTATAGATGTCGAAGGATAACAACCTGAACACTTCCAACACCCAAACCCTTTCATGTGATGCTCTGGTGTCTGTTCAAACTGTCCATGAATTGGACATACTATTTTAACTTTATCTTTATTTGATTTGTAAACTACTAGAGAATAATCGTATTTTCCTTGATGTTTGTCTGTTGAAATTTCTTTAAATGTATCAATTGTATGTTTATATATTTTTCCACATAAATAGCAACCCACTCTTCCTTCTAAATGCCTAGTTCCTTTTTGGGTATACCAAACGTTGTGTTTTTTACAACCAAATAACATAAGAGATGAAATACTTTTGAAATCAATTTTGCTATAATCGATTATATTCCCCCATATTTCTTTACATCGCTCTAGGAAAACTTCCTTGCTAATTTTTTTCATATGATTCTCCATTTTGAGCACTCTTAATTATTTATCTTATTCTAGGAATAATTTGATATAAATACCTAAATAATAAAGAGGTTTAAGGAGAAAAAATGTCGAACCAAAAAATTGATGTTTCTAAGGGTCTTCAACATCTTCAGCATTTGGAAGATTTTTTATTAGTAGCTGGTAAAGAAGGTTCTGAGCAAGCTCTCGATACAATTCAGAAATTCACCAACAAAGTCAAAAACCAATCTTCAGACATCATCGTTTCGGAAAAGATTGATGGTGCTCCGAGTCTTTATTTTGGTAAGGATCCGGATGGAAAGTTCTTTGTGTCAACGAAGAGCATCTTTGCGAAGCAGCAAAAGATAGCCTACTCTCTAGCAGATATTCAACGTCTTTGGAGTGGTGAGCTTGTTAACATCCTTTCCTCAGCATTTAAATCTCTCAAGGGTGCATTCAAGACTCGTGGGGTTTGCGGTCAGGGTGATGTCCTCTTCTCTAACAAATCACAGAAGAGTTCGACAGAATATGAAGGTCAACAATATATAACATTTCAACCGAACGTGATTATGTACGCAATTCCCGTAGACTCCAAATCCGAGTTATTCAAAAATATTCGCATGTCCAATTTCGGTATTGTGGTTCATGGTGCATATGAAACTGCGTATGGGATTTACAACCGTATTGAGTTGGATAGACTTCCTGATACCGAAGCAAAAAAGATTGCCGAGGATCTTAACCGGGATATCAAAGTTTTTGCAATCGATCCTTTTGTAGAAGATATTAGTGTCATGAAAGGTTCCGAGAATGAAATCAATGAGCTTGGGGAACTCGTCAAATCAATCTCTGCCGCACAAGACGAGATCGATCCAGATTTCGATCAAGCGTGGAAAGATTCTTCGGATCCAATGATTCAGAAAGCCCATGAGCTTCTTCCTATCTTTGTCAATCAACAAGTGAGAGCGGCAGGAGATGATGAATCTATTATTTCTGCAAAAGATGAAAAGACATTCGTAAAGCTGTTCCGAAAAAAGCTGAATCAATTTATATCCACTCGGAGCGAACAGGAACAGGGAAAATTGGCTACCTCTGCTGGCAAAGAGAGAAAAGCGCAAGCGTATGAATCGTTTAGACAATGGGTTTCTGAATATGAACAAACATTCGAGCCGATGTTGAAGGTTTATTTCCGTCTTCTCTCTGCCAAAAACATTATGGTCAAACTCTTCAACAACGTTGAAAAGAAACTTGGAAAGACTTTTGTTGTGGATCGAAAGGGTGACTTCAGTATTCAGGCAGTTAAACCCGAGGGTTATGTTCTTCTTAATGGTCCCAACATGGTCAAGATTGTCGATAGAGCGGAATTCTCTAAGAATAATCTCCTCTACAGTCCTTTCAACGAGGAAGACGAATCCAGAGGAACAACCGGGGATCCAGAGAGTATCGGAGATAAAAAGAGAATTTACCCGAAGAAACCCAAGAGTATTGCAGATGCTGTGGTAGAGGATGTTTTGGATTCTATCAAATCTGCTCGAACTCTTTGTGATGGATTCAGCGATGAAAAACTTGTTGAAGCGGCTGATCAATTCAAAAAATACAGCGCATTGTTTGTTGGTCGCTTCCAACCACCAACCATAGCCCACGTTGAAAACATTGTTCGATTGTCAAAGCTATTTCGAAGTGTGTATGTTTTGATGTCTGAATCTCAGAACAAGACGAAGAAGTATCTGGAGAAAAACCCCCTCAGATCGGAAGATCGTAAAGAACTATTTGAAAGCGACCCGAAACTTCGAGAGTTGAAGAATGTTAAGTTTGCGGGTGGACCTTCGTCTTTGGCTTTCGGAATCAATGACGAGAAGCAAGAATCAGAAATTAGAAAGCTTTTCAATATATCTGACGAAGAAACAATTGTTGTGGCTATAGGTAAAGAGGATGATCGTTATTTTGAGATCAGAGACAGAGGACAATTTTTTATACCTGATCATAACGAGAAACCATCTACAGAAAAGCCGTTTGGATTGTTTGGTATAACGCTTCAGAAGATTCCAGGAAAGTCCGAGAAGATCGGTGCTAGTCAAGTACAAAAAGCAATCGCCCAGGATGATCTCGATACGGCAAAGGAATATATGGCTGGATCTGATCAGCAGAAAGATGAAGCTATTAGAAAAATCAAAGACTTCATGGGTACGCAAGACGAAGCGAGGGATGAAGTTCTTCAGTCGGAGGAGTTTCTGAAGATAGAAGATTTGGATATCCGAAAGGAACTAATCGACAGTATCGGTCATGATTATAACGTTTCTCAAGAAGAAGCTATGGATTTGATTTTTGATATACTGGACAATAGGAAGAAATAATGCTCAACATAACAAAAGAATTAGACATCTTCACAACTTTTCTTGAAGAAAAGAATTCTCAGATCAAAGAATCTGTTCTTGATGAACCAAAAGATACTTTGAGTCCGTTGGTTTGGGATCTCGGTAGCGCAAGACCGACAATGAATCCCGAAGTCAAAGCTGAAATTTTTCGCGGACTCGAACATATAGTCGGTTCAGATCATATTCAGAAAGTTTTCATCGTTGGAAGCATTACCGGATATCGATACGGGAAGAATGCTGATATCGACGTCAGTGTACTTATCGATGCTACCCCCGAAGAGCTTAAAGCTTATGGAAAGAGGGCTGTCGAAATCAATGGTCGCTTTGCTCCGAAAACGACTTTCCCAATCAACTATTTTGTTCTTCCTGAGACATTCTCGATGGATCGATTCGATTCTGTTTATGATTTGATCGACGATAAGTGGTTGAAACCACCGAAAGATTATGGTATCGATCTCAATCAAGTATACGATGTTTTCAAGGATTACCTAAAAGAAATAGATAACGAAAAATCCGAAGCAATTCGTAGTCTAATGGATATCGAAACCCTGTTCTCGTCTCTTCAGAGAAGTCAGGATCCATCTCTATTGTTTTGGAAGATTGTTCGCAGAATCAAAGATCTTGATCAATCTATCACCACCCTTGCCGAAAAATACGATACAGCGCATAAGCAGAGAATAGAAGCATTCAAGACGTTTGAAGCTGGAAACACCAGAGGTTTACCATCTCCAAATCTTCTACCCGAGAATATTCGTTATAAAGTTTTGGAACGCTATCATTATCTCGACTTCATGCGACAGCTTTATAAGCTAGTCAAAGAGACGGGAAACATTGATAGTGTTGACGATATTCAGCAAGTTCGAGAGATTCTTCAAGGTGAAATTCCGATTGCCGAAGAAGCCAAAGCTACATGTCCAGAATACAGAGAAGGTGGATTCCGTAATCACGATGAAGCCGGAGATCCGAAGAAATCTGGAAAGGATCATTTCGAGAAAGCTTTGAAAAGAATGAATGACCTTGCTCTTGGAAAAACTAAGGATAAACCAACAGTGAAGGCTGATCGAAAGAGTGATCAAACAGAAGAGAAATTAGAATCATTCGGTCGTCTTCTTCTTGAGGTTCTAAGTTCTTACACCTATGAAATGCCGAAGGATAAAGAACAACAACTTTACGATTTCTACACGTTGACAATGATGGTTCCGAATCCAAAAAATATTTCGGGACCGATCAGCAGCGTATCTCAATTGCGCGACGAGGATTTGGATTATGCCATCGAAGATACTCAGAATCGTCTGTTTGAACAATTGAAGCAAAGTCTTCTCGAAGCGGTATTCTTTTCTATCTGTGCAGAAATTCGTCACGTTTATGACGCTAATAGACCAGCAAACGTTCTGTCCAGTATTGAACAGTATTCCGGAGACGAATCGGAAAAAATGTTCAAACGATACACGAAAGAGATGATTGTAGCAAAGCAATATCCTGATCTTCAACGAACTCCATCCACAATTAACCGAAGACTTCAAGATAATGATACAGATTATGTCGCATCTTACAAATCAGCTTTGAGTGCGATTGAAAAATCAAAACTAGAAAAAAAGGACTTTGTGGATGTGTGTCGGTTTTTATTTGCGGAGAGTAACTGGAAATCGATGTTTGGTGGTGAAAAATGGGAAAAAATCGCAGAGGGGTGGTTGAAGTTGAATGCTGCAACTAAGAATAGTGATAAAATGGTATGGATCGATCACGTTTATGATTTACAACATAATACCAACACTGTTTTCAATAAAGTAAAATCGTTTCTCAAGCATGGTTCTTATTCATGGTTGAAGAAAGCTCTGGACCATAAATTTAAAATCAAGAGTCCGTGGGAGCTTTGGGAGAAGTCTTCTTATTCTATGAAGAGACTTGCTGGTTATTATTTTAAAGCAAGATACGGAACAACATTTGAAGATTTCGCAAAAAAGAACAATGACCCCGATGATCATCCAGCTTTTGGTAAAGATAAAACATCTCCAGAGAAACAGCCTACTAAGAATGTGGGAGCCAATGCTAAGGTATCTGAAAATGCTCAGGTGTTGGACGAGGCTAAGGTATTTGATAATGCTAAAGTCTTTGGTAATGCTAAGGTCTCTGGTAAAGCTAAGGTGTATGATAATGCACTTGTACGCGACGATGCTCAGATATCTGGAGATGCTGAGATTTTTAATGAGGCTATGGTTTATGAGAAAGCTTCGGTATACGATAAGGCTAAGGTGTATGGAAAATCTAAAATACACGATAATGCTAAAGTGTTTGAAGAAGCTCAGGTATATGATGAGGCTAAGATATTTGGAAAAGCTGTTGTCTATGGTCATTCTAATGTTTTTGAGTCGGCTCGGGTATATGGTAATGCTGAAATATCTGATTTTGCTGTAGTCTATGGTCATACTCTAATATGTGACGATGCTCAGATATATGGCAATGTCAAGATTTACGGTGCTGCCAAGGTACATGATAAAGCCGCTGTATTTGGTAATGCTATGGTGTTTGGTAATGCTAGGGTATATGGTGATGCTAATGTATATGGAACCGCAAAAATAAATAAGGGATCTGTAAACAAGGGCGAATTCAAAACAGTTGAGGATTGTATCAAAGCTGGTTTATATGATCCTGATCTTGATACGAAAGAAGAGACACCAGAAAAATCTCAATCGGGAAAAAATAAACCCAAGTGGATGACGATTCCAGGACAGAGTAAGCCAGTCAAATTTTTATCAGATCAATCTAAGTATCATGAGTGGATTGCTCAATTTAAGGATGTTAATGGTGTTTCTTTGAAAATTGGTGATAGTGTTCATTTGATCAATCCATGTACTCTTAATTTTCTGGCAATCGGACCAACGTCTGAAATGTTAGGACAGGATTTGGGCAAGACCCAAATTGCGACTTCTTATCTTCGGTTGTTTAAATCAGATAAGGAACTTGTAATTACAGATATATCAACACCGCTTCATGGTGTGAAAACTGTGGAAGTCGGAAATCCAGATATCAAACATGAGCTTTTCTCAATTCGTCTTGAAAAAATAGAAAAACCAGAAGAGAAGAAGAAGAAAAAGAAAACCAAACTTCCAAAATCCGAGTCTGGAGTTTATTGGATAGATCCAGAAGGAAAGATTGTTGGAGAGCTTGCACGAGCCTGGATTTCCGTTAGTAAGGGTGATTACGCTGTTAAAAAGGGAAGCGAGGGTTGGATTCGCTCCCAAGTTATCAGTGCGGGTTCAGGTAAAAAAGCCATCTCTTATCAATTCTATTCAGATTTTGTAACTCGAAAAGCTTTGGAGGGTGCTTTGGAATTTGCTGAAATCAAAGCAAACCTCGAGAGCTTTACAAAAGAAAACGGAATTAGCGTTCAATATGCACAAACCAAAGATCAGTCTCCAACAAAAAAGACATTCTCAACTCCTGAAGAATTTAAAGAGTTTATTGATAAACTCAAACCCGAAGAGTCTGAGAGTGAACCAGAAGATAAAGTATCCAAGAAAAGAGAAGATGCTCCCATTCTAGTTATTCACGATGATTATCTAGAGCCGAATCTAGTCAAGGTTGGAGTAGAGGTGGAGTACGAGGGAAAGAAGTATGAGATATCGGAAATTGTTTTAGAATCCGATTTACACTCCGGGAAGAGTCGAGGGATTCAAAAAGGAGATTATCTTGTAGTTAATTCTACCGCAGGAGAAGAACTATACAAAGGGTTCATTTGTAAATTTGTCGATTTCGATCCCGACGATTCCAAAAAAATAGTGATTCTAATGCCGGATGATGAAGGAGTCAAGAACTCCAAAAAACAGGGAATTTATTACATGCACCGATTCTTTTGGCTGAAGCCAATCTCGTCGAAGAAGACAGAGAGTGAGGATCTTGAAGCCGGGGATATCGTTCAAATAAAAGTATCCAAATCTATCGGAACAGACATAAAGAAGCACGATGGAAAATTTGCGGTGTTTACAGGAAATATGAAGACGGAGAAAGACGGAACTAAAATATATCAAGTCAAATTAGCCGCAGATCTTATCGATGCAAAGGAAGGAAATTTTCTCCCCAACGGAACAATCGTTATTAACGATCAAGAATTCTCTTCTACAGGAGAAAAGACAAACTTAGAAAATATTTCAAAACCGACTGCGGAGAAAAAATTTAGATCATTCACTATCGCTCCCACTCAAGATATGGCGAAAGCGGAAAAAGATGCCAGCAAGATAGATCTGATTAGATTTGTGAGATTGTTATCGGGTAAGTCTCTTTACGAAACTAAAACGTTGATTGATCGATTTTTCAAAGATGGGAACAAAACGATCACTGTTGAATATAGCGGAGATTATCCGGAAACCAAAGTGTTAGACGCATTACACCATTACAGATCTGTGGTTAGTGACAAATTGATGTTGAGTATCACACCAAACATGGGTTCAGGTAAAAAGTCTGATACAGATTCCAACTATCGTGTTTTGAAAGACCAAGAAGGTAATACTCACAAAGTTCTGAAATATTCGTTTCAAAAAGAGTATGGAGATCAATTCAAAGATATCAACGGAACAGTCCTCAAGGTGGGTGATGTGGTTAAAATAGTTTCGACTGTCTTATCTGGAAAACATGTCGATGATAATGAGGATTTACAACCAAACGCCATTTCCGACTCATACAAGAATTATCTGAATAAAACATTTGTTATTACTAATAAGCTTGACAATTTAGTCGGTATTTCCTTGGTCGATGATAAGTCCATGGGGACGACAGTTGTGACGTTTCGTCTTGAAAAGGTGTCGGAAGGTTCGGACTCAGAACATGACGAGAAACCCGAAGAACCCGAAGGAACATCTGAAGTTGGTGCAGCTAAGGATTTGATGGTCGGAGAACAGTTCATCATAAGGAAATGGCATACCAAGAACCCAACAGTCATCGGACAAGTCGGAACCGTTATAAGAGTTGAACCTCATACAAATCAAAATTCGTATAAGGTTTATCTCCAAAACAAATCACACTTTGAGGGTGAGAGATCCAAACATACAATCTATCTTTGGAAGGATCATCCAGAGCATCAAATTGAAAAGTTGAAAAATCCGACCTTTATTGGATTGGGAGGAAAATCTTCTTTAGGTGATATCTCAGAAAAAGATTTCGGCCAGATTTTCAATATTAATAATAGAGAATACAAATTGATAAATCCGATGGATCTTAATTCTTACTCTGATGCAGTAGGAATGTTTGCGGTTTTCCTAGACAATCAGTTCAAAGGTCAGATTGTTATGATAATATATTTTTCAGACAAATATTATAGATTCTTATCTAACGAGAAACCCCAAACAGTTTCATCGGAGAACATAGAGAAGATGGCTGGATGGTTTCCGAAGAGATTTGGAATTCTGATTCCAACAGATGATCCAAAATTCAAACAAATTCTTTCGGATGATATCAACGAACAACATTTGAATGTTCGTAAATCTATTAATGAGTATTGCACAAATCTTACCGAAGGAATCGTCAATCGCATCGAAATGACTGGTGGAAAATTGAATCGTCAAAAAGTCTCCTCAACACCAGGACAGAGAGTGGATCGTGGTTCTCAGGGAGCATTAGGAACTCACCGAATGTCTCTGAGAGAACGAATGAAGCGTAAAAAGGGAGCAATGAAAGGAAACAGAAAAGCAAAAGCAAGAGGTAGAATGGAAATAGGAAATAAAAAGAAGGTTATCGGACAGAAGTTAAATCCAAATTCAGATACGAGGTAAACTATGGATAAACGATTCTTAGAAACATTTCTTGAGAATATCGAGAACGGTAAAGACGAGCTTACAGAAGCAGTTACCCCTCGGGATCTCTCAGACTTATCAGAAATTGTAGAACGCATGGGAACGGAGAATTTCTTCCTGGCACTTGTCAACATGTTTGGAAGAGAAGAATCTCCAGTCCAAGATCGTGAAGCAGTTATTGATTATTTGAAAGAAATACTCAAGTTACAAAACGAGAACAGATAAATAACTTTATAGAAGCAAAGAAGTTTCAATCTTTTCTCAGTTTTAAAAGGTTAAAGAACAATAATGATTAAAATTCAAAATCAAAAAATAGGCCATCTCACAGTTGGCAGACTTCTTGTAGAATCTTCTCCCTCGGATATTAAGAACGGAGAAGACGGGGAGAAGTCTGGAAATTATTTCATTGAAGGTATATTCATGCAAGGTGATTGTTTGAATAATAATAAAAGAGTCTATCCGATCAATATTCTCGATGAAGCGGTTAAGCAATTTATTGAACAAAGAGTAGATCAAAAGACTGCGTGGGGAGAACTTTCACATCCAGACACACCAAAGATTAATCTAGAGAACGCCGCGATTCTGGTTACATCTCTGGAAAAACAGGGAAAAGATTATCACGGAAAGGCAAAGGTTTGTCACGAAGATTGTCCAAAGGGAAAAATTCTCCGAGGACTAATCAAGACTGGAGGACGTTTGGGAGTGTCAAGTCGCGGTCTTGGAACAGCCAATAAAGCAAGATGGGAAGAAGAAGATTGTGATCTTGTTGACCATTTTGTTCTAAGAGCTATTGATGTTGTAGCGGATCCATCAGCAAAAAATGCTATGGTTGATGCAATTCAAGAAGAAAAGCAATATATTCTTGACGACTCGACTGGAGAGGTTATGGAATTGAACGAAGAATCATATCGCCATTTCGAAAAACAACTCTCCTCTCTACCCGTCAAGACTGAAGATAAGAATGAGAAGGTCTTCTTTGCCATCAAAAAATTCCTAAATAGTTTGAGATCAAACACTAAATAATACGATGGAGGTTATATGGCAAAACTAAGGGAACAACTGGAGAGAATGGTCAAATTCACACCAGCTTTAAGAAATGGTGTCCAATTCTCTGAAGATCATGACCTTCTTGAAATAGACAAAGCTTTGAACAAAGCTATCGACAATACATTAGAAGTTACCACTTCTCTATTGATTAAGAGTTCGAAGCATTAGAAAGGTGGAGGTAAGAAGAGATGCCATCAGTTAGTCAATCTCAACAGAGGGCTGCGGCTCTTGCTTTATCTGCCAAACGGGGGAAAGTTGACCCTAAGACTTTGAAGGGTGCTGCTAAACAAATGTACGATAGCATGTCAGAGAAACAACTAAAAGAATTTGCCGAGACAAAACGATCCGGTCTTCCAGAAAAGAAAGAAGAGGAGTCTAGCTTGATCGATAACGATATTCTCACAGAAGCACAAAAGGTCGAACTTCGTAAAATCATCGATACGCTCGTCGAAGAACAGGTTCAGAAAAAGAACCGAGAGTTCATCGAGAAGTACACGAAGTTTATTGCCGAAAGTGCAACCACAAAACTCGTAGAAAAGGTGAAGGGGAAGCTTCTCGAAAAGATCGACGAAGAGATCAAAACGATTCACGCTAAAGCTGATAAGATTTGTCGATCCGTCATTCTGGAATCTTCAACCAAAGTAAGAGACATCAAACGAAAGCAAGAACAGCTTATCGAAGAGTTCAAGAATTCTGCACCAAAACTCATTAAGAGTCTCGCAGAGGAAAAGGTAAAGGAACTTGCTGCGGACGCTCTTGTTGCATTGAATGAGAAGCAGAGACTTGAAGAGAGTCTATCTGGTATCTTCAAGGGAATGGAAAAAGCTGGTTACATTATCAATGAAGATCTTGATCATGTAATTGCGAAAGAAAAAACTGAAAAGTTGATGCTGCGTACAAAACTAGCTCTCGCGAATAGAGATCTCAAACTTTCACAATTAACCGAAGGAATGCTACCGACACAGAAGAGAGCAATTGAAAAGTTGCTAGAAGATTGTACAACTCCCGAAATGATCGAAGAGCGTTTTCTCCTTGCTAAGAAAAAGGTTATGGAATCGAAAGTAGTCGTTGAAGAAGTTGTTCCTGAAGAAACAAAGAGAAAAATCGAAGCGGCTGAACATCTTGTCAACGAAGAAGAGATGTTTTCGAATTTCTTGGGAGTAGCGAAAAGATTGGTTTCATAATACAAAATCTGAAAAAAATCCAAAAATGTATAGGGGCTTATACTAAATAGAGTTAGAAAGTAAGTTACAGTAAGTTACACATTTCAATAAACGGAGAAGAAGAAAATGGCAAACAAAGGCAAACTCGATTTCAATACCTTGATTTCCGATCCAAGAGAGGAAATTGTTAAGCGTTGGGATCGCGAAGGATTCCTTGAGGGTATCGAGGATCTATCTAAGAAGGTCAACACTGCTCTCGTTCTTGAGAACCAGTTTGATTATCTTACCGAGGATGGTGGAACGTCAATCGCAGACGTATCCGTTATGAAGAAACTGACTATCCCGATGGTTCGTCGTGTATTCCCTGGTCTTATCGCTCACGATCTCGTCGCTGTTCAACCTATGAGTGGTCCAGTTGGTCTTGCATACGCTCTTCGTCGTCACCGTCTCTCTCAGGATGGTGGTGTGGAGGTTCGTGGTGTAAGTTCCGATCCAACCGACTCCAGCTATCAGCCATGCGCGACTCGTTATGCAAATATCGAGGGTGATCCCGATAAAGCGCAGCCAGATCCAGCTTGGACTGGTCCGGTAACGGGTTGGGCGGGTGAAAGAATTGGTAGTGATTCCAAGCTTTTCGATAGCATCGATGGTTGTGGTGGTCCTACGACTTATGCAGCACAAGAAGTTGGTATCAGCATCGTTTCGAAAGAAATTCGTGCTTGGACCAGAAAGCTTCGCGCACGTTTCCCGATTGAAGTTCAACAAGACCTTCATGCTATGCATAATGTTGATATTCGTCGAGAACTTACCGATCTTATGAGCTACGAGATCACCGCTGAAGTTGACCAGGAACTTCTTGCCGCAATCGTTAACAGAGCGCAAGCCGGTGGTGTTCTTGCTTGGTCTTATACGGCTCTGAACGATGGTCGTTGGCAAATTGAAAAGTATCGCACGTTGATGACGGTTATCAACAATGCTGCTAACGAAATTGCAGTTGCAAACCGTATCGGTGCTGGTAACTTTATCATCTGCTCCCCGCGTGTTTGCTCGGTTCTTGAGAGTCTTCCTGAGTTTACGATTTGGACCCAGGATGGTAAGCTCAACACTCTTGGAACTGCCGCACCAAACGCATACATCGGAACAATCGGTCGTTACAAGGTATACCGAGACATCTTTGCAACCACGAACTACGCTGTAGTTGGTTACAAGGGCAACTCGACGAACGATGCAGGAATTATTTATGCACCTTATGTTCCTGTCATGTTCGACGAAGCAAAGGGACCGGAATCGTTCCATACGCATCTCGGTGTCATGACTCGTTATGCTCTCGTTTCGAACCTCTTCGGAAGCCAGAACTACTATCGCTATATTTCAGTTAGCTTCACTGGTGACGTTGCTAATTCGACTGCTGGTTCGCCTTCCGGAAATCCTTTCAGTGGTTACGAGCGTTCACCGAAGGAAGAGGAAGTGGCAAGCAATTGGGATTCGCAAGGTCCGACTGGTCCGTAAGAATCTTGATAATAATCTTCATACAAAGAGGAAGGGAAAAAATCCCTTCCTCTTTTTTGATTTCTGATCATTTGTAACCCTAAATAAGATATAAGAAGGAGATGCTATGGTTTCTTTTAGAGTAATACTAAACCCTCAAGGTGTTTTTGTTGGGCGGCATATTTACAATGCAGCAACTGCTGACGCAGCGCTTTTTGCTTATTATCGAGAAATGTTTGAGGCACTTGGGAGAGGAGATCCGGTTTATTTCCATGTGACGTTTCAAGCACCGATAACGAATCCCAATGATGTTTTTTTCGGTGGTGAATTGGGTTGTCGAGCGATTTTAAACCCAGGTCAAACAATTGCCCCAAGTCAAGAAAAGATCAATATTCAAGACATCCTCGTTCGAGGACCAGTTGGTACAGAAATTATTGTTATTTTAGCGTAAAGGAAACTTCATGTCGGTCAAAAAATACAAGCAAGAAAAACTCTCCATGTTCCTCGAAGCAATTGAAACTGATAAAGAAATGGAAGACGGTGAGGAAGATATGGACGGTATGGACGAATCGACGTTCTCCCGCAAACACTATCAACAAATTGCAAGCATCTTTAAACAGCACTTGGACGGTCCACGAAATGAAAAAGTCTACAATGAACTAGCTGCAATTGCTAACGAGCTTGCCGATCTCTTCGAAGAAGATAATCCGAGATTCGATAGAGAAAAGTTCCTACAAGCTTGCAACGTAGGATCAGAGACGACAGAAGAAGAGGACGGGGAAGAGGACGAAGATGGGGATGAAGAAAAGGAACTTGAGACGGAAGACGAAGATACAGAAGATGATGAAGAAGGTGATATGGAAGAGGCGACTGCCCAACTCGGGACGATTGAGCAAATCCTTCAAGCCCTCTCTTCTGATCCAATAAGTGGTGTAGCTGATCTTCTAAATTTGGCAGGAAGCAAGATCGTTGAAGTGTTGAATCTGACAGGTGGTGATAAACAAAAGGTTCAGACTGCTCTAGAGAAAATGAGACAAGATGCTGAGAAGAGAAAATCAGCACTCAAGAATCAAAAGTCAAAGATACAGAAGATGGCGGCTGGGGATGATGAAGAGATGGAGGGTGATGAAGAAGAAATCGAAGAGACAGAAGAAGTTGTAAAAAAAAATTAGACAACCTCGATAAAGTCACACCAGCAGACATCAAAGAGACTCTGGTGTTTATGAAGAAAAAGAATCCTTCTGGTTACAAAAAAGTAATGAACATGTGGAGAGATTTCGTTCCTCATACAGGAAAAGAGGATATCTTCTTAGGATCCCCTAAATTTGATAAGTGGTTGGAAGACAACCCGAATCAATACCATGATCTTATGAGTGATATCTATAAAGAGATAAAGTGGTATTCATAGAAAGAGTTTGGAATGGATTTCTTCGAATCGATTAAGAAATTTCATTTGATCTGCGAGTCGATAGTGGAAGAAACTCTAGATCCATCTACGATTACCGATTTCTATCTAGCATATTATCTCTATCAAAAAATTGACGATGATGAATCTCAATCGCTTTTAAAATATGTTATTATCGACGTAAGACAAGCATACTTAAATGCAATGAAGCCGATTCTGATCAAACAACTTCAGAAGTATCATTCTCGTCGCAGAATCGTTGGAGAATATAATCCCGAAGATTTTTCCAGAGCGGATTATGAGAAGTTGTATACACTCATGAAGCAATCGCGTAGAAGCGATATGAATCGTATCAATCAGAGATGGAACGATCTGGCAGAGCTTCTAAAAGATTTGCAAGCGAATGATCGCAACGTGAAAGAGATGGCTTTCTTGATTGACAGAATTAATAACACGATCCATAATACCGGCGAGTCGATGTTAAGCAAGTTTCCAAACAGACGACAGCTTGAACAGACATTTGACTTCGCTCATAAAGCTACAATTCGACAGCTTATTAATAAGTCTTCGAATTCAGATTTGAAGGAAATCGCATCTAATTACAGATTCATGGACGAATCGGTTTCTTTCTTGTTGGAGTGGTATGCGTAGAAATACGCATTAATAAACGACCCCCTACTTTGTGGTAGGGGGTTTCTTTTTACCCATCTTTTGTGAAGAGGGGGTTTTAGGATGCTTCGATGGTATCGGAATCTTTGGAAAGATCGGTTGTATCCGGCTGGTTATGTTCAACATAAATCTTCCCTTCGTTATTCTGTTTTAATCTTGCTTTGCCGTCGCATATCGCAAACAATTCGAACGATTTGAGTCCTCGCACACTTGCACTCAAAAATTCGATACCCTTGCGAATTCCGTGCGTTGTGGTTATCGAAACAGCAGCGGTATTGATGAAATCAGTAGTGGGGTTTGTATCGGTATTCTTTATCATGATGTTTTCTTATCTTTGATGCTTGCTAGTTCGGCGATATATCCTGGACCGAAAGATTCCGCTTGCTTCGTTCCCCAATCCATAGCTTCAAACGGATTTTCAAACGGAAGGTCATACCGTTTGACAACAGCCTTATTACTGTTTCTCTTGATCAGAACGGTAAAAACGTTATTCTTTTGCTTCAGATTCTTTTCCATCGTCTTCTCCTATTCCTAAAACTCTTTTGATTTCGTCACTATGTTCTATAACCCTCTTCCCTAGTTCAGAAAATAGAACAGCCTTTTTATCGTCTGTTATATCACCAATCGAATTGAAAACTTGCTCAAGTTCAGGTGGTGATGGAAGTATAATGAGCTTCATTGATTTCCTCTCTTTACGCAGCAACCTCCTCCTCTTCGTTTGTCTCACTAATAGAGATTCCCGAATTCTCCAGAAGATACTTGCACGCTTCCTCAGCAAGCTTGCACGCACGGTAGACGAATTTCTTTCCGTTCTTACCGTTCCCAGCATTCTTCCAATGAGAGATATACGAAATCGAATTTTCGGAAGCATGACCGTTGATCTTGAGCTTCATACAGAGGAACATAGAACCAAGCTCGGCAACCAATTCCTCAAACGCTCTCACATCGATATCGAACGAATACTTGGAACAATCCCGGTTAACTCTCTTGGCAGTCCAGTGGACAAGCTCATGCAGAGTTGTCGCAGACCAACCATCGGAATCAGAAAACTGAGATGCAAGAGGAACCGTAACGGAATCTTCCAGAGGACTATAGAAAGCACGGTTACTCTGCTTCTCTGTAAAATTGACACCCAGCTTCTGAACCATGTTTGTGATTGTCTCGTTCGACTTGACAGAATCGTTCAGAACTTCCTTGTTGATCTCAGGAAGATTCATCCCTTCGGTTTGTTCGGCATTGAACAGAACAACCTTCTTCGCGAATGGAATGGTCCGCTTTTCCTTCGTTCCATCTGCCGCTTCAACTTCCTTTTCCGAAAACTTCCAAGCAATGAGGATAGTTGCCTTGCTTCCCTTCTTGAGATGCCCACCGGAATTCTTGATTTGATTGAAGGTGAAATACCGAGGATCTCCGAATCCAGACAAAGCACAAGTCAAGACGTTGTGCAATCCCCGGTACTCATGCTTACTGTACCCATTTCGAAATTTACAATCGATTTCTCTCCACGGCTGGACCCATCCCAAAACTCCGGACTGTTCCGACTTTTCCAGGGATTCCCAAACCCGATCCGCAAACACTTCCATTGCATTCCGCGTATCAAAACTCTTCATCAGATACCCTTTCAATCAAAAAAGAAGAAAGTTCCTGGTGAGACATTCGACTGATTCGGTTCTTAATCTCCCGGCGATGCGGTATTCGTGAATCGAGAAATTCATTGATGTGTTGCATCTCTGTCTTTTCCGCAGCGGTTAGTGTTTTCTTGAACCCTAGTTCCAGAAGTCGATTACTCATGTACGACATTGGATCTCCTAACTCACCGTGCGAACCAGAGGACAACGTTCGATCTTCACAGGGTAGCAACCGTGCATATTCTGGACATACTCATAGATCTCAGCATCAGTCACAGGAGTCTCACGATGCCAGTACCCGGAAATTTGAGCAACATAAGGACCGACAGGAATCTTCACAGAAGGACCGTCAACCCTAGCAGCATCTCGGGGTGGCATGTAGTAGTGTATGATCACATGGTTAGGGTTCATAGTCATCCTTTTCACAATTTCAGTATACCACCACAATATTGCTTTGTCAAATTAAAAATCAATCTTTTATGTTCCAGAGAGATAAGGAGTTATTAGATAGTTGTAAATTCCTATCGAATTTGTGACCGTGAAAAATGCATTCATGATCGCAACATAGTTATTCTTTGTTCTGATACCCCAAATAACTCCTGTCGTGCTTGCTACAATCCATATCACCCACCCCACCATAACTTGTGAAGAAACACATATCGCACCTAGAATCGACAGAAACGAAAATACAGCTTCCAAGATCTTGTTGATACGATCTTTATCCATATGATCTCCTTGAGGTTCTGAAATTATACCAGTGATCATCCGTTAGTCAAGAACAATTTTTCTTTTTCTGAAACTTCCCGTTCATAGAAGATACAATCGTAACAATGTTAAAAAGATTTCTCACTTGTATCAGTTGACAATTGTACAACGTTGTTACTTCTTTGAATGGAGAAAGCCAAAGAAAGATGTTGACTTTCAAAAGATTCCGAGTATAATTCGATCAACCATAATTCTTGAGGACGTTCGATGCAGACTTTTCTACCGTATCCAGACTTCGACAAGACCGCACAAACTCTCGATAAGAAGAGGCTTTTCAAACAACTTGTCGAAAGTAGACAGATTCTTGCAACGATTGGAGAGAAGGTAACGAAGAATGACGGTGGGTTGTATAAGAAGACACACATTCATCACCCGATACATAAGATGTGGAAGGATCATCGAAGTTGTTTAAAGCTCTACCACAATGCTCTTCTTCGTGAATGTCTGAACCGAAATATAAAGACACCAATTCAACCACTAATCGTTACGGGAAAGATCACTGTTCCTGATTTCATAGGGGATCCAGAGTTTCATGCAGCACAAAGAAGTAACTTGTTGCGAAAGGATAGAAAGTATTACAGTCAATTCGGGTGGAAGGAACAGGACAACCTTCCCTATATTTGGTAAGGAGAAACCATGCTAGAATCAGTAAAAGACGCTATCGATTATGTGTTGGCAAATATTTTTCAACCGATCCAGTCATTTATGAAGTTCCAAAGAATCAATGCACTCGCAAACGTTCTCATTGGATCCAAAGGAACACCAGCAGGGCATAGAGGCAGAATGAAGTCACGGAGAAGAAGTATGAACCGAAATCTACAGGTTTGAAAGGTTTCGAGTTCAAGAAACCTGAGAATTTGATAATGGAGTAAAATATGGAAATGATTCAGATGAATAAGATGGAACTTGCAAAACAAACTCTGTTCTTCTTCAAAGAGAAGATCGAGAGAGAAAGTCACAAACTACTCTATGCTTCCATGTATGGTTCTCATTTGTACGGAACATCTCGACCTGAGAGTGATATTGATTTCAAGGGAATCTTTCTTCCTTCGAAGCGTTCATGCTTGCTTAACAATCCTCCGAGAGTCTTCTCGTTCAAGACTGGTGATTCATCGTCGAAGAACACATCGGAAGATATCGACATTCAATTTTGGAGTCTGCAATATTGGTTGGAGTTGGTGAGAAAGGGAGACACCAATGCGGTAGATCTTCTCTACAGTTTTACGAATCCGCAAATGATTGTTTATGATTCTCCTATTCTCGGACGAATTTTTCGTAATCATCAAAGACTCTTTACTGCTAAGGAATGTAAGGCATACATCGGTTACGCAATAGGTCAAGCGAAGAAATATGGAGTCAAGGGTTCCAGGATGGGTGTGATAAAGAGGGTGTTGGAATTTTTTAATCACCATCACCTTGACGATTTTGAAACGTTTCCAGATTTGAGACTTCGAGATATAGTGACTTCGCTGATAGATAAATGCGGAGATTCGTCATACTGTTTTGTGAAGGATCTCAAGGGGTCGAATAACGATATAAAGCCGTACCTGATTCTATGCAACTCGCAACATGATCTCTCGATAACTCTGAAAGAATTTTATACCAGGGTTCAGAAGACATATGAAACGTATGGTGAACGTGCAAGAATGGCAGAAGAGAATGAGGGTATCGATTGGAAAGCACTTTCTCATGCGGTGAGAGCTATACGCCAAATGAAAGAGTTGCTTGAAACTGGACAGATCCAATATCCTCTCAAAGATGCAGAAGAACTAAAGCGGATCAAAGAGGGGAAGTATACGTGGAATGAGGTTGAAAAGAAGATTCTGGATGGAGTTGATGAAGTCGATGAATTGATGGGAAAATCTCCGGATTTTCATCTCTACAATAATGAATTTGTTGAAGCATTCATCTGCTCCATGTACTAAATATATGAAACCAACCACCACGGAGACTTCTTTGGATAAGATCGAAAAGGCGGTTCTATTCGCAGCAGACGCACACTTTCTTCAAAAGAGAAAGCATTCGTTTCTTCCTTACGTTGTACATCCTATTGAAACGATGAAGAGGGTTGCAGATTATGGCATCGTGGATGAAGATATAATCGTCGCAGCGGTACTCCACGATGTTATCGAAGATTGCGAAGAGAGGTATGCGAAAGAAATTCTCGTTCAGTTTGGTTGGCGAGTCGAAATGATCGTCAAGGAATGCACCAGAGATAAGAAACTGAAGACCGAGAAAGAGAAGTATAGCTATCTCCAATCATTTTCTCAGAAATCTATCGAATCGGTAATTGTTAAGATTGCGGATCGTTTTAGCAACACAATGGATTTCTATCGATTCGAAGAGAAGATGGAATACGCATCACGATACGCACTGTTAGCTTTTCCAATCTACAGGACATTTATCGAACGACACCTGAGCGCAGACGAAAATGTTCTTCCGAGAAAAGCCGCAATCAAAATTCTTGGTGATCTTGTTGATCTGAACATCATCATTTCAGAACAGTACAAAGGATTCTCTTGCTTCGTTGGTAATGGAGATTCTTACGTTCAAGAAGTTTTAAACGGGGATGACCGGAATCGATTGGGTGACGAGTAGTTGAACTGCATGAGGTAGTTGATCGAGAGGCTACCATAAAACTCGATTACAAAGTAACCGGCGAAACACTCGCTCTTGCTGCCTAAGCGCAGCACTCGAAATCTACAAGATAGAATTGGTAGTAGAGAGTAGAGACCAAACTAATTCTGACGACGAGAAAGACCGTTGACTTCTAGGAAAGACTAGATGCTGAGTCGGGAAAGAACCGAATTGGTTTTGATGCTTGCACCACAATCTTAGAGACGAAGCAAGCAATCTATTCATGTAGACGTTCTCCTGCGAATCATCACAAGACGAGAAGTTCAATTCTTCTCCATCTCCACCAAACCTTATAAGTGTCAAATAGATAAAAAAATCAAAAATTCTATTTGACAAACGAAGATCTTGAAGTATAATGCAGTCTGATCAAGGATGAAGAATATCAAGAGTAAAATCATCCTAGAGCACAGCGCATGAACCAAAATATCTCTTGCTCTGTTTTGGTTCGATTAGTTTGATTGAATTCTTTTATATTCTAATACAAGGAGATTCCTATGTGATTCCCAACTGAGTGTTAAAAATGTAGAAGCACATGTAGAATATTAGAGAAAACTTAGATGTAAAGAAAAGGTATCTGACGAGTCTCTGAGAATTGAGACGAAACGCACAAGAAGATATAAATCATAATGCGACCTGTAGACACGGCACATTCGCCAAGACAGGGTTAAAGCATAAAACATAGTAATCTCTTGTGCGTCATACTGTGGAATGGTGATAGGTCTATATCGGTGGAGTCCACTTAGATAAAGGTAGTTTCAACTACCGGACGAGGAAGCGGGTATAGAGTATCACCGGCTGTTGTTAAAAGGAACGACAAAACCGCCGATGGCAAAAGGTGGTACAAATCGTTCGCTCTCTTGCCAAGAGAATGCGGTCTATCCATCGCCAACAGCTAATTTTTCAAAAAAGATCTTGACAAAAGACTTCGAGTGTGATATATAAGTATAGAGAGCGAATGTGAGTTGTTCTAGATGTCTGGTTCGACTTAGTAGCTCTCATTCTTAGGAGTTTAAGTTTCAATGTATCAATGCTATTCATATCAACCAGCGTTACTGACAACTAGAGAGATTCGCTCTTTGAGTTGGATAGCCGTTCTCCCTAAATTTGATAATACGGTCGAAGGAGGGGAGAAGTAACCGAGAGATCGATAAGAAGTTTGAAAATCGACTCTCGGGAAAACCGAGAGTTTTTTTGTTGGAGATGAAGATGACCAAGAGAGAAGAATTCATTAATGAACTCAAGGCTCTTCTGACAAAGTTTGATGTTGAGCTTTCGTTAGAGGATACTAATCCGTTTGGATACGGACGGGTTGATCAAATGGTTGCCGATTTCAATTGGGATAAGAATGAAGGAATTATTCCTCAGATTGAACTTGGTAGCTGGGTGAGTGGAGATTGTAACATCAAGTAATCCTCAATGGGTTGGATCTTGCCGTGGAGTCCAATCACAGATATTTATCTAAACTTATGTTAGGGAGAGACCGATACATAAGTATTCTGCGGCAACGTGCTGGATTCGTATAGAAGATATTACGTTGCTCTCATAAGGCAAAAAGAATGGTGCGATTCCATTATCCAGTACCAAAGCAAAACAGACTGCGGGGGAGTGAAACGGAAAGCCGGTAGTTTAGGCGAATCATTGGAGACTCATAATCTCCAGATAGCGTGTTCGACTCACGCACCCGCCACCAAAATATATTGGATGGAGAGCTAAGGAAAGCCGACGACTCTTATAAGGTTGTTGTAGTGGGTTCGATTCCCACCCGTCCAACCAATGCCGGTTTAGTGATAGTGGCAGCACAGATCTCTTGTAAGGATCAAGTGGTGTGGGTTCGATTCCCCCAACCGGCTCCAGATTTTATCCGAATGCCAGAAGAGTTTACATCCTAAAACTGTAAACAACTCTTCAAAAATTTGTCGGATTACTTACTCGCTTCGCCTAAAGGAATGGCATCACTCTTACAAAGTGAAATAATGATGGTTCAATTCCATCAGCGAGTACCAAAAATTTAAACGTCCGTAATGGCTCTTCGGAAGAGCGGTTGGCTGTAAACCAATTTCCTTCGGGACAGTCTGGTTCGACTCCAGATACGGACACCAAAATTATTCCGAATGTCGAGGTTGTCTACATTTCAATTGGTGAAAACGACGACCCGTTCATCTTTGTCGGAAATTTTAATAAGCGTCCGTAGTGTAACAGATAGCACGAAACTCTACGAAAGTTTTAGAAAAGGTGCAAATCCTTTCGGACGTACCAAAGAATATACAGGAGTGGTGAAATAGATATCATGTAACGCTTCGAACGTTACGTTTCGGGTGCAAGTCCTGACTCCTGTACCAAGAAACTAGGAATTATATATTCCCCTGTAGTTAAATTGGCATAACGAAAGATTGTTAATCTTTTGTTCCACGTTCGAATCGTGGTGGGGGAGCCAAAATTTACAGTAGCAGACTGTGGGTAAGCCGGAAAGTCTCCAAAACTTTCGCTTTAAGAGTTCGATTCTCTTCTACTGTGCCAAATATTATTTTGGTCTAACTAAAGATTTTTGACCAAATCTCTTTTCTACGACATAAATAAAGTAGAAAGGAGATCCTATGAGTAGACCGAAAAAGAATAAAAGAAGGTATGCTGTAACTGAAAACAAACAAGAGATTAGAAAGATTTTTAAGGAATCTAGGTCGAAATCTGATGTTTGTAGGAAGTTAGGCGTTCCGATCAATGGTTATGGGATTCATCTTGTAAATGATCTTATATGCGAATTAACTATAGATATTAAACATTTTGATTATGGTTACAAGAAAAGGCTAAAATATCAAAGAGTTAAAATCCCTTGTCCTGTTTGTGGTAAAGAATTCATTTGCTGTAAAGGATCTAAGCGAGAAAAGAAAACTTGTTCTTATGGGTGTTCTAATTCATTTTTTAGATCAGGAAGGCGAAACGGTTGTTATAAAAAAGAAGCAGGAATAACAACTTATAGAAAAAGAGCGATCTTAGCGTTTGGTAAAAAATGCGAAAATTGTTCTTATGATGAACATCCAGAATTATTACAGGTTCATCATATTGATTCAGATAGAACAAATCATAAGTTAGAAAATTTGATTGTATTATGTCCAACATGTCACTGGTCTTTAACAATCAAAGTAGCGACACTTTCAAAAGATAGAAAATTAAAATACAACGCCGATGGGGTGTGACAGATAGCATACATGTTTTGGGGACATGGGGAGCGGTGCAACTCCGACATTGGCGACCATAGGGTGTGAGGGAGTAAGATAACCCGCGACTTTCGGGAAGTCGAGAAAAGTGGAGCGTTACCACTACACCCTACCAAAATTTATCCAGGGTATTAGTATAAAAGTTATTATATTGCTCTGATAAGGCAAAGAAGATGGAGCGTTACCATCATACCCTACCATTTTTTTATTATCTTTTCTTGATAACTTTCATACTATGACACTAAATAAGTATGAAAGGAGAAAAAATGGGGTATAAAATAATTAAGAGTTATCGTGATAAAAGGAAGACTATTATCCTAGAAGCGTTTGGGGGGTGTTGTGGGATATGTGGATACAATCGTTTTAAAAACGCTTTAGACATACATCATTTAGACCCACGACTGAAAGAAGTAGAATTTTCTAGAAGCATTTTGTCTTGGGAGAAGACAGTTAAAGAACTTAGAAAGTGTGTATTGTTATGCTCTAATTGTCACAGAGAAGTTCACGGAGGTATAATTGATATACCAAAGGATATAAAAAGATTTAATGAAGAGTATGCTTCTTACTATGAAAAAGAAAAGAGGTATTGTCCTATATGTGGAAAAGATATAACAGATAAACAAAAGAAACAAAAAACTTGTTCTCATGAGTGCGGAGAAAAAATACACGTTCGCGGAAAAATAGATTGGGATAAAGTTGATTTAAAAAGTCTAATAAAAATTAAATCCATTGCAAAAATTGCGAAAGAATACAATGTCGTTTGGACAACAGTGAAGAGAGCATTGAATAAAAGAAAAATTAAAGTATAATTTGAGAATAAGTATAAAGTGGTGCAGGACCAAAATTAAATCCCGATGCCGAGAGAAAACTCGGGAAAACCATCGGGTCCAAATTAAATGTCGGGATAGTCTAAAGTAGGACACCGGGATTGTGACTGTTCAAAAACTTGTCCGTAAAGAATGCCGATACAGTCTACATTATAGACCCGGAGTTGCGGATTCACGAACCGCTCCTGACACCAAAATTAAATGTGGGGAAGATCCCTTCGGGGGAAATTTCTTCTACCGTTGTCGAGTTAGAATTCGAATGCCAGAAGGAATTACATTCGTTCAATTCGAATCTTCCCCGCCAAATATTTCGGGGGTTTAGTGCTAATGGGAACACACTGCTCTTGCACGGCAGAATTACGGGTTCGACTCCCGTAGCCTCCACCAAATTTAGAGCTTGGACTTTTCTTCCCCACGATTACCTCGGGAAAAGGTAAAGGAGAAGAACATGGACGAGAAAATCACAGAAGAGTTGTTTGGAAGATCAATATCGAAGCAAGAAGCAGTAAGACGCAATATCGAAGTATGTATTTCAGTTCTAAAGATGCTCGAACAGTGTAAAAATGTTGACATGAGATCGGAGATTCAAAACGCAACGAAGAAAAAACTCCTAGAGCATGTCAATCGGTTAAGTGTAGACGATTTAAATCGATAGAGGTAAGAGGTCCAAGCTCTAAACTATTTTCCCTATAAGGATTTAAAAATATCTTAAAAAATCCGATTTCTGATTTGACAAAGAGATCCTTGTGAAGTATACTGCATATATCGATGGAGGAGAGAGAGAGAGATGAACGATGCAACGAAAGGACTTCTCAAGATTCTTTGCTCTGGATGGATGGTCAACGAAGATGAAGAGCTAGAGGAAAGACGGAAGAGGGGTTTGAAGATTTCTTCGGCTATCATGCAAAAGAATGCAGAACAGCTAGAAGCAATACTTGAAGAGATGGATGCAGAAGATAAGAAGTAAGTCTGCTCTGTTCAGACAGTAATTCATTGACAATCGAATACGGCAATATTCAGAGGTTACTCTGCTTGGGGTTAGCTGAGTCGCCTATAGGTTGCAGATTTGCAACTATAAAGAATTCCGATTGGAATGTGATAACAAGCCCCACCAAAACGGGAGGTATATCAAGAGTACATCCGAATGCACTCCAGATGAAAGCATACGGACGAATCCGGTGTATACCTAGCGAAAGTACGGGTGAACAAAGAGGAACACAAATCAAAAATCTTACCGACTTCGAATAAGTAAGATTGTAGAAATGTGGGAATCTTCTAGTAGATCGGAAATCTGCTCCGTGGGTTCGAAACCATAACCCGTCACCATATTAGCTTTAAGGGGGAGAGGCGGGTTCTATTCCCGCTACGGCGCTAGTGAGATTTGATCAATCTCTTGTATGGCCTAGCGGCGAGGACAACCCCGTTTACTATTCAACATGGTGCGGGTTGATTGTGGATTATAGTGGACCAAAAAGATGGGTGTATGGCGACTCATTGACAACTGGAAAGCTGAACCCTCTCACGCAGACTACGTTGGAAACTAAGGTGCCAAATCCTGAATAACGATGTAGCCCCTGTTGAGTGAGAAAACCATCCACAAAATTATTCAAATCGGTGCGAGTGGCATAAAGATGCCCCTTGTCCAGAAAAATCGTTTGAGACTTACACATCTCACTCGATACACAAAGAGCTAACGACGAAAAGACTGGACAATGCAAAATGGGTGTAGGGTGTAACCGAACCCCAAGTCGGTAACGAATCCGACCGCACCGTCCCAATTAAAGATCCAGATAGTTGCACGAATTTTGATCAAATTCGGTCTGGATCTAAGTTACATGATAAGAGAGATGGGTGGGAGAGAAATCTCGAAGATGTGTTTGCGTGATTTAATCCGCATCCGAAAATACCACTACTCTCTTTGTTATCTATGGTGTGAGAGTTTATGGAGCGACGAGTTCTCTCGTAAAACAAAAACTCCTCCTACGATAAAATGCGCTCTTGGTGGAAAGGCAGACACGTATGGCTTAGAACCATATGCTGCAAAAGCGTGGGGGTTCAAGTCCCTCAGAGCGCACCAAAATATAAGATACCTCATTAGTGAAGCAGTCATCACGCAAGATTGTCGATCTTGTATCTCGGGTGCGAATCCCGAATGGGGTGCCAGAATTTGCCGAAGTGATGGAATGCAGACAACACCGATTTAAAATTGGTGGTCCGTAAGGACGTATGGGTTCGAGTCCCATCTTCGGCACCAAATTCGCCGATATAGTATAGCGGTATTACAGATCTCTCGTACAGATCAAACCTCGGTTCGATTCCGAGTGTCGGCTCCAAAATATAGAAACGTGGCTGAGTGGCTTAAGGCACTTGTTTGCTAAACAAGCGAACGTTAAAACGTTCCGTGAGTTCGAATCTCACCGTTTCTGCCAAAATACCTTCTTTTTGAATCGTTATCTGCCCTAAATATAGTAGATAACACTTCAAAAGGAGAACCATATGTTTAAATGTAAATTATGCTCTAGAGTATTTCCACACAATGGAGCTTTACAATCACATTTTAAAACTCATTTTCGTAAAAAAATACATTGTTTGCAATGTGATAAAGAAACAACAAATCCAAAATTCTGCTCAAAATCTTGTTCTGCTATTTGGACTAACAAACATTGTCTTAAAAAACAGAAAAAGAAAAGATTTTGTAAAAGATGCGGCGTTGAAATTGATCGATCAGACAAGGGTGTTTATAATTTTTGTAAACAATGCAATCCTAATAGGAGAGATTGGTCAAAAATAAGTTTGAAAGATCTTCAATCATTAAGAAAATATCAAATTAATTCTAGGATCAGGGGATTAGCCAGAATAAAATTTCATCGTGTATCCGAGTATAAATGCTATGTCTGTGGGTATTCAAAACATATAGAAGTTTGTCACAAAAAACCAATAAATCAATTTTCATTAGATTCTTCGATTGATGATATCAACGATATATCTAATTTGGTTGGGTTGTGTCCAAATTGCCATTGGGAATTTGATAACGGATTATTACATTTATAAACTGCGTTCCCGTCGCAAGTCTTCTAAACTTGTCCATTAAGAGATGGGTGGATGGCAAGGGGTTCGATTCCTCCGCAGTTTACCAAAAATTAATGAGCTAATAGCTCAATCAATTTGTCCCCATAGGCGAATAGTTAAGCCGCAACCAGGGTGCAAATCCTGGTGGGAGTGCCAAAAATTATGAAATAAGCTCCCATAGTTTAATAGTAGAACATCAGGTTTTCAGCCTGAGAATCTCGGTGCGATTCCGGGTGGGAGTACCAAAATATGCGCTCGTAACTCAATTAGTAGAGTATCTCACTTTTAATGAGAAAGTCGAAGGTGCAATTCCTTCCGAGCGTACCAAATATACTGCCCCTTCGCCTACTGGTTTGGCAGGAGGCTTTGAACCTTCGCAAGCATGTTCGATTCATGCAGGGGCAACCAGTTTCCGGAGGGTGGGTTTTGAAGCTAGATAGAAACCCCCGAGTAGATCTTAATATCTATAGTAAACGGTCTACTCTGCTAAAGATGTCAGAATCAACTGGCTATCCTCCCCCATTTCATATCAAAGAGAATGCGCCGAAGATTGTAAGTGGCTATGCCCGTTTCAACCGCTCATTCTCGATCATTAAGCCGAATGCTGATTAGACTACATTCCTGTTAAGAATAGACCAGTCTAGTCAAACTTTGTCGGCAACTTTTCAGGAGATGAATAATGTTAAGCACAATGTCCAAAGCTCTAAAGACACCGAAAGGAAAAAGCTATCTCTTGAGTTTTTGGGGATGGTTTTATAGATCTTGGGTCTACAGATTCTATCAATACTCCTGGTTGTACAATCTTCGTTGGTTTCTGACACATTGGTATCAACACGACAATTGGATCAAAACAAATCTCCCGATCTCTTATCACGATAAGATGATTTTGATGGAAGATGGTTTGTTCGCGATGATCGAAGATTTTATCAGTCGAGACAAGGAAGACGCTCCGAGTGTTTGTTATATCGATGATGATGTTATGGATAAGATTATCAAGATCCTTTACTTCTACCGAATTCGTAAACCAGAACTTGAAAAAGAATATGAGGAATTGCTCCACGAAACTTATGGTAAAGGTCGATTCGTGTTCACTCCATGTCCAGACAAAGAGGGATTCTCCAAGCTTGACATGATTTACGATGATGTGTATACTCCCGAGTGGAGAGATTCTATGAGGAAAAAGCTTTCTGAATTAGAAGTACACATCTATGACGAAACGCAAAAACATCTACATCTCTGCGTAGATATTCGTGGATATCTGTGGACATAGGAGAAAGTTATGGGGATTAGTCCGTTCCGTGGTTCATCATCGTCTTATGATAAGAAAAATAATCGTGAGAGAATTGTTGTAGAGGTCAATACGAAAGACGATCAAAAATCTAAAAAGCTTCCGAATCCTAATCCATCAAACTTTCGTATCATCAAAAGTGAAGAAATCGGAATGGTTCTAGTTGTTATGGTTCTATATCCTGATTGCACAACGTTTGAAGGTAAGAAGATCCTGGTGTACAGGTGTACTACTCTTAACGATCTACTAAGTCAGGGACATCTTGATCCGCATTTTTCTGACAGTGATATTTGGCGTTCACCAATCGCAAGATTCAGACCAACCAAAGAAGGATGGGAACATGCGATTAAGTTTGCGAACATGATTTGGAAAGAATATCGTTAGTAGAATTAAAACGGGTACGTAACTCAATGGGAGAGTAATCGGCTCTTAACCGAGAAGCTGGAGGTTCAAGTCCTCTCGTACCCACCAAAAAAAAAAATACAATAGAAATTTTTGTGCTTTAGGAAGATATTACGGTGTTACTGATAATTCAATTAGAAAGCGTTGTAAAAAATACGGACTCCTAGCTTAGATAGTAGAGCGTTCGGTTGAAGCCCGAAAGATTCCAGAGCGTTACTGGAGGAGTCCACCAATATTTGGAGCGTAGCTTAATCAAAGCCCCCTCATAGTAGAGGGGAGATGTGGGATTAAACACCACCGCTCCGACCATACTCTTAGCCGAATGCCCGAGGAGTCTACATCCATGTAAAGGACGAGGTTGGGGGTTCGAATCCCTCTCGTGACCCGATACGGTCACGATAGCTCAACGGCAGAGCGCGTAAAAATGACTCTTCACCCTTTGTCGGCACTTATTTTCAGGAGAGAAGAATGCGGTGCGAAGATTGCAATAAAAAGATTTTTCATGAGCAAGATTCTATTTGGGCAGCATGGCACTCTTTAGCTGTTACGATTAGTCTCTTAGAATCTGAAGGTTCCATCTCAGAGAAAACATCAATGTATATGCTTGAAAACCTTCTCCGACTAAAATTTCTGGTGAGCGAATACTCCGATCAACAGGATGATCCTCAAGAAGAATCTAAAGATGATCTCCCCTCTCTATGATTATACTTCTCCTAAATCTCGGTGGTGCAACTGAACCTGGAAAAGGATACGCTCAACCTCTAGGTTTATCATACCTTGCATCTTATGTGAGAAGTTGTGGGTTTGATGTTCGCGGCATTGATCTCACTCTAACTCAAAAAGCAAATCGTCAGAATTATATGACGACGAATAAAGAAGTTCTAAAACGTATTGTGAAGATGAATCCAACCATTATAGCAACAACATGTTTGACCAGCAATCGTCACAACGTCATGTATTGGATGCACGCAACCAAGAAAGTTCTTCCGAAAGTCAAGATCGTTCTCGGAGGACCACACGCATCTTTCTGTTCGGTGGAGATGCTTCAGAGTTATCCCGAAATAGATTTCATTGTCAAATTCGAGGGTGAAAAAATATTTGCACTCCTCTGTGATAAGCTATCGAAGGGTGAGAGTGTTAAAGATATTCCATCTTTGACGTTTAGAAATGGTGAGGAGATAATTGATAATCCGGGTGGAGAAAGAATTGAAGATCTAGACAGTCTTCCGTTTCCAGACACAAAAGCATTTCCTCAATCTAATTATCACCTATCTGTCCGACGATTCACACAAACGAAAGGCAAAACAGAACACATCATTTCTAGTCGTGGTTGTCCCGCACAATGTTCATTCTGTTCGTCAGGATCGTTTTGGAGAAGAAGGGTTCGATTCAGATCCCCTGAGAATGTCCTGAAAGAAATAAGCTTTCTCATGTCTACTTTCGATATGAAGGAATTGATTATTTACGATGATTCTTTCACGTTGAAAAGAAGTCGTTTACTTGAGACTTGCGATCTGATCGAGCGGTTAAAACTCCGATGGATGTGTTGGAGTCGAGCAGATGCATTAGATTCTGAATGCCTAAAGAAAATGTACAATTCTGGTTGTCGTATGATCAGCATCGGAGTTGAAAGTGGAAACGATTCTATTCTTGCATCTGTGGGGAAGGGAATCAATAAAGAGAAAGTCAAAGAGGTTGTAGAAGCATGTAAGTCTGCAAATATTCTCCCTCGGTTGTCTTTCATTATCGGATTACCTGGAGAAACACTAGAAACGGCTATGGATACGGCATCTTTGATACGTTCTTTGGGTCTTCCTCATTCTTGCAACGTGGTTGGATGGGGAACTTGGATTTTCCCCGGAACTCCATTATTTTCAGAGTTTAAGCTTGCAAATCCAGATTTCACTTGGTATAATACTCCCAAGCGATTTTATGGACAAGCGGATCTTGATAGATTGGGAAACTTCATTTGTCCTAAGATACGTCTTCCGAAAGAAGACATGGATAAGGTGAGAAAAGCAGCAAATCTCTAGGAGAAGTGATGCTTCAAGTTCTGAAAACATATTACTATGCTGGTATAGGTTCAAGAGAAACACCACCCGAAGTCAGAAATACGATGATGAAGATTTCAAATGCATTCTCTCGATTACATATGATTCTACGTTCTGGTGGTGCTGACGGTGCTGATACAGCTTTTGAATGTGGATGTGTCAATGATTCTAAAGAGATCTGGTTGCCGTGGAAGGGATTCAACAAGAATCCGTCTCGATTTTATCTTCCAGAAGATCTTAACAATCCTCATTTGATAGAAATCGCAAAGGTGGCAAGAGAGTATCACCCGAGATGGAATGCTTTATCTATGGGTGGTAAGCGAATGATGATGCGAAATGTTATACAGGTTCTCGGATATCAAATGGACTCTCCGGTAGAATTTGTTGCATGTTGGACAAAGGATGGAGGTCCAACCGGAGGAACAGGACAAGCGATAAGAATTGCGTGTGATCGAGGAATACGAGTCTATAATATTTTTCATGCAAAAGAACTTGAAGAACTTAGAGAATGTTATAAATACCTAAGAGAAAAAATGCGGGTGGAGCGCATATAGCAGATCTAATTCCTTTTTGAAGAGACTAATGTAAAAGATTATTAATAAACAAGCTTTCATAGTGTCAATGCATAGCACGAATCCCTTCCAAGGATTAGGTTCGGGTTGGAATCCCGATGGAAGCTCCAAATATTTTGGATCGTCTTGTGGGTGCCACCATGAGCGGTCCTTTATCCAGCATTGGTGTTAATAGGAGCATGTAACGTTGCCAACGTTGCGGTATGGGTGCAAATCCCATATGCTGGTCCATTTTACTATTGACATTTTATTTTTGATACTTATAAAGGAGAAGACGAAATGGATTCTACAAATCCGTCCAAAGAAGACATTATCAGTTTTTATCATCAGAATCCTTCTGCAACAAAAACACAAATTGCTAAAATATTGGGATGCTCTCGTTCAAGAGTTAGGAGAGCATTGGAAGGAATGAATCTAGATGATGATAATGAAGGTGTTGCTAAAAAGCTCAAGAAAGAAAATAGTAAACTAAAGGTTTATATTTCAAACCTGTTGGAACAGTTGGAATCGGCACGAAAGACAAGAGGTTTGTATATTCCAGAAAGGTCCAACAATCGAATCAATGATAAAACATTCGTTCGATTGGTTATCGGAGATCTTCATGGAAGTCACGCTGATACCGACGCTATCTCCGCTCTTTTGCGAGACCTATCATCTGTCAAGGTTAGCGAGATTGTTATGCTTGGGGATATGCTGGAATGTGGAGGGTTTCTATCCAAAAACCATTCACTCGGATACGTGACTCAAATTGATGAATCTTCTTATGAGGATGATATCGCTTGTACAAATGATTTCCTTGATAGAATATCTCGTGTTACGAAGAACCCAAAGATTTATTATCTTGAGGGAAATCATGAACATCGGGTTGAGAAGTGGTGTGTTGAAGAATCTTTGTGTCATTCGAAAAATGCCGAGTTTCTACTTAGAGCGATTGGTCCAGAAAATGTTCTTCATTTGAAAGAAAGAGGAATTGAGTATTACAAAATTGGTGAATTTCACAGTGGATTAAATGAACGTGGAATCATCAAGCTAGGAAAATCCTATTTTACTCATGGTTTCACAACCGCAAAACACGCCGCATCTGTAACTGTTGAGAGATTCGCTGGATGTGTTTTTTACGGACATACACACAGAGCGGACTACAATCCTACAAGAATGGTTCACGTTGGGTTGGTTGCCGCTTGGTCTCCAGGTTGTTTGAGTAAATTACAACCTAGATGGAAGCATAGCGATCCGACGATGTGGAATCATGGTTATATTCTCCAAGTTGTTAACGAAAGTACAGGAACGTTTCATGCTATTCCTGTTCCGATAGATCATGGAAAATCCTATTTTCATACTCTATTGGAATGTGTCAATCGATAAATAAGTAAATGGTGGTTGAACCCAAACGGTGCGGGACTTGACTGTGAATCAAGTGTTAGCGAGTTCGACTCTCGTCAATCACCCCAAAATATAACGGAGATGTAGATGGACGAAAATCTCGAACGTATCGATATAGAAACTCTCACCGAAGATTTTGACGAGATTATGGAGAGAGTAGAAAATGGTCAAATGTATTTGATAACGGTAGATGGAGAAGACAAAGCTGTTCTCATTCCATATGATGATTACAATACCCTTATCAACGAAATAGATTTCCTAGAAAGTCAACAAGACCAATAAACGTTCCATTCGTCTAGCGGCAAGGATACAAGGTTCTCAGTCTTGTGACGAGGGTTCGAGTCCCTCATGGAATACCAAACATGCGTATATTTGTTGATATCGACGGAACAATAACCACAATCCAATGTGGGAGATCTTGGGATGTGGCGAAACCAAGAGAAGATGTAATCGCGAAGATTAAAATGCTGTATGATCAGGGTCATGAAATAATTCTCTGGACCGGAAATACAGATTACGCGAAGAGAGTTGCCTTAGATCTAGAAAAGAAATACGGTATCAAAGTTGTAGCAGCAGTTGGGAAACCAGAAGTGATAGTTGATAACGAACAACGAAGATGGTCTAGACGACTAAGAGATCGAGTCATATTACCAAAAGAGTTTTTGCAGAGAAATTTTTCAAGATGAACGTTTGTCCAATTTGTGACGGTAGTAAGAGATTGAGATATCTCACTCCCTGCGGATTATCTAAGCGGGAAGTAGAGACAGAGTGCTGGGCTTGTCGTGGAACCGGCGAAGTGAGATTCCGAGAACAGTCTGTCGGTGAAACAACTGTATTATTAATCAACGAGATTACTCATAAGAAATTTAAGGTTAGTGAACTGTAAAAGTTTACGGAACGGTCTTGAAAGCCGATTGCACCTTCGGGTGTGGGGAGCGTTACCTCCGCTAACCGCCAAAATTTATCTTGGGACGTGGATGAACGGTGCAACCGTTTTAACCCTCCAAGATTTGGAAAGCAAACCTGGAAAGTCCAGGCATCGTTTCGAAAGCGATTGGCACCTACGGGTGTTCGGGGCAGGACCGATACTTTCCTCCATATGGAAGATAATGCGATCAAGGTGATCGTCGCGGTTTGCTAAACCGATGGCACCTACGGGTGTAGAGTTCGATTCTCTTGTCTTCCTCCATAAATTCGGAGTTGTTGCTAATGGTAGGCAGCACGATTGGAAGTCGTGTAGAGGGTAACACCTTTGCGGGTTCGAGTCCCGCCAACTCCTCCACATATTAGGAACGAAATGAAGTCTCTGAAACGAACTATTATCAAAACAATCGCTTACAGAGTCTTCACCTTTGTTCTTGTGTTTGTAATTAGTTTGTGTGCAACCCGAAATATTCAGTTGTCTGTTGCGTTGGGATTAGCGGATTTGTTTTTAAAGACGATTGGATATTTCACGTTCGAAGTTATTTGGAATTATGCCGTCAAAGAATAGATAGCGATTCACAAGCATGGTAAGCTTGAGAGCTAAGTGCAAGTCTTAGTGACGGCTCCAACAATGCCGACTTTAACAAAAAATTATTGCGGAAAAAATAAGGGGTCGTGTCGAAATTAGCAAACGAGCATTGCTCAAACCAATGTGATCGAAAGATCTTGTGGGTGCAAATCCCTCCGACCCTACCAAATTAAAAGGAAGTATATGCATAGATTGTTTCTCGTTGCCGTTATTCTGATTTCAAGTCTTATTTCATCTTCTGGTTGTGTTGTTCTCGGGATCGGAGCATTGATACGTTGGGATCAGAAGAGATGGAAGCAGATGCAAGAAGAAAAAGAACAGAAAGAAGCGGTTGTACCCGAATCGGCACAGGGGCAACATTGAGGGTGTTGTGCGGAGAAATCCCAATGGAGGTTCGAATCCTCTCAACCGCACCAAATGCTTGAAGTGTCCACATAGTTGTGGAACGAGTCTGCAAAACTCGTAAAATTAGGGTGCGAATCCCTCTTCAAGCTCAAATAAAAAAATCTAAAAAAGATGTTGACAAAATGCTTTTTTAGTGTATAACTATTAGTAGAAATGAAATGATCGGTTTGACTCTTCGGTTGGTATAAACAAAGATTCAATTCGGTTATTTCTGTAAAACTCGAATGCCGTATTTGACTACATTATCTTACGATAAAGATCAGTAGTTGTAGCGAACACCCCGCTCAAGGGGGTCTAGGGTTAACTAGACTATTGAGACCTAGCTTTAGAGGGACTAAAGCACTGTCAAATACACTTCCACAATTGGGTGTGGATTGTCGAGACTGTTTATCAGTGGTCATATCTAAAACTGAGAACTCGGTTTTGACAATTCGGGACGTCATAACGACCCGGATTGTTTTTTTTTTGTGTGTGTTTTTTGAGTGTAAGGGAGATCAAAAATGGCTAACAAGAATCTGTTTCGCAGCAATCGTAGTTCTGTACCTGTACCTGTAGCCGATACCACGAACAATGCCGGTGGAAAGGCATATAGCATGTCTGACAAGGAAGCTCTTGCTCAGATGGCTGTCACAGGAACATTCAATAACACGTATTATGTTTCTGGTGAGGATCAGCTTAAGCTCGTCCAGGAAATCGTTGGTCGTATGACTGATGTTCGATTCCTTGCCAAGCTTGCGGTCTACGCTCGTCAGAAGGGTTTCATGAAGGATATGCCTGCGTTTCTTGTTGCGGCACTTGCTTCAAGAACGGATTCGGGAATCTATTTTGACCGAGCTTTTTCCAAGGTCATTGACAATGGAAAGATGCTTCAGAACTTCGTTCAGATTATGCGATCTGGAACAGTAGGTCGTAACAGTCTTGGATCGAAGGCAAAGCGTCTCGTCAAGGGTTGGTTTGAGCAGGATCCGGAGTGGATTTTCCGTCAGAGCATTGGTTCAGATCCGTCTTTGGCAGACATTCTCAAGCTTGCTCACCCGCATCCGAAGACCAAGCAGCATGAAGCATTGTTTTCTTATCTAATCGGTAAGAAGAAGAATGCTCGTAATCTTCCGAAGCTGGTAAAGCAGTATGAGAAGTTCAAGGAAGATCCGAAGAACGCAGAAGTTCCGAATGTACCGTTCCAGTTTCTTGCATCACTGGATATTCCTGATTCTGTGTGGAAGTCTATCGCGCAGAATGCTGGTTGGCATATGGCACGTATGAATCTCAACACGTTCCAGCGTCACGGTGTTTTCGCAAACGATGAAAAGATGGTTAACTATATTGCCAATCTTCTTCGTGATCAGGACCAGATTCGTCGATCCAAGGTATTTCCGTATCAGCTTATGACTGCATACATGTTTGCGAATGCGGAAGTTCCTTCGAAGATCAAGAATGCTCTTCAGGATGCAATGGAAATCGCAACTGAAAACGTTCCTTCTTTCGGTGATAACGTCTTTGTATTTCCTGACGTTTCCGGATCTATGGGTTCTCCGGTCACTGGTCATCGTCCTGGAGCAACATCGGTAATACGTTGCATCGACGTTGCGGCACTTGTAGCTTCTACGATTCTTCGTACATCTGAGAACGCAGAGGTTATTCCTTTCGAGAATGATTGTGTGGATATCGATTTGAATCCTCGCGACAGTGTTATGACCAACGCAAAGAGGCTTGCAAGTGTTGGTGGTGGTGGAACAAATTGCTCTGCACCGCTTCAGTACATCCTCAAGATGGATAAGAAGGTTGACTTGGTTGTTTATATTTCTGACAACGAGTCTTGGGTTGATTCTTCTGGATGGAGACATAACGCAACAAGGGTTTCGGAGGTTTGGTCTAAGATCAAGCGGAACAATCCGAAGGCAAAGATGGTTTGCATCGATATCACCCCGAACCATACGGTGCAAGCAAAGAACGATGCAAGTGTTCTCAATATCGGTGGATTCTCGGACCAGATCTTTGAGGTTATTGACGCATTCGTGCATGGTGATTCCAGAGAATGGGTCAAGGTAATCGAAAACACCGAAATCTAATAGTGGCATAGGTTTGACAAAACCCCCTATGCCAAAAGTGTAGGGGGTTTATTTCTTTACGATGATAAATAGATAGAGGAGAAATCATGTCCAACCGTAGAGTTCTTTTGCTCAATCGCGGTGAATCTGTAATCGACGTTATCGATTGGCAAACGGCTGTTTGTTTGCTCGTTAAGGGAAGCGCAAGCGTTCCTTATGGTTTCGAACATTTCCACAAGATTCCGGTAAGCGTTCAAAGTGCTTATCGAATGCAAGCAGAAAAGAAGTTTCAAGCGGTAATCGAGTCGGACGAGAATGGAATCGAGAGAGGTTATTTCTTGCTTCCGACTGCTATTGTTCTTGTTGAATTCGTACATGTTCCTTATCGAAGAGCCGCTGTAAGCAAGAAGAATGTTCTGAAGCGAGACAAGTTCACTTGTGCTTATTGCGGTATTCACTTGACTGAGAATTCTGGAACTATCGACCACGTAATTCCGCAGTCGAAGTGGGCAGAATATCTTCGTCAAGGAAAGGTAAAGGAAAAGTATCCGAACAACTGGAAGAACGTTGTGGCGTCTTGTCAAGCTTGCAACTGTCACAAAGACAACCGTACTCCGGAAGAGGCAGGAATGACTTTGAGGATAAAGCCGTTCGTACCTTCGAAGGATTACTTGATCTTCCACGGTTTCAATTTCGATACCTACGAAGTATGGAACCGATGGGTGAAAATTTCTGATCATTTGGGATAATAATGTTTATAGATATTACTAACAAACGATATCAAAGCTTAGAATATCTATTATCATAGGGAGAAAAAATGTATAAACTTGGATTGTTATTGATTTTGTTTATTTTGATGTTTGGTTGTTCCCCTATTTCTCCAAACGACGATCTTTCTTCTTATATCGTAGAACCTGTCGAAGAAAAGCCGTTCTACGGAAAAGCGGATCCTGTTCTTCGGGTGGAATGCTCCTGGAAAGAATCGGGAAGTGATCTGAGATATACTGCATGTGGTTCAGCCTTCCTTACTAAATATAAAGAGCAGAAGGTAATCGTAACTGCTTTGCATGTGGTTGAACATGGTAACATCTATAGGTTTTACACTGAGGATCGAAAGCGAATTGATGTTCTGATCGAGAAGTTGGTGGTTATTCATGGACTCGATACAGCGGTATTTTTTATCACGTATACCTCTGCATTTATAACTCCGATGGAACCAGGAACGTTATACATTGGTGGAGACTGTACGACCATAGGATATCCGGACGGCAAAGAACGAAAGTCATTTTCTGGTAAATCCATAAACGTTGTAACCGGGACAACAGCGAATGTAGATAGTGGTATGTCTGGTGGTCCGGTCGTGTCAAACGGAAAGGTGGTCGGGGTTATATCAAGCAAGGTTGTTTCATCTTCGGATGGAAGCAAATCGAATATTTATCGATTGTCTGACATCTTTGAGACGTTGGACAATAGTAAACGGAAAACTGCCGAATAGCTCAACTAGTCGAGCATATCACTCTGAATGATTCGGCAACCAAAAAGAAGCAGGAAGGAGAATCAATGCTATACTCTTGTCCTGAGATATACTTAGGTTAGACTTTGGGATCTATCCTATCGTCTAATCTGAAAAGACACGGAGAGCAGAAGACTCCCACAGTCTAAACTCTGTGGTGCCGAAAGGGTAAACGAGAAGTCTCCTGGAAACTGCTAATCCGTATGCGGGTAAAAATCCAGCTAGGATAGATTCTATTTTGGGTGTATGGTGTAACGGAAAACATAGAAAAGTCCTAATTTTCAGATTCAGGTTCGATTCCTGATACACCTACCAAATTTATTTTTTTTTTAACGTTTGGATACTAAATAGATTAGGTGATATTACGGAGATAAAAACGAAAGGTAAACCATGTCAAAAGAAAAACTAGATCAATTTTTGGAAGCTGTGGAAACGTATGATGGTGACGAGGATGAAGAAGAGACAAAAGACGTCAAAGAAGAAATGACTCCTACCAATGGTCGATTTCCTGTTTATCTGATTCGAGAGATAGGAACTGATAACTATCTAGGAGATGGGGGTGGTACTGATATAGCCGTTTATCACAAAAAGTCTGATTTTTCGCGGGACTGGTCGCGTGGATTCGAACCGAAGGTCTTTTTTACTCCCAAAGACGCACAGAAATTTTTCAAGATGCTTCGTGCTTCTGACGCAGAACTCGTCGAGTTTGAACTTGCGGAAAAGGGTGTTATCGGATCAAAAAAGAAGGGGAAAATGAAATAGTATAAATTAAAGGATTTCTATTTGACAGACAACTCTCCATCGGGTATAATAATTACCAGATGGAGATTCTCTTTGAAAGGAGAAAAAGATGAAGCGCACATTTAGGATGATTGGTTTGATGCTTTGTGTATCACTTCTGCTTGCTGCCGATTTTACCAACACCAAAGCAAGACTCGCAAAGGCAATGTATGACAAAGAAGTCGAGGATGCGAAAGAGATCTATGACAAGGCAGTAGAGAAGGCAAAGGACAAGTACAAGAAGAGTCTTGAACTTGCTCTGAAGGATGAAATGAAGAAGGGAGAGAAGGCAGATCTTGAGGAGTGCAATAGGATCAAGGAAGAGATTGAATCGCTCAAGAGTGATAAATCAGAGAACGATGTGAAGAGCTTACTAATTGGAAAGTGGATGGTTCGTAATAGTAAGAGTGTTGTCTCCATAACCGATGATTTGAAATGCGTCAGAGAACAAGAGTCGAAAGTGTTTGGAAAGATAATCAAAATCGATGGCAATCGTATTTTCTTTCGATTCAATGGTGACACGAAAGAAAGGGTGTTGGTTCTGGATGGAGATCTTCTGAAGAACGAAGAATCTCAAGATATGAGTTGGGAGAGAGTAAAGATGTAAATGATGTTCGTCGTTTGGACTAAATAAGGGTAGAGAGATTCTACCCTTTTATTATTGGATTTGTTTATGCGCTTCAGTATTATTACAACTTGCAAAGGTCGATTGGATCATTTAAAGAAAACATTTCCTTGCATGATTTTTCAGAGAGGGGTGACTGATTTTGAAGTCATAATAGTTGATTATGGAGATCCAGATCAATGTTGGAGATGGATCTTAGAAGAATCTAAACGAAGCGATTTTCATCAACTTAAAATTGTTAGAGTCCTAGATAAAACAGATCTTTGGAATCCTGGAAGAGCGAGAAATATAGGATTTCGTCATTCTATCGGAAGGTATATCCTATTCATTGATGCTGATATTATTATGGGGTTTAGAGTCTTGGAGAGAATTGAAAAACTGATGAAACCGGAAGTTGGTATTTTGAGAAGAGATATTTTTAATCGAGATAATTCTGGATTGGTAGGGACTTTTGTGATTCGTCGAAATCTCTTTGAACGTGTTAGAGGATATAATGAATTGGGTATAGGGTGGTGTTGTGAAGATGTTGATCTATATCAACGTCTTGATAAAATTTCAAAATTTCTACCGATTCCAAATAATATCGAGTTAACAGAGATACACCACGAATCTCATTTAAGAAGAAAATACTCCATCATTCAGGATCTCAATCAATCAAAAAATCATTATCTTGGAAAAATCTTTCGGGATAGTAAGCATTGTGTTAATCCAAAAGGATTTGGATTGGGAAAGGTAAAGGTTTTGAGTTTATGAATACTACTTGTCTCGTAACATTAGCTATAGGGAATCTTCCTCATTTTGATTATACGATTCAAACTTTAAACTCTTATGCGAATGCAATCAGATCTGATTTTTATATCATTCAAACAAAATTATTTCCGAAGCAAATCAAACCACACTTCGAAAAACTTCAACTTGAATCATTTCTTAATCGGTATCACAAAGTTTTGTATATAGATTCTGATGTTGTTATCTCTCCACACGCCGATAATATTTTTGATGCCATCGATTCTTATGTTGATGTTTGTGGTGTTGATGATAGAGAATCTTTGGGATGTACTTACAATCAATATAGATATAGTTGTATGGGTTGGGGAGATCACGATTTTCCAATTCTTCAAAACATATTTGGTAAATTTAACAGAAACCCGGCATCTTATCTGAATACGGGGGTTTTGTATTTTTCCAACAAAGCTAGAAAAATTTTTCAATTTGCAGAGAGTGGAGTTGGGAAATTAATGAGACACCAAACTAAACTTCGAGATTTGACCGAGCAAACCTTTTTCAATTACTGTTTTCATAGATTCGACCTAAATCTAAACACACTAAATTATCGATGGAATCATTCTATATCCGAATATAGTCTTCGAAATTCATCTATTGATGATTCTTTTTTTATTCATTTTATGGGTGATAGATCAGAAAATGTTGGTAGAATAAAACGAATTCGAAAATACTTTCCAGGGTTGCGTCCAGATAAAACATGGATTCTAAAATGAAGAGATTTCTAATCTTATGCACTCCACGAACAGGAAGCAATAATTTGTTCCTATCTCTAAATCTTCATCCTCAGATTTTTTGTGAGGGTGAAATTGATCATTTAAAGACGAAATCTCTCAGAGTTCAATTTGACCGATTTCCAGAAGGAAGAGAAAGAGATAAAGCAGTTAGTAGGGGTATGATTCGATTTTTTAAATACTTTTCTAAAAACTCTCTGGTTGGTTTAAAATTATTCCCGTTTCATCTAAATCTTCAATCTCTTTCAAAATTCATACCAGGGTTCTCCGACATCAAAATCATTTATCTGCATCGATTGAATTTTTTTGAACAAATGATATCATATTGCGTAGCTCGTCGAACAAACAATTGGACCGAAAGTTTTAAACATGCTCCACGGTCAAATAGAAAAATTGATTTACATCCGTTTCGAATAGATGAAGAAGAGTTCCTAACTCTTTGTAAATGGATGAAAACGATGATTCTTAGTTGTGAATCCTTTCTTACAAATATTAAAAATCCACGATTTGAAATAACCTACGAAAACAGCTTGACAACATCCGGAAAAAGAGATATTTGTTCTTTCTTATCGGTTTCTCAAAACGTTAAAATTTCAAACGTTTTAAAGAAAACTGATCAAAAGAAATGTCATATGATATTGAACTATAAATCACTTCGGGACTTAATCGAAGAAATTTAACCTAGACCTTTTCTAAAATTCCAAATATTCCCACCGTTCCAACCCCTCCTTTCATAAATATCTATAGATATTTGCCGGAAAGTTTTTTCGCGGCAACGGTTTAGACATTTTCACAGAGGGAGATTTCCATGACAGCACTCGAACCCGAAGACAGTTCTGAAGATCCAAGAGAAGAAGAATACGAATTTGAGTTAACCTCAGATACACCAAAAAAGATGCTGGAAGAAGTGTTGAGGTTGAAAAAGCTTCTAATCGCAGAACATAATGCCAAATATCAAGATGTAAAAGACGAAAGGATAACTCTTTCTGAGTTTCGAGATTACCAGAGGGGAGAATTTCGAAGGAAAGAACAGGCGATTCATCTACTCAAGTCGAAGTTTGATGATGGTAGACGAAGGTTCGAAATGGGAACACCTGATAGTGATAAGGAAGAACTTGAAAGACAGAAGATAAGAGATGCTTCTCTGGTTAAAAATGATCCCCTTGATCAAAAATTAGAAACCAAGCTTCAGATGATATCCTTAGAAAAGGTTCTTCCGGTTGCAAGCAGCGTCATTGATTTTTCGGCTAAGATTTCCAAGTAGTTCGTTATAAGGGAGAGATTATGGGAGAGATTGTCAATAAGAACGAAACGGATCTTATTCGCACACCGGCTAGATTGGATCAGCTTCCTCAGTTGAAGGAATCTACTGATCGTGCGTTACAAAAAGTTGATCATGCAATGAATGTGTGGACGCATTCACGTAGCGGAATGGTCTTGAAAAATATGATAGTTGGTGGTGAGTATTCTCTTTTGCGACAGATGCGTCAAGTCGCAGCGGAGCTTCAAAGAAAAAAGGATGCCCTCACAGAAAGCAAGTATACGGTTCTGAAGAGAAAGCAACTCGCAAAGATCAAGCGAGAAGAAGCTCAAAACGAAGATAATAATCTGAAGCGAGAGTATCTTGAGCTTGAAGCCGCTGAGTTGGATGATCAGGCATTGATGGTAGAGAGACCTTATATTGGTGCTATGCGAGAAGTCATGGAGTTAACTCGACTGCACGATTCTCTTGAGAAGCAGATCCGAGAAAAATATGGGAAGTTTGATGAAGAGGTATTCGAAATCGAAGAAGCAAAGTATTGGGTTAAGCGTGGAATCGCACAGAGTTTGAGAGATGTAAGACAGTTCGGAGTCATTACGGTAGGGAACCAAGAACTTCTTGAACAGATCGGTTTAGACCCTCTGCCGATTCAGAGAATGTTAAAACAATACCTTGAGCATAATAGCGAGGTAACGTTTGTAGGGTCTGACTCGATTGAAAAACTCTTAAATGATTGTGCGGATCATTATTACCAAGCATCGATTGAGAAAACCAAGCGATTAGGGTTTCCACTCGATATAGAAACAAATCATCTTATGTTGGAGGTCGAAAAGACAACCAGCTAGAGGAAAATAAATGTCTTACGGTTATATCCATGGTGGTCTATCTGGTCCACTTAATGTAATTGAAAAATTTCATTTTGGTTGTAATTTTAATTCAGCCGATGTTGCTGATTTAACTGTAGCAAGACACTCCCTTGGTGGTTGTGGGTCTTCAACTTATGGATATGCAGCCGGGGGAGATTCTGGATCAGCCACCAACGTCATCGATAAATATTCTTTCTCAACAGATGGAAATGCTACAGATGTAGGTGATTTAACCGTAGCCAGATCATATCTTGCTTCAAATCGATCAGCCACATATGGATATATTTCTGGAGGTTATGGTGGTTCTGTTCGAAATATAATTGATAAGTTCTCCTTCTCTGTAGACGGAAATGCTACAGACGTAGGCGATTTAACATTAGCACGATATGGTGCCTCGGGAGCTTCGTCTTCAACATATGGTTATACTGCTGGTGGAAGCAGTGTAGATGTAGGTTCGGCTTCAAACGTAATTGATAAGTTCTCTTTTTCTGTAGATGGAAACGCTACAGACGTAGGAGACTTAACACTTGCCAGATGGCATACAACGGGTCATCATAGCTCTACTCATGGCTATTCGGCTGGTGGTTATACAGCGACAAACGTTATAGATAAATACTCATTTTCTGCTGATGGTAATGCGACAGATGTAGGTGATCTATTAGCAGCAAATTATTCTCTTGCTGGACTTTCTTCTCATTATTATGGGTTTTCTTGCGGTGGTTATGTTGGTTCTGCCTCCGATGTTATTCAAAAAGTATCGTTTGCAACGGACGGAAACTCCTCTGATGTCGCTAATCTTGTTGCAGCAAAGTATTATGTTTCGGGATGCACTAAACAATATTCAGATACAACTGATACTTTTGTTGTTGGTGTTCAGGACTTTAAGAATAAGTTTACAGAGACAGATCCCGGTTCCACTATAACTCTTAATGGTGTTAGAGTTACTTGGACGAATAATGAACGAGGTAGTGCGTCAAGAGTTGGAAGATCTTTTGGATCTAATTATTTTAATAGCAATTTTCAACATCTCTTAGAGCACTATTTTACAGATGCTCCTGTTGACATTTTCTGGTGCTTATCTCAAACTGATGATAACTTCAAAACGATTTATGATGCCAGCGGTCCCATGTTGGATGCTTATGTTGTTAATGCTAGTATGTATGTGCAAGAAGATTTAAGTCATGCTCAGTATTATGATAGTGGTGCATGTTCTGCTTCCACTCAATATTGGATTACCATCGAACGAGACGAGACTGTTGGAACTTATGGAAGTCTTGTTTTAAGATATTATACAGACTCGGATCGTGGTACATTAGTTGACACCCTCTCCGTAACACTCCACGCTAAAACCGATTTTACTTATGCATGGGTATATAATAACTATAACGATGGTAATGCGTCAGCGCAGTCTGGATGGGTACAAAATTTTGATATTCAAGGGTACGATGCTGCTGTATTTGAAGCTTTTTCGTCTTATACAGAGACTGATGCAGCATCGAGGTTAGATAACAATCAAAACTGTATCAGATTTTTTGGACTATCTAGGGGTGAAGATGATTATTATTCTTATGATTTTGGAGCCAATTATTTTGACGGTGATTTTGTTCATACCATAGAAGCCGCTAACATCATAGCTGGAACCGGAGCTTTAGGATGTTTTTGGGTTATTTCAGACAGATTAGATGACTATTATACTATATACGTAAATGGTAATGCTTTAGGTCTTGAGATAGTTGATACTGGAACTGGACCTTACTTTAGATTATCAGAGTGGAACGGAGGATCTACTTGGTATTATGATGAAACTTCAGGAATTACACTTTATGATATATATTATATCACGTTAGAGAGAGATGAGGTAGCAGGAACAATAGTAGCTAGAATTTATACAGATGAAGATCGTTCTTCATTATTCGATACATTATCTCTGTCATTACATACATTAAGAGATTATAGGTATGTGATGGGAGCAGTTTCTTATAATAGTGGTTCTGGTACTGTTACTGGTATAACTCAGAAATTTGATTTGGAAGGTGAGGCTGATGATGAATCTTCATCCTCTTCTTCGGATGAATCCTCGTCGTCATCCACATCTTCAGCTTCTTCGGCTTCGTCGGAATCGTCGAGCAGTCAGAGTGATGAAAGCTCAAGTTCTTCAAACTCAAGTTCTTCCACATCATCTCAAAGTTCTGAATCTTCTTCGTCTGAAAGTGACGAAAGTTCAAGTTCTTCGACGTCGAGTGCCTCTTCTGAATCTTCTCCATCTTCCGAATCTTCGACATCATCCGAAAGTAGCCAGAGCGACGAAAGTTCAAGCTCGTCATCTACTTCATCGGAAAGTTCGCAATCATCACCAAGTTCTCAGTCTTCTGAAAGTTCTTCTTCAGAATCTTCTGAGTCTTCGCAGAGTTCAACATCATCTTCGCAGAGCGACGAAAGTTCAAGCTCGTCTCAGTCGAGCACATCTTCCCAATCTTCACCATCATCACCATCGTCAGAAAGCAGTCAAAGTGATGAAAGTTCTAGTTCATCCTCAACTTCATCTGCGTCATCCGAATCGTCTCTAAGTTCGGAATCATCAAGTGAATCCTCGCAATCGTCACCTTCATCGACCAGTTCCGAAAGTAGTCAAAGTGACGAGAGTTCAAGTTCGTCGTCGGATTCATCTGCGTCATCGGCTTCATCCGAATCATCACAAAGCTCTGAATCGTCAAGTGAATCTTCGGAATCATCAACATCGTCTATCTCGTCGGAAAGCTCTCCATCTTCATCGGAAAGCTCTCAGAGTTCTCCATCATCATCCGAAAGTTCTCCATCTTCTGAATCGTCACCTTCATCGTCAGAGAGTTCACCGAGTTCCGAAAGTTCTCAGAGTTCTACGTCATCATCTGAAAGTTCGCCATCGTCCGAATCGTCAACATCGTCAGAGTCTTCGAGTGAATCTTCAATATCTTCTGATTCGTCAAGCTCGATTAGTTCTGAAAGTTCGTCAAGTAGTGCCTTGTTGGGTGGACAAAGGTTTGATAAAACCAAACCACAATATTATGAACAATATTTTGGATTCTCCAGAGAGCTTAACGAGTGCGAATCAAGATATCAAGATGATATTTATGGAGAATGGATTGCTATCCGAGGACACAGATTCGATATTTATCTCTGCACACATTTTCAACCGCAATACGTATTCGGTGAGGATCCTCTGAAGAAATATCTGGCAGAACCATTTATTGGTATAGGAGTTTTTGAACCCACAGCAGAACGTCTAATTATTGGATCCTTTGAAAAGAATACTGAGCAAGAAGAGATAATAATCTATTTCCATAAGACAACAATCCGAGAGTCGATTCGAGTTAAGCTGATCGAAGCTGGATTGCTTGAAGATCAAGATCCTGTCGATGAATTACTACTGAATAAATTTGAAAGGAACCGTCTTGATCTCCAAGAGGGAGATATTATACGTCTACACTTCAACAATATCCATTATGAGATAGATGGTATCAAAGAAGAACCGGAATATCAACACCATCTCCATAAGTATGTGTATGAGGTACACGCAAGACCTAGACTAATATCTGCCGAAGAGTTGGGTTATATGCAGGATGTAACGGATGCGGACGACATTCGAGAACAACACGAGTTAGAAATCGACGTCGAAGCAGGAAAGATATTATTCTAGGTGTATAATGTCCGAATTCTCTAAGAGTGCTATTTATATCCCCGTAACCATGGCAACAAATATTGTCAAGGATGCCGATGGTAGATGTTGGGAATTGCAAGGGTTTCAAGAGCAAACAGAAATATTACCTATAGAGGATTTGGATACGTATGATTTGATCGATCAGAAAGAATGCTGCGAGGAGTGTAAAAACAATGATCTTTTCGAGGATGTTGTTCTTCCGGTTGTGTTAGACTCAGAAAGTAGCACATCAAGTAATTCATCGTCATCATTTTTTTCTTCAAGCTCTTCAAGCTCTGAACTCTATGATTATTACGAATACGAAATAAGCTACGATTGTGGGAGCGAGTGTTGTGCATCTCATACAATCGGGTGGGGGTTCACGGTCGAAGAGTGCTGGTTGGATCTGACCGAGAACAAACTTTCGTTCATCGAGACTGTATGTCAACAGGACTGCGGTGAAGAGATGTCGGATACTGGACCTGGATGGTTTCTTTGTGATCCAGAATTTTGGGCAAGATACGCTATAGATATTCCCGGAGTTTGGAGTTGTGGTTTTTGTTGCCAGCCGGAATCATCAAGCTCTTCTAGTGAATCTTCGTCTTCTGAATCATCTTCTGAATCTTCGCAATCATTGAACGATTCTTCATCATCATCGGAGTCTTCGGAGTCTTCGGAATCATCCAGTGAATCGTCTCAATCTTCCGAGTCGTCAGAGTCATCGTCTTCAGACTCCTCTTCGTCTTCATCCGAATCATCTGGATCGTCTTCATCGTCAAGTGCCTACGATATAGACGCATTTACGGTTCTATTATTGCATGGGGATGGAGTAGACGCATCGACATCATTCCCCGATTCTTCTCCATCAGCGCACACCGTAACAGCGCAGGGGGATGCACAAGTCAATACTTCAGTTGTCAAATTTGGAACAGGATCTATTAAATTGGATGGTTCGGGAGATTATCTAACAGTTCCAGACCATGCTGATTTTGATTTTGGAACAGGTGAATTTACCATTGATTTGTGGGTTTATCTTCTTTCCAAACCAGCTAGTTTTTATTTCCTAAATCAATATCAAGATGCTTTGAATTATTTTCATTTTTATTTCGAGAATAATGGTAATGGATTATTATTCAATATAAATGGTTCAATCATCACTCAAGGTAATAGTGCAAGTTGGAATGTTGATCAATGGTATCATATTGCTGCGGTTAGAAGTGGCACTACTGTTACTCTGTATAGGAATGGTATATCTGTAGCTTCTGGAGTCTTGGCTACTGCGATTTCGTTTAATGCTATTTTGGATATCGGAAGTGCAGGAGGATTAGCCGGTATCCATGGTTATATCGATGAATATCGAATTAGCAATGTTGCTCGTTGGACATCCAATTTTACTCCACCTTCATATCCATACGGTTAAGGGTTTTTATGCCAGATCTATTTCCAGACGAACTCGTACTACCAGGATGGTCGCAGACACCAGGAACCGTTAGGGACAGTTCCGGTCGCTGTTGGCAAATCTCTGGATTCCAAGATCGAGAAGGAAACATAGAGAAATATGAAAACGCTGGAGATGTGATAGAGACGGTTCCGTGTTGTGAAATGTGTCAATATGATGTAGATGAAGAAGGATTCTCTTCGTCGAGCGAATCCTCGTCATCTTCTACGGGTGGATCTGACTCGTCATCGTCTTCTTATTCATCCACATCCTCGTCCGCTGATGACGATTATAAGTATTACGGGTATTATTACGACTATGAGGTAGTTCCTGAAAAAGAGGAGTGTCCGGTTGGTTGCTGCGAAACAAATGCATATGGTTGGGGGTTCACTAAAACGGAGTGTCGGTTGGATTTGTTCTCGGTTGTTGTCAGCACAAAAACAATCTGCGCTCAAGACTGTGTAGGTGTTGGTGAACCTATTTTCTGGTGGGATCTATGTGTTCCGGATGTGTTTTATATGCCATCCTTGGTTGTTCCTGGTATATGGGAATGTGGCTTCTGTTGCGAGAAGAATGTTCCTCTTGGGGATCCTTGCGATGATGTTGGATGTGGAGAAACAAACCCTGTAATTCCGAATGCCATTATTCCTGTACAACCACCGATATTTGGTGGTTATATGACTGCTGCGGCATGTATAAACGATTTGGTTACTTGGTACGATGGAAATACTATCTGCAAAACTGAGAATGGAGATTCAGACTGGTGGATTTGTGCAGATTCTACGTGGGCAAGATTTATCACTGCTGCTGATGTTGCGGCTGGAATTACAGGTCCGATTGAAACGTTTATGTGTGGATTCTGCTGTGAGTTGATTCCAGATAGTTCTTCGTCTGATAGTTCTGTTTCTGATTCTTCGACGTCTTCAACATCGTCAGAGTCTTCTTCGTCATCGACATCTTCAGATTCATCAACTTCGTCTGATTCTTCCTCGGAATCGTCAGCTTCATCAGAATCTTCAGAATGTATATATGATATATACCTTGATCAAGCTCTAACAATGACCAGAACATCACCATGTACAAACGCATGGTCGTTTGGAACGCATTACCAGTTCTCCGATAGAGATAGTATTGCTGGACACATAGGATTATTACTAAACACATTCTTCGACGGTTCAATAGCAGCCATTTGGTTGGAAATAGATGGCGGCTTCTGGAATGTAACAACTGTTGTAACGTGTCCTGGAAGCGGAACCGGAGTTTATTGGCAGGGACCATTGGCTACAGAATCACCAGAGGGGATTTATTCTCACAGGTTGACTGGTGGTTTATGTAGTTATAATCCAGCCGATCCATCTGTGATTGGAGTAAATGTAACCGATACGTGTTATGAGTATTTTGAGTCTTCTTCATCTTCGAGCGATTCGTCGGAAGGAGAACTCCCAACGGGATATTATTGTAACATGTACAGATTGTGGTTTGCCATGATGGGTCACAGTGATTGTTGGGATGGTGATTTGGATGCTGTTGAAATTCGTTGTGATTGGGTCGCAGATCCGGGTTCGTGGTTTGATATATGTTTTTGGGGTGCGGGTGTGGGAGCATTTATATATATTACAAATGAAGATGGCCCATTTGATACTTTAGAAGATTGTATAAATTTAAGTATATGTCCATACTAATATAATAAAAAGTAGAATTTTATAGTATAGAAAGCTATCCTGATAAATAAATACTAAGAAGGGAGAGAAACATGCCAAAGACCGTATTGTTTTCACAAGAGATCAACGAATTAATTACCAAGAACGCTGATATTTTCATGTATGAGTATCCTGATATCGTTTCAGAAAAAGACTGGAACGATTTCAAAACCAAACCGAATTGCAAATGTCGTAAAAAAATTATGGATGGTTTGTTGAAGGATATGACGAAATTCAACCAAATTGTTTCGAAGCTTAAGGGTGAAGAAATCGAGATTATCTTTCCGAAACCCCTAGAAGAAACAATCGTGGAAGAGTTTGAAACTTTGAAAGAAATGGAAGTGTTTCTTAAAGAGTTGAAAAATAAGGGTATCATGTTCCGATCAGCCACACCTTCACCAAACGGTAAGGGTGGTTTTATTTTGATCGTGTTGTAGGAGACTATATGAAGCGAATACTTCTTGCCACTATTCTCTGCTTGTTTATGTTGGGGTGTAGAGATAACAGCGACATGAAAATTCCGAAGGGGAATCAGGGGTCCGCGTCACAACAAGAGATTGAGAAGAAAAAAATCTCAGGAGAGATAAAAGGAAGTATAAAGCTTCCGGAACCTGTTGTAGAGGATCCTGAAGACTTAAAACAGCCATGGGTTATCAAGGTTGACGGTGTTGATGTTCAAGTGCCTTATGGAACCAAGGGTGAGTTTGAGGTCAAGACTGTTGGCTCCTCCTCACTTGATTCGTTTACAGAGATGGTATCGAGTTGGAAATTGAATTCGGCTCCGGTACAGCTATTTATTTTTGGGGGTATACTCGTAGCGGTTGGGGTGGTTCTGATTATTTTTGGTATGGTTAAGGTTGGAATCATGTGTATAGGGGCAGGCTTTGCTCTTATCACTTGTGGTGTTCTAATCAATCAATATCCATGGATTTTCTTGATTGTCTTTGGTGTTGGAGCAATCGCAGGAATCTACTTCATCTATATTCAATTCAAGAAGAAATCCACAATACAAGAGAATACTGATCAGCAATATGTTCTCGAAAAGCTGGTTGATTTGGTTGCAAGACTTCCAGAAGAATTTCAAGAGAAATACTTCAAGCAACCACTCAAAGAGGACGATCAGAGTGCTATGGTGCGAAGAATTACACGCAAAGCGAGAGGTTTGACTGAATAACTTTCACCCCTCCGTTGCGTTGCTTCCTCTCCCTAGCAATGTAACGTGAGGGGTGTTTTATTTTCCAGGGAGACAAGATGGGTAAGAAAAGAATTCCAGACGAAGAGCCAGATCCAAAAGACTCGATTGAAGATAATAAAGAGATTCTCGAAAAACTTCATACCGAATCCAAGTTTGACATCAAAAAGATTTTCGATGTGATAAATTTGGTGTCTGGTGGAGATCCATCCGAGGGTGGACCCAGGCACATTCCTATTAATGCTCTTGCAGAAATTAAATCTAAACTCGCCGCTACCAAGAAAGAAACCAACGAGAACGGAGACGAGATTCTGACCCCTCTATACACTGAAGAAGAAAAGGTCAAGGTGATCTTCGCTCTTCTCAGTGAACGTGGGTTGAATCTTCTGGACTATCTTGAGAAGGTTATCGAAGAGGGTGGATACAGCACAGAGGTTGTGTTAGCGATTAATAATACGATGGAAAAGACATCGGACGTTCTCAGAGATATCTCTGAGATGCAATATCGAAAAGCGAAACTTGAAAACGAAAGAATCAATCTGGAGATTCAGAAGTACAAAGCCGATTTGAAGAAACGAGAGATTGAAATCAAAGAGAGAAAGGTTGAGATGGGTGGTCCAAGCACTCAGGTTATTGCTGTAGGAAATCCTGCCGAGCTTCTTGAGATTATGAAGGGTAAAAAAGGTATCGAATCGATTACCACCGTTGAAACTGTTGGTGTGGTAAAAGAGTACAAAGAAGACGATGATCGAGTAGAGGAAGACGAAGATGCCTAATATTCATTCGGTCAAACCGAAGCAACATCATTATACTGAAGAGATGATTCGAGAACTATATCAATGTTCTCTCAGCTATAAGTATTTTTCACAACAGTACGTTTATATTGTTCATCCTGAAAGAGGTCGAATCAAAATATCTCTCCGAGAATATCAATCTCGATTTTTGGATACGATCCACAAGAACAAGAAAACTGTGTGTCTCGCAAGTCGCCAAGTAGGAAAGACGACAGCCGTTAGCTGTTACATTTTATGGTATATCCTTTTCCAATCAGATAAAACTGTTGCCATCGCTGCTAACATCGACAGAACAGCTAAAAGTATCTTGGATGATATCCGAATGATGTACAATAATCTTCCCGACTGGATGAAAATTGAAACTGTCGAAAATAATGCTCACACCATTTCTTTTATCAACGGAAGCAAGGTATTTTCGTTCGCCACATCTGCTGCCGGTATCTCAGGAGAATCCGTATCATTTCTCTATATGGATGAGGTAGCCAAAATTGAACCGGCAACTCTAGCTTTTGAGTTCTGGAAAAATAATATTCCAACCATTTCTCACGGAGAAAAGGTAGTCGTTACCAGCACACCTAAAGGTGTTGGAAATCTTTTTCATAAGCTCTGGAAAGAGTCTATCGATGGTCAAAACGGTTTCGCTAATATTCGAATGGATTGGTGGGAATGTCCAGAATATAATAGCGAAGAATGGAAAGAGGAAATGATAAAAACTCTCGGAGGAATGGTTGCCTTCAATTCAGAGTACGGGAATCAATTCATTGGTTCTCAAGCAACTGTCATCTCTGCGAACGCTCTTAAAAATATGAAAGCTATCAATCCAATCAGAGAAGAAAAGATTCTCGGAGGATATGAAAAATGTTGGGAAGAATATGATTCAAAATTCGTCTATCTCGCAACATGTGATGTTGGATTAGGTTCAGGAAACGACTACAGCGTTCTTCAAATATACAAAATATATTGGAGAACCCCCACAAAGGAAGATTACATCGAGTATGATAAAAAGGATGAAGATGTTCCTGAAGCGATTATTACCAAATTAGAACAAGTCTTCACGTTTCGATCTAATCTGTGTAGCATTCCGAGATTCGTAGAATACGTTTTTGATATTATACCGAAGTGGGGTAATCCTTATTTTATCGTTGAAAATAATGGTATCGGAAGATCGTTTGTTGATAAAACACAAGAGGAATTCTATTACGAAAATTCTTACGTTCATGACGATTCTTCGGATATGGGAATCGACTCGAACGTTAAAACCAAAACTCAAATGGTTAATGCTCTGAAAGATATGGCTGACTTAGGAAAATTAGTCATACGAGATGCCGATACAATTAACGAGCTTATGACCTTTATTGAAAAGAAAACCATCTCCGGAAATCGAAGATTCCAAGCAGAAGATGGTTCTAATGACGACTTGGTTGTAAGTCTAGGTTGGGCTTGTTTTGTTGCTCAATCCTTATGGTTGCAGGATATGTTGACGTTTAAGGTTTAGTTTTCTTACTCGTGTGTACGTCATAATAACGATAGTAAACTTCAAGCATCAATGCTCCTAGAGCAGTCTGTCCAACCCTTCCCCATGATTTTCCATGTGCTTCTGTTTCATAATTCCACGATCCTTTATTTTCTTTGAAGGTTCCTTCTTTCACTTGAGTTGCGAGGAGAGTGTTCTTCAAAGGATCGTTCCATTTTCTCCAATATTCACTTCGAACCCCCATCTGGAACAAACCAAGACAAGAGTAATACCAGCGATAGAAATCTGATTTATCTGCGGTAGGGAATCCGTCCGAAATGACTTTGTTGGCAGTTGATAGGACTTGAGGGTCTGTTCTTGGACGACCGAGAAATTGCAGACAGGTCAATGCAACTGCGGTTAATCTCCCACTTCCTCCACCACGTTTTACTTGTTTAACGTCTTCGGTGTTTGAGGAATATGAGCAAGTTGAGGTTCCACCGTATCCGTTGTCACCAACGGGATCTGTCGTGGCTTGTTGGATATACTTGAGAGCTTTTTCTATCACTTCATATGGAACGGTCAATCCGGCAGTCTTAGCGGATTTGATTCCCATAACCCACCATCCGGTAACGGAAGTGTCCACTCGGATAGATTTCGGGGAGTAATCCCATCCACCTGTTGGACATTGGCTTGCTGCCGCCCAATTCACAGCTTTTTGTGCGGAATCTTTTACAGAAGTGTCACCCATACCAAATGCTTCCGAAATCGCCATAAGAGCTATTCCAGCTTCATAGCGATGTGGTCCGATTGACCCATTTGCATTTTGTTGTTGCACCAACCAATACGTTCCGCTGGCAACGGTTTTTCGATATTTTCCAAACTTATTTGAGTTGCCTGCACCCAAAAAAGCGAGTAGTGCCATAGAGCTTACAGCCACATTATGATTTCCACCACCATATTTGGCACAATCCCAATGTCCGTCAGGTTCTTGGTGTTCTGCTAACCATTGCAAAGCCCAATCGACCGAAGATTCTGTCTTTTTACTTCCACCACCAATCTTAACAAGGTTATCCTTACCACCACCAGTCCGTGTTCCGAACCGTCCACCACCACCCTTGCCACCCGAGGATCCAACTCCCATCAGAGCAGGGCTTCCCACAATCTCGTCAAAGGTTGAAATGGAATCGGGATCTCCTCTAGCGGTATTATCTTCAACCTCGTCATTCGTTTCGTTATGATCAGATATCTGAAAATCAGTGGTTATAACAACTGGACACGGTTCAACCTTAGTGTCATCGGTGACGACTTCCGGATCATTTTCCTGAATGTCTACCTCTGGTTCTTCGATCTTTTTAACTTCTTCGATAATATCAGACTGGATGATGATTCGTCTTTGTTTTTGTGACGGTGGTTCGATTGGAAGAAGCAACATCAAAAGAAATATTAGTGAGTGGATAGCTATAGAACTAACGTACCAGGGAGCGGATTTAAACTCCTGTTGAATAGCCATCACCATAGTTTTCTCTTCATTATCTTCGAATTCCACATATTCTTTTTCTTGATCCATAAGATTCTCCTTTGTCATCTATACTAACGTCTTAGGTGTGTGAGAGTTCACATAATTTAGACACAAAGATACAAGTTCTTGAAAACGATCCATGGTGAGTTCTTGGTTAGAATATGCATCTCTAAAGAAAAACTTGAACCACCAAATTTTAACATCATTGTTTTTGAACCAGAAGTTCGGCAAAACTTTCTGACAATTGGGGTCATGGGTTAAACCTAATGCTTCCCACTCCCTAGCATACGGACAGGTGCAAACATTCTCTACCGTTTTCGGATCGTATTTGATTCCATTCCGAACACAAAGCTGACGAACCATATTGACTCGTTCGGTTCTATAGATGTTAGCTTTGTAGTAGTTTGGATGTTTTTTGAACGCTTCGTTGATCTCGTTCAAGAAGGTATGAAAACATTGTGGTGTGTGCTTGTGAGATAAATCGAATCGCATTTTTGCTTGTCCATACGAACAGTAGCAATTTTGATTGAGTTGATATGGTTGCATAAAAAATACTTCGCAATCATATAAACATCCCGCTCTCACATCTGCCTGTTGTGCTCCTGTGATTCTTTTGACCAGCGGCTCTAAGATTTGTTCCCAACCTTCTCTTCTTGGTATCTTATATCGTTTTTCCATATGTTCTCCCTAGATAATATCTCCCGGATTAATTGTAACAAGAATTTTGAAAATGTCAATTTATTTATTGACAAAATGTTCAAATTGGATATAATGTTTCCCAAGGAGGGTTATTTATGCGAGACCTGTTTAGAAACCATGTTTTGACTAGAGCAGAGAATCCAAACACGAAAAAACTGGAGTGGTGTATCTGTCGTGTTGAAGACGATAAACTTTTGCCACCCTTAGTCTTTGGTGAAAATATCGAGGATGCTATTCACGCATTAGAAGAATTAATTTTGACGGGAGATTACGATGTCGTGGAATAAATACTTCATAGAGATGCTTTCGGTGATTGCCGCGAAGTCGAAGGATAAGTCTACCAAAGTCGGATCAATCATTACCACCAAAGAACATACGATAGTCTCGACAGGATTCAACGGATTTCCTCGGGGGGTCAAAGAAGACGAATCTGTGAGTGAGCGGTTTGATAGACCCCTAAAGTATAAATTTACGGAACACTCCGAGAGGAACGCAATCTTTGCTTCTGCACGGCATGGGATTGCCTTGAACGGATGTACTATATATCAGAGTTGGCTTCCGTGTACGGACTGTGCCAGAGCCATTATTCAAGTTGGGATCAAAAAGATTGTAGTAGATGGGAGAACATATTTAGATTCAAGAAAGTATTGGGATGAACGTTGGTTTGATGATATGGTTGTTTCGGTGGATATGATACGAGAAGCGGACGTTAAAATTCACTTCTGGAAGGATGATTATCTGGCAATCATGTCAGACTACAGACTAACAGGAGATCTAGAGTGGCACAAGGAAAAGGATTTTGGTACAACCCAAAAACAGATATAGCTGTTGAAGTTCATCGTCATGAAATCGATTTGAAAAATCGGATTGTTCAATCCAAACTTAACATATCAGAACAAGTTATCGACGCACTGAAAACTCTCACCCTGAATCCCGAAAATGAAGACAAAATCAAGATGATCGGTGTGCGGACTGGATTGGTTCGCATCCGAGATTGGCAGCAGTTTACCTCTATTCAATTCTTCGGTAGGGGTGATGATGCTAAGGATACTCTTTTTGCTCTTGCTCAACTTATTCGTGCTTATAAAGATAAGACACATAAGAAACTTAGAGAAGATACTCCTGGGTTATCAACTCTTCTCGGATCATCCTGGACGCTGAAACTCGATAATCTTTCTACGGGTGATTCCGATACATTATCTCCGGAGGAGTATCTCAAAAAATATCATGAGGAAGGATACATGGAAGATACCAAAGAAGATAAATCAGAAAGACCTGTTCGGGATCTTCCGTTCTCGAAAGATCTTGTTAATCAAGTCGAAGACATTTTGGATCGAACCGGATATTTCAAAAACGAAAAGGTTGGAAATTTGTTTGAAGATCTGACCTTTCGCATCAAATCCAAAAAGATGGGTTTGATAGATGAAGACATTACATTGTCGAGAGTTTGGAAGCTTGCAAACGATGGAAAACATGTGTTTACAATTATCTCGGCATTTAGAAATTCCGGAACACCAGAACAACTTGCGATCAATAGACGTCGAAATCGAGTCCTAGAAGACTTTCTTCGAAGAAAAGGATACGGATTCAACAAGATATCAGGTTATTGGACCGAATTCAACAAAGCATCGAAACCAAATCTAGAAAACCTGGAGAGTTCGAAAGAAGATAGCTATTTTGTCACGATCAGAGTTCCCGAGGACGAACTCGCTTATGGATTGTCGGGAAAAACGGTATCTCGCTTTGTGAAAGATTTCTCCGGTGTCATCCAAGGGTCGGATGATGAAGATGATGAAGTCCCGGATATTGAAGAAGTATTGATTGGAACCACCGGCTTTAACCAGGATATGATTGCTATAAAAATAGATCCATCTTCTCCAACGATATTTTTGATGGATCGGACCCAAGGATTGTTCCCGTTGGGTGAAGTAGAGTATTTTTCGGATATTCGTAATACGTTGGAAAAGCTTCCAACAGATATTATTGAAAAGATTGCCTCTGGAGCAGGAGGTATCGCATTCAGCGATCTAAGAAAAACCAAAGGGTCGGCAAATATCGGGGGAAGTTTCCGTGCTGGTAGTCTAAATAAGGGTGAATAAATGCGGAAAATGTTCGACGGGTGGACGTTAGAAGAAGCCCAACAAGAACTAGAAAAGGTGAAGCAGACAACCAACAACCCAGGTTGTGGAACCATGCTATACCGTCAAGCATTAGCAATCTTCATAGCACAAAAGGAATTAGAGAGGAAGCAGAATGAACTTTCGAAATAAGATTCAAAAGAATTATGTAAGCGATAGTGTACAAAACCTTTCCCGGTTTCTCGAAGATGTACAAAAATTCCCACTCGTCAAAGAGGAAGATGTGGGAGTTTCTTCTGATATGAAGAAAAAGTTTTCCTCTTCGGTTTCTGATTTTCTCAAAGCTTTGGGTTCTGGAGGATCGGGTAAAGAGGGTATCGAGGAGGATGCCCGAACGGGTGCTAATATTCGGATGCTATCCCCGAAAGATATGGAAACAGTTTTGAATGCGTGTGGGAAGAAGGGTGCTGCGAGTGCCAATCGATTAATTCACACATCTACAAAAGACCCCTCTGGAAAACCGATTACGATTGACATCAAAGCTTCTCCAAATCAAAAAAACAAACCCAACGTTATTCGTGTTACGAAGCCGGTAGGTGGAGATTATTATATCGATCTCGACAAGCTCAAGCAAGTTTTTTTGGATCGACCCAAAGATATCATAGCACAAAATGCCAAACTAAAAAAGAGCGGAACGAATACGATTTTTTACGACCTGACTATGCCAGCATACCACGGATTGTACTATGACGAAAAAGAAAAGGGATTTGGACTGGTATCAACATGTCCCGGAGCAGGAGCATGTATTCTTTGGTGTTATGCGTCGAAGGGTGGTTATGTTCAATATCCTGGACCTGTCAACAATGCTGCTAAAATGTTGACCTTCCTTATGAATCACCCTGACGAGTTTGAGGATACCCTTCTGCAATCTCTAGAGAATGCCAAGCGTACAGCCAAAGAAAAAAGGGTTATAATGCGTTGGCATGATGCTGGGGATTTCTTCTCGACAGGATACCTGGATTTGGCATTGGATGTTGCACGAAAAACACCAGACATTCTTCACTATGCTTATACGAAACAATTACCATTGATACGTGATTATCAGAGTCAAGGAAAGATTCCAGAAAACTTTATCTTCAACTTTTCGGTTGGTGGAAAGTATGACAAAACTATCGATGTGATGGAAAAATTCGCAGATGTTATCCCGAAAAATTTGTTTGATGATATTCCCGTTCTATTCACCCCAAAATCCATAAAGATGACAAAGCAGAAGTTGGTGAAAGCATACGAATCGAATGGGCTTACCGAGGAAGTTGTTGATGGGTTGGCAAAAGAGTCGGGTGTAGAAAAGGTCTCAGCGAATCTCAAAGGACTGTTGAAATCGAAGGCTATTTTCAAGCAGAAGATATTAGGTTTTCTCGACGAACATGATATGAAAAATGAAAAGAAGAAGGTGGGTACAAAGCTCAAGTTACAGAAAAACTTTACAGACGAGAGCGTACAGACTCTAAAAGAAAGAACCGCGAAGAAGCTTAATATTCCTGTTGAAACAATTCTTTCTTATCCAGAAATGATGGACAGATTGAAAAATAATGACGAAGATTTTTTGTCCAAGAAAAACTATTGGCATATTCTCGTGTGGTCTGGACATGGTGACGATGCACCCACACGAAAAGAAGTCAAAGGTACTCTTTTGTTGATCCATTAGACGGAGGTAGGGAGAGAATAATGGCACAAGAAACATGTCTTGATTGTTTTCGGAAGCACGTTGCAACTGCGATGGTGTTTGAAGACGAAGCTGAAATCGGAAACGCTTATCCTCTTCACAAGTGGTTGGCTATCGGAGAGCTTCATGCTGCCGAGAAAGAGGTTCGAAAAATGTATCCTCTTCTCGCGCAGATTACCAGAGAACAGCGAATTCTTTATCAGAAGGATGGTGTTCCTGTACAAACACTTATGTTGATAACTCTGGCAAACGAGTTGGAAGAAAGTGAAGAAAACGAGCAAAAAGAAGACTCTATTACACTAAATAAGATAGAAACGGATAGGGGATAAATCAGGTAAGAGACTATACTTGAAACCTATAAGTGTGTCAATCAATAGGTGCAGTTCCCATCCGTTTATTTTTCACCCCCGATCAAAAATTGGTCGGGGTTTTTATTTGGTTCTAAACTCGTGTCACTAAATAAGAAGAGATAAGAGGAATGTCTAATGGCAATGAGAACACCAAATCAAGAATACTACTATTACAAATCTGTGAGAAATCAGGTGGTTGTTTTTATGTCCCTGTTTCATCACATGAAGGTAATAGATTCTCCTGATAACAGTGATGCGACTTTGACCGAAACCGCTGAAACAGATATAGATATCACGTATACACCAAAAGAAAGGAAGCTGATCGAACAGCTTTATGAGCATACGAATCCAGACTCTATGTATGATCAAAAGGTTCCCAGGTTTTCCGTCTCTATCAGCAGTATTACCTATGATCCATCTCGTACTCTGAATTATTTCAGAACCAGAAGGATCAAGCAGAACGCAGAGCAGTGGAATGACCGAATGCCTATACCTTATGACATTGGCATGAATCTCTCGATTCTGGCAAAATATGAGTCCCATATCCATCAAATTTCTGAAAACATCGTTCCTTTTATGGCACCCTATATCATTGTCAGAATCAAAGAAAACGTGGACTATTTGGAATTGGTCCCAAGAGAACTACGGATCGATTTTGACGGCAATATTAACCGAGAAATACCTATTGAGTGGGAAGATACCGAAAGAAGACTTGTTCGCGGAAACCTCAATTTTGTTATTCGAGGATGGATTTATAAACCAATCAGTGAGCAACCTGGACCAATTTTGCATATTCCTATTCGATTCTTCAAAAAGGACGATTTCGATCTCAATAATAGTCTTTTTGATCAGACAGAGGTTTCGGCATCAGATCTGCAAAACGACACACTGATTACGGGACCAAATTGGGTTTAGAGATAGTATTTTCTCAAAAAATGTTGTCATTATTGAGTCTACAATCCTAAATATCAATAGAATAGAGGACTTTCTTACGAAAGAGAAGAGGATAAAAATATGGTAACAATAAGATCAGGTCTATCTCCCGCTGTTCGTGTATTGGAAATCGACCTCTCAGATCATGTTAACAACCAAGTCAATACCATTTCTATGCTTATTGGTGTTGCTGAACGTGGTCCAGCGTTTAAAATTGACATTGTAAACTCTGAGAGAGAATATGTCGAGACTTATGGCGAACCAACGTCAGATACCGCAAAAACATTCTTTGCTGCAAGCGGTTATTTTGCTCGTGGTTCACAGCTTCTTTTCACCAGAGTAGTTGACAGACCGACAGCTATAGTTTCGGCTATCGGATTTGATGCCAACTCTGACAATGAACCAAGCGGTTCTCTGCCTTCTGTTGCCAACTTGGATCCGGTAATTTACAATAACGATCCAACCGAGTATCTCGAAGCGCAAGACGAAAATACCATTGTGACCCAATCGGATATCGATGATTACTACAACACATCTTACAAGTGTACGCAAGCCTTCTACACCCGCCATACTCTAAATCGTGCATATCCAAGAGAACGTCAGAAAGAATATGACGTTACGGATCTTGTTCACGATGGATGGTATGAAGATACGGCTCTTGGAGAAGTCGAGCATTTTTCTGGAGAACTTGCTCCTGGTGTTCCGGATCCCCTTTATCCAAACGGATATGTTTATCGTTGTATTACTGCGGGGTTGGTTGGAAACGCATGGAACTCTTCCGCTGAGAGAGCGGACAAGGGTAGTCCAGCAGATAACATTGTTGCTTGGGATACCGTTGTTGGAAACACAACCACGGATGGTGAAGTTGTTTGGGAAAGAATTGATTGGGTTGAGAGCACCTGGGTTGGTGGAATTCGATACAAGCACGGAGCAACAACCGATCCTGAATATTATGATCCAGACGACACCGAGACGTTTGACTACAATTGCACGATTAATGGCGAAGCAAAACAAGAAGATCTTGTTCTTGCAGCTATTGGTCCTGGTGGTGATTATAATGATTACTACATCTTCTTGCTTGGTTACGAGGATGCAGAAAAGCTTCGTAAGTATCCTTATAGCTTGACAATTCCCCGAGAAACAATCAAATCAGACTCTTACGTTCCTGAGAACTTTGCAGATTGGGGAGATGACGATAACCCGAGCATCAAGAGAGTCATGTCAAAGGTAACATACACCGAACTCGTTAACAAGTTTGATTTCCTTGGATTGATTCCAGAAAATCTTCCAAAGACATCGAAGGAATTCGGTTTGTTTGTTTTGACCTATGATACTATTTCCGACTCTTGGAGTGAGGTAGAATACTTCCGTTGCTCAACAGACGAGAATGCTTTTGATGAAAACGGAAATAAATTGTATATCGAAGAAGTTGTCAATAATAAATCGAAGTTGATTCGTGCGAAATTGGCAACTACGGGTAAGGATGCTGTCTTTACGACCACACTCCCAATTCCTCTCTATGGTGGTTATTCGGGAGAACTTCAGAACTTCTACGAGACTACCGAACGTGAAACGGAAACCGTTTCTCTTCTCGCAGAGCTTTATGAAGCGGCTGATATGTATCGTGAAGCCGATATCGATATCGACGTCATTATCGAAGGTGACGTACCACTCGCTGGAAAACTCGAACTTGCAAACCTTGCGGAGGATTTGAACGGAGAAGCGATTGCAATTCTCGATGTTCCTTACGAGTACGAAGATATTGATGGAATTGTAATGTGGACGCAAGAGAACTTGCTTCTTGGTGGTTCGACTGGAAGTTATGCTGCTCTTTATCACAACCGTCTCAAGATCTTCGACAAGTACACCGGAATTTATCGTTGGATTGCTCCGTCCGGAACAATTGCTGGTATCTATACCTGGGTTGACAAGAACTTCTTCCCATGGTATGCTCCTGCCGGTTCGCGTAGAGCAGTTCTTTCGGAAGTTATCGATATCCGAGAGAAGTTCCGTCTTCCTCAACGGGACGCTCTCTATGCCAACAGAGTCAACCCGATTGCTATCATCCGTAGTGCGATCACGGTCTACGGACAGAAGACCCTTTTGGATCGAGATAGCTATCTGAACCGTGTTAACGTTCGAAGACTCCTTGCTTACATGAAGAGACGAGGACGAAGACTTGCTGAACAATTCGTATTCGAATTCAACGATGAATTTACTCGTGCGGAGATTACAGCGATATTCAACGAATTCTGTCAGTGGGTGTTGAACAATAGAGGTTTGGAAGAATTCTTGGTTGTCTGCGACGAAACCAACAATGGACCGGAAGTTAGAGAACAAAACTATCTCTATATTGACATTTATGTCAAACCGACACCCGTTGCTGAATTCATCTGGTTGCGATTCTTCGTTACTCGTTCAAGCGTGAACTTGCAAGAGCTTGCTACGAGAGTTGTACCTACGACCACAGTAGCTTAAGATTAAATAGAAGAGGGTAGACAATATGTATAGTCTAAACAATTTTCGAGAAAAGATTCAGGATATTGCGAGACCGTATAACTTTCGCTGCCAAATGCAAGGTGGTTGTTTTGCACAACTGAGTGATCCGCAACGGGTTGTTGCGTCAATGCGAACCGCCGCTCTTCCTGGTCTAACACTCCAAGAAGTTGCAGTTTCGTATTTCGGTATGACCTATAAATTAGCCGGAACACCTACGTATGAACCTCTTGCCGCTCAATTTATTATTGATTCGGAGTATGCTGTTCTTGATGAATGGAAACGAGTTCTCGATCAAGTTTTCATGTACGAGGAAAATGGTGGTCCACAATGGCAAGCACCGACAGTGTATATGGGAACCGTAACTCTTCTACAGTTGAACACTGCAAAAGAACCAGTCTCTACGTATAAACTCGGCATGGCTTTTCTCTCTCAGATCGGGGCAATTTCTTATGGTCATGAGACAAAAGATGCTCCTCTTGTTTTCGACGCAACAATGACTTATAGCTTTTACGTTAAACAGTAAAAAATAACAAAATAATATCCTCCTCTTATGCCTCACTGATAAATAATAGTGAGGCATTTGTTTATTGAAGCACACTTTCTCCCACCTAATTATTTTCGATGCAACGTAGAGCGATTCTGTGCGTATAGCACCCTTTTAAATCAATGTTTTTGAGGTTTCGACAATCGAAAACGTCTTCGATGTCCGTTTTGGTCCTAAATAGTATAGATATCAATAGTTAAGGGAGATAATATGTCTAAGGAGTTTCAATTTCTTGACGGCAATCGTCAGATGGAAACGGATTCATTGCGATCATCTAATCCAAACATTCCCATAGGTCTTCAAAATCACTCTTCAGTCCAACAACTTTCGGTTGAAAAGTTGGACGCTCTGATCAATGATCCTAACTCGCATCCTGAGATCCGAGCAGGAGCAATCGCAACCAAGAAGAGATTGTTTCCGGATTCGGTTCCGGAGCCGATGCAGGATGAAATTGTCGCAAAACCAAAGAAGGAAGTCAAAGTTATCAAATCAAAAGACGATATAAAACCCACAATCAAAAAACAAAAACCAGTGGAGAAGAAGCTACCGAAGATCGAAATTCCAAAGGTTGAAAAGGTTATTGAATCGCCTAGTGTGTTGGAACCAAAAACTCTTTCCGACATCGAATTCGGTCAAGTTCTCTCCCATATCGACAAGAATCTCTATACAGATTCAATTACGCTTTTGAGTGATCCAAGCGTTTCTGTTTCTCTCAAAAGTATGACGGTCGAAGAGTACAAATTCCTAGCAAAACAACTTGAGATTTTTGAGATTGAGACAAAAAAATCCAAAGACTCCGGAGATCTTCGATCCCTTGCTAGAAGAGAATTCGCTATGGCAAACGGGATTGATATTGTCCTTCAGCGATGCATTACAAACAACGTAGATATCTCAACATTGTGTGTCTACGATTGGATTTATTTGGGACTTTATCTCCGCTGCATATCCAGACCTGAGTTTAATCGATTCCGAATCTACAAGCAGAATCCAGAGGATCCAGAGCATCCAACTATTAAAGTTGTGGATATCGATGTTCCTAAGCTTTTGAATCATTTGACCGAAAATCGGGACGTTTTCATTAAGGAACCGATAGGATATGTAACTCTCGGAGAAGAAGCATCAGGACTGTATCTCATGATGTTGACGCGGGGTGATATGCATTTTGTTGAGGAAGTCTTCACCAGGGACTCTGAGGCATCAACATCTCTCTTGGAGATTGCATTTTGTGTGAAAGCCTTCTGTTCGGACGGTAAAGCTTATTTGATGTCACCAGACCAAAGACTCCAACTTTTCAGCAAACTATCATATGATCAATTGAAAGAGATCCGAGAAATCTATGAAGAAAACACAGGGAACTTTTTTTCACTTATCAATCAATTCTTGAGAGAGAACTACGGAACCGAAGGAGAGTTTGACGTATCGGATTTTATTCTATTCTTCTACGATTTCTAACCGTAGAAGAGTATGTTGACATTTTTATGTCTCAACTCGATTTGTTTTTATCGTCTCATATTTCTCTTGAGTATACCGATAAGATGGGAATAGACGAGTTCGATTTGCTGAGTTCGATGTATCTTGAACGAATAAAACAATTAGAACAAGAAGGTAATAAGAGGGGTTAACAATGCCAGATGGCAATAAACTTACTTGGGGTACTTATGGTGACGAAATTCCGATTGTTACCCCGGTAAATCGTAAGAATGAAGCTCGACAAACTCAAGGTGGTGATATTATATTTGATAAGCAGGATATTATTGAACTGAAACTCCAGGAAGGAATCGATCAATTTTTCGTATTCGGGGTTCTCAAAGTCACTGATAGAGGTAAATTTAGAATCGCAAATCTCATGAAAGAGGGTTACGATTATCTTCGTATCGAACTTAAAAGTAACCGATCTCCTGGTGGAATCTATGGTCAAGATGGTCAGCTTATGATGGAAATTTTGAACATAGAGGGGTTTGAACACGGACATCTTGTGGGGTCTGCTTATGACGTTCATCACATCACTATCGCACAATTTCCAGCGTACAGAGATCTTCAAGTCTGGAAGATTTCTAAGGGTTATGCTAACAAACGAATCGATGAAATCGTATTAGATATTTTTGATAACTTCCTGAACACAATGAAAAAATACACCACCAATATCGAGGACACCGGAGAGTCTACCATTGAACAGACAAACCGCGCATTAGAAAGTTTTTGTGTTCCGTTCTGGAGTCCTGCAAAAACCCTCAACTATCTCAAGCGATATGCGATAACACCGAGCCGAAGGGCTGGTTATCATTGTTGGTTTGACCTCGATAGCCATTTCAACTTTCGCTCCCTTGAATCGATTATGAAGAATGGAACCCAACACAATCTGAAGCTAACCGATGTAGTCGTAAGCTCGATTCAGGAAGCACAAGAGGAACATCGACAGATTATCAAAGATTACTATCCAGAGTTTGTTCATAAAGAATACTATAAGATTGGTCTGTCCGGTGCTACGGCTGAACGATTCAATTGGTTCAAAAAGAAGCAATACACACTCAAGAATGGTTACTTGGCAAGACCGATGGAAAATGGTCCGAATGTTATTTTTGAGAAACCGGACGAGATGAACAATATGTTCGGGTTTCACATACCTGTTGGATATCGTGGTGAGAGGCAGACCGATTTGTGTCAAGCGTTGGTATATAATCAAATGTTAACAGGAATAGCCGCTCAAGCACAAACACAGGTTGTTGTAAACGGAATCATAGGTGAAACTAAAATGAAGTCGGGTGATAATATTTTTGTTGAGAATAATGTTCAGGGTGTCAATGAGAACGTTGAAGAACTTGAGGGGAGATGGTTTGTTCGAAACGTTTCCCATATTTGGAACGTTGTTCCTGGTTTTCCATATCGACAAACTCTCGCTCTTTCTCGAATCGGTGAGTTCAAACACTAGGAGATTTTATGGGTGTAAAAGATGATATGTATGGTGACGATATTCTCGATCATCCTCTGATGTATCGTGGTGTTGTCGAGAATGTCAACGATCCAGAAAAAGCGGGAAGAATCAAGGTAAGAATTCTTTCTATCCACAGTGACAATAAAAATTACGTAAAAACTGAAGAGCTTCCTTGGGCTATTCCTGCGACCGGATTGGGGATGGCTGGTGGTGGACTGCGAAATATTGGCACTATGAATGTTCCGTCAATCGGAAGTCATGTTTTCGTCTTCTTCGAGGGTGGAGATCATAACTTTCCAGTATATTTCTCAGCCGCACCCGCTATTGAGGATTGCGAAGATTATCAAGAGAAGGATGGAAAGTTTAAAGAAAAAGAATATGAGTATTCTGTTGGTAGCCAGTATGATGATCGGAGCGGATATAGTGATAAGATTCCGATCTATGAGACAGTAAATGACGAAACTCCTAAACACCAAGTTCAAGATTGGGCAGCACAGACTCGAAAAAATACTTTTGGAGAGGGTGGATCCGCTACAATTCCCCCTCCACTAAAAGATAAAACCGATGCCCAACCACTATTTCCGTCCAATTTCTTTTTGAGACAGATTCGAATCGCATTTGACGGTGCAGCTAACCATGATGCTCCAGCCTATAATGGAATTCACTGCATAAAACCAAGTAACCGTCTAACCAAAACAGAACAAGAACAGGAATTAGACGAGTGGAGTGAGAGAAAATGGGGGTTCAATGATGATGATAAGGAACACCAACATAATTGGAGTGGTGGTGATGACTGGAAACCCCAATATCCTATGGTTAATACCGAGAGGAACCCACAGGGAGAAATAATCGACACAGATGTTCTTAAAGAGCGAAGAGTCTTCCTCCACCCCTCTAAATACTTTATAGAATTGGTGCAACTCGATGCAAGTCGTAAAAAAGACGATTTCATGAATGAAGCATCAATTAAGAAGGTTTATGAGAGACAACGAGGAGTTGCAAACTCTCCGGATATTCAGTGGTCAAGTCCGAAACAGGTGAAGATCAGCGGAGAGTCGAACACAGCTAAGGCTATTGATAGTACAGACTCGGAATTGCAGAGAAGAGTCGAAAATGAGATGACTTATGACGATATTGAGGGTGCCGAGAGGCAACAAAGACATGCTCGTTTTGAGGAAAGAAAACACAATCCAGGACGAGAAAAGACGATTATAGAGGACTTTGTTTATCGCTTTTACATGAACAAAGTAAACCAGACATTTCAACTTGACAGGAACACGAGATTCTACACTGGTAATGATAACATGGAAGTCGAGCATGGTGATAGAAACTATCGCTTGCATCGTGGAAGTCATAACCAACACGTTGATGAAGGAAACTACAATCGAGTTGTAAACCGAGGTTGGGAACATTTACACATTGACGAAGGTCATCATTTTATTGAAATATGCGGTCCTGGATCGGGGGAAGATGGGGGAGCTTATAATTCGTTTGAAGTCAGTCCCGATCACGAACCAATCGGAAATCCGGATCGAACGACGAATCAACACGGATGCAACGATACAAGACCGAATCACCCCAAGTCGAGTGAAACATTAGCAAGTAAATTGGGGTGCGATGCTAAGTTCTCTGCATGGTCGTGGACAGGTGAAAATGCCTGTGGTCATCAATTTTTCCTCCTCCACTTAGGAAGTCAAGTCTTCCGATTGGTCGAAGGGCATCAACACTTCCATCTCCTCAAAGGACATCAAAAGTTCCACCTTGTCGAAGGACACCAGACATTCCATCTACAAGACGGGGATCAAAGATGGCAACTCGATTCGGGGGATATGGAAAGATATGCTAACGGGCATAGATATTCTATATATACAGATTCTTGCGTAGAAGACACAGAAAGCTTCTGGAGATACAAAGCGGCAAGTTGGTTCAAAATCGAAGCACCAATCATCAACTTGGATGGAGATGTTTTGATTACAGGAAATCTTAACGTTCAAGGAACGACATTGTTTGAAGATCAGGTCCGAAGTTTGGCACCAGCTAAGTTCCCTTGCATCAAAACTAATATTGAAGGAACGGCTGTTGGATTGATGCCTATGCAGTGTGATGCTGATGCTTCTGCTGTTCCGTTGCAAAACGCAGTCAACCCGTTGAAACCGGGAACATGTCCTGCTAGTGGTTGTTAGGAATCGATATGGCTAAAACCAAAGAAATTCCATTTGCTTATCGACGAGATCTCGCTTGGGATTTGGAACTAGATGAAACCGGGGATATCCATGTAGTATCAGATGTGGATGCGATTAACCAATCGATTTATTCAATTCTTGTTTCGAATTTTGGAGATAAACCACTCGAACAGAATTTTGGAAGCGATATGGAAGATCTTATCTTTGAATTATCATACCCCCGAAACGTTTTAGCTTTTCATATTGAAGAAAAACTCAAGGACGCTTCCAGAAATTTTGAACCAACTCTCTATATTCTTGGAATCAAAACCGATTTTACGGATATAGACTCGCACACAGTCAGAGTTACTATTGGATATCTGGTTGGGGATGGTTTGAGCACCGGAATTTTTGATGAATCAATCTCCCTAGAAGATTTAAAGAGATAGAGGATAGAAAATGTCGGAACAAAGACTTAATTTCAAAGATATAGATTATCAAGGTCTCAAAGAAGGTCTAATTGAATTCCTGAGAGCTACGGATGCATTCAAGGATGCCAATTTTGAAGGAACCTTTTTAAGTCACCTTGTAAATATGTTCTCGTATACGGGAGCAATTTTTGGAAACTATATCAACGCTATGGCTAATGAGCAGTACATCAATACCGCTCAGTTGTATGAAACCGCAAACATGCTTGGTCATATCGTTGGTTATAAAGCTCACGGTTTCGAGGGTTCTACCACCACGGTCTCGATTACCCCTGATTTTGAGTCTATGGGACTCGATGCAACCACTCTCCCATCTTATTATGGTTGGCAAGCGGTCCTTCCGAAAAACGTACAATTTTCAACCAAGAGAGCTAATCAGCGAAAGAAATCTCTAGTCTTTTCGAATACCACCGATGCTATTATGACGATTAAGGATCCGAATACTGCGGATTCTTCTGATCCAAACGTTATCAACGTTGAATTGGTCCAAGGGATACCATTCACCATCGATTTTGTCAGTGACGGTACATCTCTCCAGAGCTTCGAAATTCCAAACCCATTCATCGACTGGAAAAATGTTACCGTATATGTTCTGAACGAAAATAGTGAAGAGGAGATGTGGGAAAGCGTTTTGACATGGTTCTACACAGGACCAAACTCAAAAATCTATGTCCCATTCATCAACTCAAAAGGTTTGTTGGAAATTCTGTTCGCAGAAGGTAATTTTGGTAAGATTCCGGAAGCGGGTCGAACCATTCGAGTCGAGTATTTTGTTACTCAGGGTGCCGCTGGAAAGGTAGACGCAGAATCAATCGACACCTTAGCAGAGACGATTTATTTCGTTAATCCAGACGATCCGTTTGATAAGATCCAGGGTCAATTCACGATTACACAAGCTCTCGAAAGCTCTGAAGGTATCAATATCGAGCCGATGGACAAGATCAAACGATTTGCTCCGTTGTACTTCGGAATCCAAAATCGTCTAGTCAATCATTTTGATTACAAATGGTACGTCTTGGGTGAATATCCTTACATTACAGATGCAAACGCTTTCAATTACGAAGAAGCGGTTGAAGCAAAACTTTTGAGGTCTCCGTGCGAAAATAACTTCACAAACGAACGCTGGGCATCTTATACTCTTCAAGAGACGGTCGGATACGATGATCCCCTCAAGATTCCGACAGATTGGGATATTAAGGGATTTTATGAAGCATACACGGTTATGGATGGAGATATTCTTCCGATTCCTCAAGTTGGTGGAGAGGATGTGGATGCTGGCGATCTGTTGAACTTTGGAACTTTGACGGGTTTGTTTGTTGATACGACTCGACCGTGTAACGATAACCGTGGAGCAACGATTTCACAGAGAACGGATATTCTTTCGAGCGAAGATTGTTGTACAATTGTTCACTTCCAAGTTGAAGCTATGAACCCAAATATAGACGAAGAAACAGGAGCATATCCAGAAGTAACTAAGAATGATATATCATTGTTTATCAACGGGGAAGAGTGCTATGTTCGTATTGATGAATTCGCCTATAATACAGACGGGTATCTTGCCGAATCCTGCTGTTGTGATCGTGAGGGAGATGTGAGGGGTTGGTATACAGTGAAGGGTGTCTACATTCTTGATAATGCTATCATTGATCCGGACGATCTTTCTGCTAGTATCCTCGGCACTATATTGGTGAAACCAAACACCCAACTCATTCTCGGTCAGGCAAAAATCTATCCCGGTGTTTGCTTCTCTCCGAACGATGTTTTCATTGTTCCAGTTCCCGAAGTTGGTGGATATCTGAATATCGAAACCAAAGAGGGAATTCTGGAGGATCTGGACAAAATTAAAATCATAACGGTTCGAAACCACATTGTTGCTCCAATTTATCAGACATTCGATGTTAGAGTCGTATTCAAGAAAGACGAAACCAGTTTGTTAACGTTGGAAGATGTAACCAACTCTATTCGAACCGAAATCGTCACATTCTTTTTACCATCAAATCAAACTCTCGGAGCAAAAATCAATACCCTCGATTTGGCAGATACTATTAACGATCTTCCTGGTGTGGCAAGAGCTAGAGTCGTATTAACCCCCCGAAGTGCAGAATTGGCTGCAAGATCCAACGAATTAGGCGATTATGTCTTAACAGATGCTGAGTTCCCGGTTTTAGGTCGAATTTCCCTCGGATAATTAAATGTCTATTAAATCCTTCGATTTCTATCAATTCCTGAAAGATATCACAAACCAATCTCTTGCTCCATTGCAGGATAATGCTCGATATGATGTGATCCTTCAGGGGATTGCGTCGATTTTCAGCAAGCTTTATGAGAGAGTACAAGAGATAAAAATCACCAACACTCTAGATATAACGGCTGATCTCGACTATCAAAATTATCTGAATACAAATGATGGTGATGTTAAACAAAATGTGATCCTGGAATATCTTTCGCTTTATCTGAATACAGACCATTTCAAAGATACTGTAGCCGTTCTGATGCGGTTGTATGAGTATCGAAGTAATGGAAATCAGATAAACAATTTGGACCAATTTATTGCGTCTTGGATCATTCCGTCCTTTAAGTTTTTCACCATGAACGCTGGAGACCTTCACAAATCGAAGGGAACGAAAGCTCTCCTGGAACGTCTTTTCGAGTTCTACAGTGAGGTCAACGATGACACTCAAATGTTTGACGGGTTGATCGAACAAGAGACAGAAGATGCCCGAGATCGACGATTCAATCTGTTTACGTCTTATAGGATTTCTGCCGATGAAATCAGTTTGAAGAAAAATTATGAGAATATTTCTGCTCTCTCCGATATTCAAATCACTCAATATGTAGAACTTTACAAACACCGATATGTGGTTGCTAATGGCTTCCTGTTTATGAGTGAAAAGGATAGGGACGATTGGTGGATTATTGATATTCTGGATGCATTCTACAAGATCGACGAAAATTACTTTGTGGTCAAAAGAGATGACATTATATACCTCTATTCTGACGATCATGACATGTATACAGAAAATTTCGAATTCGATTCTCCGGAGTGGATTGAGAGAGAAACGAACGTAGAGTTTGTTCCCCAAATCATCAATAACCGGGATCCTCTAGGGGAATATCACTATGGAAACTTCTACTGGATTGAAAAAATTCCTAACGATGCAGATACTTTCGCAGACTATCTTTACAACCTCAAACGGTGGAAAGTGGTGGGAACTACCGTCGAACTTCAGATGGTTCGACAGGGTTTAGGTCTCGGCTATGAACCCCTTGCGTTCACAGCAAATCAATCATCTTACCCTAGAATCAATGCGATTCTTTCGGTCGATTACCTCTGGTTAGATTTTCATGATCCAGAGGCAACCTCATATGAATTTGATGTTGAAGATGTGAAGATGGTCTACACGTTTACCTATTCATATCAATTCAAAAAACCTACAGGGTTGGGTGGATTTGAATATCCGATTGAAAAGATGCTTGCTATTGCCAGAGATGGATATGATTACGATCCAGAAACGAACGGATTCTATTATAACATTTTGTCCCGTTTGAATAACAATAACATAACCCACTATCAAACCCTAGAGCGAGTCGTATCTTCACTGTTCGAAAAGGAATTGACGAGATTAATTGCCAGCAACACGATTGACGCTAGAACAGCATTTGACGTCTTTCTAATCGAACAGAAGACTAAATGGAATGATGATTACTATTCCTTCGAGGGGTATTGGAATGCCGGAAATGAGACTTCATCACCACCTTCCATGTCGCCAAGTCATGGTGATTATTGGATCGTTTCTAATGATGGTGATATTGAGCTAAACGGATTGAAGCGGTGGAGAGTTGGAGATGTTGTAGTTTGGAATGCAAACTTCGGGTATTGGGAAAAGAACAATTCAATCAAGACGTTAACAAACGGACAACAGGTTGATTTCGCTATTGATCATAAGATTATAGCACTTTCGAAATACCAATCTGATAATTCTGTGTGGTTCTACGGGGATCCTCCGATTGCAGACATTCCGGAGATGGACACTCCATACGAGAGAAGTGGTGGAATGTTTATTCTCCAGTGCTCAGATATACCACTCGATATTGGTTCATGGAGTGATATTATTTGGGTCGATGGAAACGCTATTGAAACGTTTGGAGATGATCCATCTCTTCTCTTTTGCTATAAAGAGAAAAACAAGAGTCGATATAAAGTCTACTCCGTCAAGATGAATGGATTTGTGCGAGAAAACGACCGCATGGATCTGACGAGAATTCTCCGAAATTATCCGCTGAACACATCTATACTCAGGGTTTACAAACTTGAAATCACAGATAAGCATTTGATTGCTTATTGTTATGACACTCGAAATTCTAGTCTAAAGTCGATGGCTGTTGTTCTGGAAAACTCCGCTTATAATCTCCCTCTTGAATTTCGAAATAATGAGATCAACGTATCTTATGATGCTGATGTTCGTACAAGAACCAGAGCTAATCAGCCGTGGTATAGAATATGGGATGAAGACGAGGTAGAAGTTGAAAATGAAGAGGTTGAAGCGATGAAGAACACCCTAGAAGTTTATGCTCCAATCAATAGTTATCATGATAGTTTACATGCTCTTGTTGATATAGGATACTCCAAACAGAATTATGTTCCTGGGTCTGCCGTATCTCCTCTCCCTGTCTTTTTCCCGAATCTTGGAGAGAATGGGACCACAAAAACTCAGAAAGAACAGGTCGCTTTAAAACTTCAAGATAGTCTCTTTTTGCGTATTGATGGTGATCCGGACGATGTGAATTGCGATTGTGAGGATCAGAGAAAGCTATTCTTCGTTTATGATTTTGAACCTATGACTCTGTTCTATGATCTAGAGACCATGACTCCGGATCCTAATGTCTATGGATATCCGACCAAGGTCCAAGTGAATAGGTTGGGATTGGTCAATGATGAATATTCGGGTCACGAAGATGTTTGCCGATTTGAGAGTGATTGGTTCTATTACAATTATGATAGCGGTGAAACATTCCCTGTCTTGGTGCGTCATAAAATTAGAGTCAATCTCTACTCGAAGTTCCAACAATTTGTTCCGTTCTGTGCGAATGATTATCTCAGATTTAACTGGAGTATTCATCACTATATTGAATATTATCATGAGTTGCCGAACGAAACGATTCCATATGAATGGATTGTCGGATTGGATGAAGAAATCTTTATGCCGGTTCAAGTATATAATGAATGTAATCCGGTGGGAATATTCTACACTACAAATCTGGTTGACGATGGATCGACTATAGGTTGTCCTATCGCTCTCAAGAGTCCTTGGAATGTTTATAATATAGAAGCATCAAAGATATCGCTCGTATAGGGATAAATACCTTTGAAGGGGTTGTATAAATGTCTAACTTAACAGAACAAGCAAGGTTTTTCGCCAAGGGTCAGCTACGGCTCTTTGAGAAGACCACAGGTCAGGAACTAGCTAAGAAGAATCTGGTAGTAAAAGATTCTGCTCATATCGCGGTTCTCGGTCTCGGTGGTGATATCACAGAGAGTAGCATCAAGATTGCATCTTGGGGTGATCTTTATCCAGAGAGACCGTCACAAACGGGTTATAATTGGACAAAGTTTGAATCACTAGAGGGCTATCACGCAATCAGCGGAAACCATACACACAAAACTATCAACGTTTCTGGACACTCTTATCCGGCACATAAGTCTGTCAAGTTCACATTCGAATTTGATAGAAATACAGCACCTGAATTCTTTGGTTTGAATCTTTTGGAGTGGGGTCTATTTTTCAACGATGTCATGTTCTCCAGAGTTGCTCTCGATATCGATTTCTATTTTCAGAGTTGGATGACGATTGTCGGGGAATGGACGATTATCTTTTCAACATGCTCTGGTGGATACTCTAACTTCTTACTTAACCAATACGGAATTGATGCTCTGTGGGGATTTAACAACGTCGATGCTGATACTTATTTGATTGAGGATTATGTTGGTCAGAACCACTTGAGCGGAATACTTCAACCCCCACTTCTCGTGACGAATCTTCTAGGTATCCAGGGTATCGATACTCAAGACTTTAAGAATCAAGATGCTTTGCCTGTCTTTTATGGGTCGGAGGGTGAGAACAACGTTACGTATATCCTAGAAGACGACCAGGACGGTGCTCTAGATCTTCGGGATGGTAAGTTTACAATCTGGCAGTGGTTCAAGATAATAGATGGTTCCTATCTCACAAACGACGAAGAGTGGGTTCTTCTTTCGAAGTGGGCAGAAGACGGAACGGATAACGATAAGAGTTATCGCTTGTACATTCAACGAGAGGAACCATACTCGACAATTTCAGACTTGTTCGCTCTTAAATTCGATATCAACGATGCGGGTGTCATTAAAACTCTGTCTTCCGATCTCTTCGAATTTGATTTGGGTCCAACGATCTCTCTAGCTGAATTGTGGTGTCTGGTGGTGTTAACCTTGGACCTCTCGACACAAGAATTGACTATGTATCTGAACGATGTCGAAGTTGGAAGTTTGACTCTGGTGGGTCATGGAGTTACTCCAATCAACGATAGCACGTTCTTTATCGGAACGCAACAAAAATACAAAGCAGACGCAAACTCCTATAACCACAAAGTAGTACCATGGGGATTCATTGACGAAACTGGAATCAGTCATGATACGTTTAGCCGTGCAGCTATTTCGTTGCTCTGGTTTGACGGTGTAGGTGACTTCTACGTTCCATAGGAAACAGAATGGCGAATCCAAACGAAACAGCTATGTATCTTCCTCGTCCTTACCCTACGGCATTAACTCCGGAGTGGAAGAAATACATTATTCAAGCATCAACACCTAATGATACGAGGTTGGATTTTTCCATGGATCAGAAATCCTTGATCCCGAGAACAAACCTGACCTCATATGCGTTCCCCTCTTATCCAAGACCAAATACGGGAAACTTCGACAAAGATATAGACTTGGAGTTTATGCGGATAGAAAGTCCTGCATTCCCGATATGGGTTGAGAAAGTCAAAGTCTGTCTTCATCAAGAGACCACCTATGGGTGCGTAAAATTAAATGTTTGGGACTTTGCAGACGATGAAGACGATATCCCTACTAATCTGGTTGGTGTGGACGGTGGGGAACCAAGCACAGTCAACATTCCTTTGACGATTTTTCCTGACCACAAGTTGATTAGTAATGCTCTGGCAACACCCGATCTTTACATGGTTGAGACGAATCAAACAACATACATCGATCCTTTCGATTACACAATTCAACCGAACTCGATTCTAAGATTTGCAATCCAATATGCAGAAGGTAACGCTTACGGGTTGAAGGTCTTTATTATTGGGTGGATGTTGGAATGTGATAAGGCAGAATAAGAATGTCGGCACAGTTAGAAACTATTTCTACTCTACAACCATGGCGAATCGGAAACCAATTTGCCATAACTCTTCGTGGGCATTGGCAAAAAATACCCACAGAAGAAAATACTACCACTCTGGCAAGTGATTATGATCCATATGCTGTTGATGCGACTTTTGATTCTCAAATTCGAGATGTTATTGGAACCACAAATTATAACACTGTTTATGATAGTTTCTATGCTCCGGTTGACTTCAAAATCTCGGGGTTGACGTTCCGAATGCCACAACCGCTTCCAAAGAATGCTCAATATGAAATTACATTCAAGGTGAATGGTGGAACGATTGAAAAGATCCAGATTCCTGAATTTGAAGATCATAACATGAAGAAGTATGATGTGGATTGCGATTTCTTGATCTACGAAGACGATTTTGTTGAAATCTCTATTAAGATTACGGGTGAAGATTTAGTCACGTTCAACGAAAACAATGTCACTTGCACAATAGCGGGATGCGTTTCTTACCTGATGTACAAAGAGCTTTGGGCAGAAGAATTTGCTGTTGCGGCAACTACGCAGAATATAACACTATCCGGAACCCAAACCGTAGACGGTGTAGCTCTAGCGGTTGGTGATGTGGTCTTAGTCAAGAATCAGACTATTGATGCTAATGATGGGTTGTGGGTTGTTTCGGATGTTGCGTGGACGAGAGTGCCGGGATATCCAACCCTGGCATCTCTTGAGGATGTTATTATTCACGTTACTGATGGGTTGACAAATAAGTCAGACGATACAACAAACTATACAGCAGTCGATGATGGTGCTGGTGGATTTTTTATAGGATACCCATTGATTTCATGGGAATCTGGTGATAACTGGTATAAAACAAACATCCATTTGCAAAATCGAAGCGGAAATGATACCATTCAAGATCGAGTATATCTCGATATGGTCAAATCTCCAATGAACTTTTTATTCCAGGGGATTCGATTAGGTTTGTTTGAAGATCATCTTATGGTGGTCGATAAGATTCGAGAAAGGGTTGTTTGTATCTATATCGATATTCTTTTGAATGGACGCAGCATTCTTCCATATACGAACTTCCCGAGACCTCTTCAAATAGATGTGGAACAGACCTACAAGAATTACGATATACCTGTCTTTGACGATCAGAACGGTCTTCCGGTTCGATTCGGAGATAACATCGACATTAGAGCTTATTTGAGGAACCAGCATACGAAATACAATGGGAAAATAATGAACGTTGAACTTTACGGATGTTCTCCGGATTGTGCGGCATTCGATTCTCCTCTCGTGGCTGTCTATCAACCTTGCGAAGAAGAGCCGTGCGTTTGGAAGTTCAGCATCGTTCAAAGATGCGAACCCGAAAAACTCAGAACAACAGACGAAGACGGCAATATATTCGGTCCAAGTCCATACAATCCAGAGATTGCCCCAATTGTTCCGTCCGTACCATCGGATAATCAGTTTATCACAGTTAATGGTGTATACATCACTCTCAACGGAGAGAAGATATTTATCTAGGGGATATAGATGCCACGCGAACTCAATACTGTTGAAGGTGAAAATTTCCATCCGGATGTAGCGAGAGACGCTGATCTTGATGCTCACACAGGAAATACCTCCAACCCTCACAATGTAAGCAAATCACAAGTTGGTCTTGCGAATGTTGAAAACGTATCTATACAAGATCACATTGATGATACAACCAATCCACATTCAGTGACCAAAACTCAAGTCGGGTTAGGAAATGTGGAAAACGTTTCTATCCAAACTCATATTAATAATGTGTCGAACCCTCACAGTGTAACAGCGGACCAACTCGGGGCAGTTATTGGTTCGGGGCAATTAGACTCTCTTGCAGTATGGCTATCTGTGGGAGAAATTGGATATTATGATACATTAGTTTACGATGGATCAGATTTAAAGGTTGGAGATATAAGTGGTGGTAATTACTTCTTAGTTGAAAGCGATGGAACCATTCAGTTTTTGGGAGACGCATCAGTGTGGGATGATATCCGAATCGTACCATCTGCTTTTGATTTTGCTGGGGCCTCGGATCCAACTCTGATAACATGGCAACCTGGAGGGTTGGGTACAACGTTCAGAGTGTGGGAATTCAATGTAAACGATGAAGTATTCTTCACAATTCAACTTCCACACACGTATAAACTAGGATCAAATCTCTACCCGCATATTCACTGGACACCAAAAGACCAGGGAGTTATTGAAAATGGAAGAACTGTTGCGTGGACATTAGACTATTCAATTGCAGATGACGGTGGGGTTTTTGGATCATCAACGACTGTTGATCTCACAGATACTTGTAATGGGGTCGATCATCGTCATGAACGAAGTCCTTCCGGTGTGATAGATGGGTCTGGTATAGCGGATATCTCTTCGATATTAATTGGTCGTTTGTACAGAAATGCAGGAGATACTTGGATAGACAATTCAGCAGCCGCTCGTCCGGTTCTTCTTGAGTTTGATATACATTATGAGATGGATTCTACTGGTAGTCACGAAGAATTGGTTAAGTAACTATAAGTCGAGTTGAAGGGTTTTGAATTCTTGATGCTTCTTCGAGACGAGTCTCTTAATATCATCCGATTCGACTTCTGAAGGAAGTTTGTTTTTAATCTTATCGACGTAAGAAGAAATGATAACATTAATATCAGTCTTCGCGTCAAACCCCGAAAACTCCTCCTCACCAAGCTCGTCTTTTAAATCCACCCTATTATAACCAACCGTAAGCTCTAACGGGTTCATATCTTTGATGAACTTAAAGATGGATTCGTTCTCTTTCGCATATTCGTTCAAAATCAACTTGATTATATTGCCCTGAATTCTTTCTCGGAGTTTATCTTTGGTTGCTTGATCTGCCACAGATATAGCTTTAACAAATATGGATGGATTGTCAACGGTTATGTATTCGAATTTAGGAGATGTACCCTCAAGAAAGACCACACTATTCTTTTTGATTACATGGATACCTTTGACGTTTCCAACATCGTTGAACGTAGAATTAATAACCGACCCCACATAAAGAACTTTACCTCTTTCGGTTCTACGATGAAAATGACCGGATAGTATCATAGTATCATCTGGAAATACATCGTCACCAAACGCTATATCATCTACCACGGATGTTCCATATAACCCAACTAGATCAAAGTGTCCAAAAATAATATCATACTTCTTCATATTCATAACATCAATCGATCTCTTTTTATTCTCAAGAGAATCGATCCAAGGAATGAATAAACAATCCTTCCCGTCAATCTTTGATTCGGTGATATCATTTATGATGTGGACTGGAGCGATTGAGCTATCGCTGTTTGGATCAAACCGCAGGAATCGAAAGTTGACATTCTCGATCCTGTTTTCTTTGTAATAAAGATCGTGGTTTCCTGCTAGAATAAAGACCTCTTTTGATTTCCGCGAAAGGGTGATAAAGAAATCCCAAGCATCGTTGAGGATATTGAAGTTCGCTGAGGATCTGCTGTCAAAAATATCACCTAACAAAACAACAGAGTCCTTTCTTGTGATCTTAGAAAGAACTCTGTTAAGCTCCGTTAGAAGTATAGTGTGAAAAAGTTTGCTATTACCTCTGATCCCAAAATGAAGATCTCCAATCACATAGATCATTAATATCCTCTTTCTAATCTTTCTAGTGCTTGGTGTGCTCTTGTAATCATTTCGTCTCGCTTATCTTTGTGTCGTTTTTCTTTAGACACCTTATATCGCATCTGGTTGTATACGATAGTCGTGAGAAAAGCGAATGGAGAGGTTTTGTTCCCCTTTACTGTCTTCATGTTTGGATCGAAGTTTGAAAACTTCTGACATAGAAGTAAAAGGCAATCTTGTTTGACGTCTTCCACCACCCCATAGTAATCGAGATTTCCGAATCGATGGGCAACACCATCCACGATTTTTGAGAACATTTCGGCTAATTCATCCGAAACTTTTTTTTGCTTTTTACATCGAATGAGTTCTTCTCTCAAAAGTGTTTTATCTACATAATGTTTCTTGGTATCGTTACACTCTTTACGTTTCGCCATTCCCTTCTCCTAATGCTTTAGCAACATCATCGGAGAAGATTTCAGAAAGAGAAGAATAGCCGTTCTTGGAAAGCCAATCGTTGATCTTTTCCAAAGCTTCCGGAGTAAAGATCTCCGGACAATTGATATCTTTATCAAATACCGTTTTTTCGGTTGCTGTGACCAAATAACCTCTCGCTTTATTTTCCAAAACCCCTGCCCGTATAGCAAATTGGAGTAGTCCGGAGAACGGATTTAATCCGGTGTCGTACCTCAAATCAAGGTAAACGGTATTCTCTTCCGGGTACTCCCTGTTTTTGAGTGTGGTTGCCTTGATACGAATTCCGATTTGCTTCTTTTTGGTGTCTCCAAAGGCATCCTCGACCTCTTCTTTGTTTACCAATCGCTCACAATAGACAATGATATGGCTGTTATATATTGCTTTGTAACCACCAGAAATCTTGTCTCTCTGAGCAAACAAATCTCCTATCGGTGCGTATGTGTGATTCGTGAAGACGAGAGGGAAGTCGTATTCGGTTGCCAAGGACGCAATAATCCGGAAAGCCGAGTTTTTGTCTTTGGCAGAAGATCCTTGATCCGAAACATCCTTTTCTTTCTCCACATCTGCAAGTTCTTTGAGACTAGCCAAATTTCCGATTGAATCAACACCTACAAAGAGTTTATCGTTTGCTCCTGCCATCTCGTAAAACCCTTTGATAGCCTTCGATGCTTCAATCTTCAGCGTTGAAACAGAACCAACCGGAATTCGGAAAATCTTGCTCGTATCACACCCAATAGCTTCGTAGAATTCCTTTCGAACAGCACGTTCACTGTCGAATATGATAACCTCGTAGCCACTTCTGATAGCTTCTCTCACCATATGAGCTAAGAGAAAGGATTTTCCGGAGTTTGATTGACCAACTAAGGCAACCATAGTGTTATCCGGAATACCCTTATAAACGTTGCCGGATATGATTCCGTTCAATGCAAAAGAACCAGTGGAAATATACCCCGGCTCTTTTACATCCTTTATACATTGAATGGAATCTTTGAACGCTTTATCCTTCGCTAATTTTTCGAGAATTCCCAAAATTATCTCCTTTTAACCATATTGACTCATGGTCTACTTATTCGGTGTTCCAAAAATCGAGTCAAATTCGTCCGGACTTACCGTTTGTGGTGCGGGATCCGAAGTTTGAGCAGGAACGCTCTGTGGGGCTTCCCACGGAAAAGGTTCAGCGTTTTGAGGAACGGGATTCGTTTGTGCAATCTTTTGTGTTTGAACAGGACCGGATGTATACGTGGATGCTGGGATTGTTGACTGCGGAAAAGCCGAGACTTGCTGTTCTCCACCACCGTTAGCCTTCTTCAAAAAATATTCATTCAACTTCTTCGTGAAGTCGGCGAAGTCGGTAAACTTTCCAACATTCATCCGTTCGATCACATAGTCCGGTCGAACCGAAGTCGGTGTCGTATCGAAAGCAGATTGAGTGTAGTTCGGGAAAATCTGCTTCCCATCTTTACTCTTCTGCAACTCTACGACGATGTTGAAATTGAACCCATGGTTGAGATCAAAAAAGTTCGCAGGAGGGTTCTTCGTAATCGCCCTGTACAGAGTCTTCGAAACGTCCATGACACCGACAAAACCCCTCTTGTCCGGATGAAGCGGATCGTTCACAACAAGAACAGGCATAATCCACTTCTTCGTGTTCGGGTAGAGCGATGTCGATGTGTCTTTTTCGAAAATCGCTTCATACATATTCCCATTCGAAATTCCGGGAAGAATTCGGATCTTGATCACAACCTTTCCGATTTGAGCAATCTTCGGATAGTCAGCTTGCGAAATCGGACGATACCAAATGTTCACCTTCTCCGTTTTGGTATCATTGTCATTAAAACTTTCAGCCATTGTATTCTCCTTTTCTTTTAGAAACAAAAAATTTCCTTTACTCACATTTTAACCAACTTTCTCTTTTTGTCAAGAGATATCTTTGTCGATTTCGATATTTTGATTCGAACGACAATTTATAACCGCACGCGATACTGCTGCGTATGCACCCTTGGTGTTGTTGACTCCATATCGCGAAACGTTCTGATATCCCATTTGAGAACCAGCTTCAAAGGATTTTTCGTCTGATGCGAGGAAGATGAATTCCCATTTCCATTGCGTTCTCTGTTGTTCAATGAGTTTTTTAACGTCCTCAAGATTGAACTCCTCGCTCGAATTCTCCTCACCATCTGTGAGAATTACAAAAACAACCTTTCCCGGTTTTTCATCTTCCGGTGTGTCGTTCAGCTTCTTACCAACCTCGTTGATCGTCTTTCCCACTGCATCCAACAGAGCGGTACTTCCTGACGGACAATATGAGGTAGCGGTGAATGGTTGAATTTTGGAAATGTCTTCGTTGTTATAGAGTAGTTCATACTCTCTATTGAACATAGCAACAGTGACCGCTATCTTTCCAACTTGACACTTCTTTTGTTCTTCAATGAGACTATTGAAACCTCCAACGGCATCATTGACGATTTTGTGCATTGATCCGGAACGGTCCAACACGCAAACCATAAGTGTGAGATCTTTGTTTGGCATTTTTACTCCTCCATATACTTTTGTGATGTTGTGACACTTTGAATAATCGTTCCTTCCGCTTTCTCTTTCGGACGATGAACGATAAACAAAGCATCGGTTATAATACGACTGACAATTTCTATTGTTCTTTCTCTGTGAGTTTTGTCACCCTCGTCAAAAGTAAAAAGCTCGTAAGGGAGAGCAACTTTAGAAAGTTTGTAATAGCGGATAATTTCTAGCATCTTGATCGACGAAAATTCTACCATGTCGCTTCTAGGTGCCAGAGTCCAACCTGGAAGCAAAGAAAACTTTTTGAACTTTCCCTTTAGACGACTGTACACATATCGATCCGGATCCTCTGCTCTCAATGCTGGTGGAGAAACGGGGAACGTCATAAACTTAGTTGGATATTTGGTTCCAGGAATATGATTGAGAATCGCTGGACAGTTTCCGTATTGTTCGACAGCTTTTCCTATTTTCGATGGTAAGGATGGACACTTTGCAACAATTTCTTCCAACATACTCCCACACATCACCGGAGAATCTCCTCCCTTCTTTTGATACGTAGAGCAGGGGATCAGAATAACCTCAAATTCTCCTGGGTTTGTGAGAATGTCGAAATTGATCTGTTTCATTTAGAAATCTCCAAAAATTGTAGGAGATATAGACACAAGTTCTTTTTGGATCATTTTTGCTATAATGATCATATCGGGATGCGCTGCCGCATTCGTTCTCAGTTTCAGAAAATGCATCCACTCCCGAAAATTACAGGTCATAACAATTTCAGTTTTAAGACATGTCGGAAGTACGGATCGGGCGACTTGTGGTGGACAACCACGATCAATGAGATCAAAATATGAATTTTCCGCTTGAACCATAGCTAGGTGCCATGCGTGGTATTTATGAGGGGCGTCTATTCCTGATGGTTGGACGACTGAGATCTCGTTGTTAAATTGATCTTTACTGTAATTGCAATAGCGGCTGGATTCTTGGCTGTAGGAAACCAGACGATGACGAACAATCTCATGCGTGATTCCTCTATCAGTCACGATTCTGAATGAAGCAGATGCATGTTCGATGACAGACTCGTGTCCACGTTTCAGAATCATTCGAATGAATTCTTCTGAGGAATCTTTCGTTATCTTGCTTTCAGATTTATAACAAGTTCTTCCTGCAAGTTCAATGATCTTTTCTGGTTCTTCGGTGTGCCATAATAGTTCGACTGACGGTTCTACTATTTTCATGTTCTACTTCCTCCAAGGGGGATTTGCGGTTGCTCAGGATTATATCAGCACCCGATCAATTTGTCAACAACTTTCTCAAAAATTTCCATTATAGTAATTCAAAGAAGATACAATAGTAACAACGTTGTACAATTGTCAACTGTTACAAGTGAGAATTTTTTAGTAGTTGTTACAAGAAGATATCTTCTTTGAATGAGAAATCGGTGGAAAGTTCTTGACTTTGTTTGAATTTGTGGTAGAATGTGCGACCAAGGAGAAGTTCATGGAAAAAAAGTTTAGGATTTGCGGGATAGATGCTTCGATTTCTTCAACCGGGGTTTGTTTTGCGGACTGTGTTTTTGATATTTCACAAAGAGAACTTTTGTTGGAATTTCTCTTGACAAAGAATCCAAATCATTCGATTTCGGAGTTTCAAAAATGTTTTTCAGTTGTGAGTGCGATGGAATTGTACCCTGAACCTGAGCATGAAAAAGGTCTCAAGAAATCACGAAAGAATCAGAAAGACTCAATCAACGATGGAAATTCTCCGTCATTGAAAGACAATCGAGACGAGGAAGTCTTTTTTTCTGAGAGGATGCGGAGTATTGTGACAAGATTGTGGTCTCTGATATCTCTGTTCGATCCGAAGGTCATTTTAACTGAGGATTACTCGTATCATTCACAAGGTTCCATTACACAACTTGCAGAGTTGAAGGGTTCGTTTCGTCTGCAAATGTGTTTGAAGCAAACATTTGAAAATGCAGTCTATTTGAATGCTCCGATAACAAGTGTCAAAAAGATAGCTGCATTTGTTGGAAATGCTAACAAAGAAAAGATCTGCGAAGAGATGAAGAGGTTTGGATTTGTTGGATATGAAGATCTCGATGATCAACTGGATGCAACGGCAATTGCTCTTTCGGCTTTTTACTCTATTCATCATAGGCTATATCCATTTGAGTTTCCAACACCTAAAAAAGCAAAAGAGAAAAAAGAAATAGAATCTTGGAAAAAATGTCTTGACACGTTTGCCAATCGCATTGGGAGAAAAGATGAACTCGAAAGATGGATCAAAGAATGAAAAGATAGCGTCTTTTATTGCTGAGATGAATCTTGACAAAGAACAGACACAAATTCTCACCGATACTGTAGCGCAAATCAGTTATGGTTTGACGACATTTACACAATCTCTATCGAAGATATGTTTGGATTGTACTCTCAGAAAACTGGTTGAAGTTACGTTCTGTCCCGGTCTCTTAGAATCGAAAGTAGAGTCGCTTTCGAAGATAAATTTACGTCTCGATTTTCTCGTTCACGACCTAGTATTTCAGACTCATTTTCACCATATTGCAGAAGAAAACAAAGCGAGGGTTGAAAGACTAATCAGAGAGATTATGACTCTGTACCAAATACAAGTTGACACTGATGCGTCTGAACCTGATCTCCCTTTGTTTGATCTATATGGTGAACGCTTGAGCGTAATGTTTACACTTTCTGTAGGAAAAATCCTTGACAATTTGATCAAGATCGTATACAATATCACACAAGGTAATGAGTATTCGTATCAACTGCTGGATTTGTTGATAGCTATCGTTTTGTCAACACAACATGCATTCGTCCACACGTTCGACGAAAAGTTGAGAACTGGATACATTTTGATTTATAAACCACAATCGTATGGTGGTGAAAAGTTGTTTAAGAACAATATAGAGATTAAATATCAAATCTCAAAGAAAGGAAACACCGATGAATGATTCGCTAACTCAGTTGGAAAGTGTGGTTCGTTTTACTCCGTCCGCAAGCATTCGCTTCATTAGTGAAGAGCTTCGCCGATACGGGATCAAGTCGAACAAGAAGAATGAAATGGATAAGACTGTGTTTTTCCAGTCCGCACATATCATTCAGATCTTCGATAGAGTCGAGGTAGATAGTGACACTAAGAAGGAAGTTCGCTATCCGTCTTATGCTCTGGTATCATTCAAGGATCTGTTCAAGCTTATTGGAAAAAACGATGAAGGTGTCGATGCCCAAGATATTGTTCGTGTATGGGTTATCGCTCACAAGTTGGAAAAAAGAAAGATGATCAATATCGTGGGAACAGCGACTCAGACGCTTGATGCTGATGCTAATCCAGATCTGCCGGATGTGTACGCAAATCTACATCACATACACAGATCGGATGCTGATATTGAAAAATACTCGTACAAGAGCAAATTCGCATCCAATAAGGCATACAAGACTACGGATGGAAAGACTCTTCTAGGTGTGTCAGATTTCTTTGTCATAGTCTAGGGGTCACAATGGAATCGTTAGATCCAACACTAGAAAAGCTTTTGAAGTCTTTTATCGATCTCTGCGATACTGTTGTCGAGAATGCGTTTGTTGTAACTAATGGGGTATGTATCGCAGGGATCGTTTTACAAGAATCTCTTGCACATCATATTTGCAAGAAGACGATAGATACATATAAAGATCAAGATGAAGCGAGAACTGAATGGGTTGTTTGTAAAATCCCCGAAGCGATGCGATACGCATTCGAACGAGGATTTCGCGTAGCTATACAACAAGTTTCTATGCAAAGAACTTCCAGAGAAGAATCGTCTCAAATAGAGATCGATGCTCAGGAAAACAAGGAGAATTCTACCGATGAAAAAGAAAAAGGATATCAAGATTCGAAATTACGGGATGGTGAATTACAATAGATTCAAGAAGCAAGTTGAATTCACCTATTTCGAAAAAGATGAAAAAGGTAAGTGGAAAAAACTGTTTGGGCAAAGGACATTAGAGAATGAAGTGTTTGTTCCTAAATCCGATGCAGTTGTGAAGTGTATTAACGGTGAAGATCCTGGTTATCGGAAGGATCTATTCGGGAATCCTATTCTTGTTGGGGTTTCTTGTGATTTTTTTGCGAAGAACCCTCCTCACGTTATTCGGCAATGTCCGAAAAGATTTTCTTACGACATTCATCCTGTAGTAAAATTCCTATCTGAAAATTTCGAGTTCGATGAAGAGAAGGACGAGATTCCTCCTCTGCGAGTTCATTATATGGATATTGAGACTGTTGTTGATGATCTAGGATTCATTCAGGGATGGAATGTCGGTCCAGATCGAGATGGTGCCAACCGTGGTGGGGTGTTAATGATTTCATCTTATGATGCTCGATCTAATACAACACATGTGTTTTCGGTTCAGCCCTACACTGATGCCAAGACAAAGTTACCGTCAAACGTGTCTTATGTTTGGTGTCAGGATGAAAGGGGTGTTCTCCGAGAATACATGAAATATTTGAAGCGAACCGATCCTGATATAATCTCCGGATGGAATTGTCTTGAGGGGTCACAAACAGTATGGTTGGAAAATAAGATTGTTCCTATTAGTAATATATCAAAAAAATACGAAAATTATCCAGCTTTTATCTCTGGTAATACTATAAATAAGTATGGATATACCGGAGAAAAGAAAATGTTTATTATAAAGACTTCACTTGGAAAAACAATTCGATGTTCTAAAGATCATAAATTCTTTGTTAGAATTAAGGATTCAAATAAGTATAAGAAAACTTCTACTATTCGAAAACTTTCAGAACAAGAACTATCTGTTGACCAAATACAAAAACAACCTTTAACTAAGGATGTGTTCTTAGAATTTAAATTTGGAAATGGTAACGTTAAGGATTTGACATGGAGAGAATTGATTTTTGAGGATTCTTTTTGGGATAGGATGATTTGTAATCCATTTATAGATATTCCAATTCGCAACAAAGAAATAATTTCAATAGTTCGAAAAGATCGCTACATTATAGATGACTATTGTTGGGGGGAAAATTTTTGGGAGAGATCTTTCGAGTGGAATTATAAACAAAATAAACATCTGTATTCTGCAATCGAGTTGAAAAATGATCTTCAATCTAGACCCGATTTTCATTTCACATTTGGTAATAGGAGATATTCCGTTGATTTAGATCAAACCATTAATGAAGTTGATTTACAGATTCTTGGTTTTATTTTTACTGATGGGTGTTGGGATCATCATAGAAATGCTATTTCTTTGACTCAAAAATATGAAGAAATTCTTCAATCTTATGGGAACTTGTTAAAAGAAAATCATGATATAAAATCTTTTTCTACCCATCGAATAAAAACAAAACTTGGAGTTTATTATTCAACAAAAATTGCTCCATCTTATTTTGCTCTTTTGTTAAATATCATTTATATGTTTAATGGGGATGAAAAGATTAAATTTCCAGACGTAACCTTACTAAGTATGCTTTCAAAAAATCAATTTTTTGCGTATATGTCTGGATGTTTTGATGGAGACGGTTGTTCATTGTCTTCTATTACGCTATGTAATTTTGATTGTCAAAAGCAAAATTATTTAGAATTAATTCACGAGATTTTATTATGGAATGGAATAATTTCTACAGTTTTTGGAAAGGGAACAAACATATCAATTCCATATCACGAAAAGAATAGAACGTTTATAGAGTATCTTAAATCACACTGCTTACATTATATTAGAGCAGAAAAAATCAAATTAGACTATATTAAGGTGTTTAAAGATTCATCTAATAAAATGATTAAATATTGCTATGATGATAATGGCGGTTTTGAGAGGATATGTTCGATAGAAGAAACCGATAAAATTGTTCCTATGTATGACATTGAAACAGAGACGCATTCATTTTATACATCTGGAAGAAAAACACACAATTGTTCTGATTACGATATTCCGTATATCCTAAACCGAATGCGATACCATTTCGGTGAGCAGTCTCTCAAACATTTCGGAAATGGAACTGCTTGGATTAAGAATGAAGCTCGGCGTTTTCTTACGAACGGGATCAATATTGTAGATTACATGATCCTATATAAGAAATTTGAATTGCGTCCAAGAAGATCATACGCTCTCTCAGCAATCGTTGATGAAGAAGAGGTAGAAATCGGAGGAGAAGGAAAACTCAAATTCGATGGATCGTTCAGAGATTTCTATACGAGAGATTGGAATGGGTTTGTCAGATATTGTATTCAAGACTCCCAACTGGTCCACAAGCTCGATCAGAAAAAGAAACTCTTGGATACGTTTGTCATGTGTTGTTATATGGCTGGTATCAGCTTCGATAGAGCCATCTCGCACGATGTTTCATGGTTGAGAATTCATGATGCTGCCATTTATAGATTCTGCAAAGAAAAAGAAGTTGAACTTCCAGAAGCACGAGAGATTCCAGAAGAATCCGCACAATTTCTAGGGGCATATGTGATGGAACCTGTTCCTGGAATCTATGACTATGTGACCGTATTCGATGTAACCAGTCTGTATCCGTCATGTATTCAAGCACTGAACATTTCGATTGACGCATATCGAGGACAGGTCAAGAAAGGTGATATCGTAAAACAGACTGGACCGTTTATCGTAGAATTCTATTCTCCTCTGTGGTTGTCTCTTGATAACTACTCTGAATCTATTCTCGAATCTATCAATCAATTCAAGGGTGAAAAACATAATACGGTTGCGACTCGACCAATCGTGATGAAATTCGACACGTTCCAAGAATTGGTAGCTGAGTTGAAGTCGAAGAATTATTGCGTTGGAGCAAACGGGGCAATATTCACGAAAGATTTCAGAGGGGTCATTCCTTCTCTGATTGACAACTGGATAGCAATTCGAAAGAAAAACAAGAAGCTATATTTCGAATATAAACAAAAGTATCAAAAATCCGGAGATCCAAACGATAAGGCTCTGTCCGAACGATATAAGACGATCCAAGAGGTTTACAAAATTCGTCTGAACAGTCTTTACGGATTTGTGGGTGCCAAATGGAGTCGATTCTACCACACTGATCTTGCGGAAGCAGTCACAGCAACGGGTCAGTATGTTCTCAAATCTACAATGGAGCATTTGAAGCGGAAGAATCCTTTCTTTACGGCACTGTATTGCGATACCGATAGCTTGTTCATCAATTACGGGAAAATCCTCGATTACAAAGGAATCAAGATCACTCAAGACAATACGGCAGAATGTGTGAAAGTTTGTCTTGAAATCGATAAAGAGATCAAATCTGCGATCAACGAGAATCTAGACAATATCACTCAGAACGTTATGTTGACACCGAATGCGTATGCGTTTGAAACTGAAGATGTATTTTCGAAAATGTTGATTACATCCAAGAAAAAGTATGTCGCCAGAATCGCATACGACAAAACAACTAATTTGTATCCGAAGAACGAGTTTGTTATCAAGGGTATGGAATTCAAAAAGTCAAATCTGTCGAGTCCAATCAAAGAATTCCTGAAGGATATCACCGTAAAAATGATGGACGGTATGAATCGAAATGATGCTATCAAAATGCTAAGAGAGATGTTTAACGTTCTCCCAACACTTCCTATTGATGACATATCCTATGCTCAAGGTGTTCGCAGTCTTTGGACCTACGAAAAGGGAGCAAACATTTGCATTCAAAATGAGAAGAATGCGGTTGCGTATTTTCCAAAGAAGACCCCATATCATATCGCTGGCGCATTGGTCATGAATGCGTTGATAGATTGGGATCCTGATTTGAGAGATATGAACAAGGTGGGAGAGGGAGATAAAGCAAAGATCGTGTTCGTTTGTCCGACAAATATTTTCGGAGTCAAGGCAATTGCTTTGGTTGGGTCTTGGCATGAGAAGTTGTATCAGTATTTCAAGCTTGATATCGAGTACATGATGCAACGTCTTATTCTAGGACCACTGCAACCGACATTCGACGCAATCAAAAACAATATAACGATGGATGATATCTTGCAGTTCAAGTTCTTGGATGCGGATAATACCCAAGTTCAGCTACTTCTTTTTTAGGAGATGTTATGTCGAAAGAAAGCAAATTTACAGAGATCGATGTTTTGACCGCATTGTTTTTCTACTCAAGAAGTTTTCATGCTTATGTTTTGCGTATTTCACCGGATTTTTTCGAGGAACAGAATCAAGACTTCTTTGAGATTCTACAGAAGTATTATCGAGCATACAACAAAGTTCCCGATCAGAAAGTTTATGAGGTTGAACTTGATGGGAATGATCAAAAAAATGCTCTCGCTGTTTGGGACAAGTGTTACAAGAATTATGCTAAGATCAAGAATCTGACACACGAATACATTCTTGAGAAGATCGACGAGTTTACCAAGAAGGGATTCCTCAAGAAATTTTTGATCGATAGTTACGATCAGTATGAGCAAGGAAAATACGATCATATCATTCGTAATGTTTCAAAGCTTACTGAATCCATAATTTCTAACGATATGGGTGAAGAGTACCACGACGAAAAGTTTTTGGATAAGAGATATGATTCGGACAATTTTGGGAGTCTGATTCGTACAGGATATGCGACTTTCGATCAGTTGTTTGGGGGATGGTATAAAAAAGCATTGCATGTGATTGCCGGTCCCGCCAACTCTGGAAAGACGATGTGGTTGGTCAACTTCGTTTCGAATCTTCTTTTAAATCAAACCCAAACCAACATGAAAATTCTGTATATTACTTTGGAAATCGATGAAGCTCAGGTTGGTCGAAGACTCGATGCTTGCTTAACCGAAACTCCAATGTCTGAGGTTATCAAATTCAGAGATCTCAAGTTGAGAGAAAAAATTGCAGAATCAAAGGAAACCAGAGGCAACTGTTTGATCATCAAAGAAATGCCTGGATATAAGACAACACCTTCTGATATAGAAGCTATGATGCGTAATCTTGAGATCACAAGCGAAGGGAAGATGAAACCAGATATCGTTTTTGTCGATTATCTCGGTCTCTTGTCTCCATCTCGTCTAACGAAGGATATGGGATTATATGAGAAGGGATTGCTTCTTTCAGTAGAAATGAGATCGTTGGCACAGAGATACGGTATTCCGGTTATTGTTGCGGCACAGACTAATAGATCCAGCTTCGAAGATCGTGTAGGTATGGATAAGATTTCCGATTCTATTGGAATTTCTCAAACATGCGACATGCTTATGACCATCAATCGAAACGATGAATTGGATTCCAAAAATCAAGTGAATATTTATATGGCAAAATCTCGCTTCTGTCGAAACAATGAAATGTTTTTATTCCAAGTTCGCTATGACTGTATGCGAGTTGATGACATTGTGACAACGTAAAGGAGTTTTTGTATGCTTAGATTTCAATGGATCGAGTTGAAAAACTTCATGAGTGTTGGTAATGATGGTCTTCGATTCGACTATAAGCTCGGATTGACTTACGTGTATGGTGAAAACCATGATGTTGTATCAACCCAGGAAGGTAATGATGTTTCGGATATCTCTAATGGGTCTGGTAAGACGGTAGTTCTTGTGGATGCTCCTCTATTCGCTCTGTATGGGAGAACCCAAAGAAAGATCAAGAAGACCGAAATTATAAATATTCAGAATGATAGTAACTGCGAAGTTCGTCTCTGCTTTTTGAAAGATAAAGATGAATATATTATTGAACGGGGGTTGAAGCCGGATAAGATTCTAATCATAAAGAATGGTATTCCAGAGAGCGAGGAAGCAAAAAAGAGACATGCCAACCGAATTATCGAGGAAGAAATCCTAGATGGAATCTCATTCGATGTATTCAAAAATCTAATCGTCTTGAATGGGACGTCAAGCAAACACTTCTTTGAATACGGGAAGCAGGAAAAACGAACCTTTATCAATGAGGTTTTCCGACTAGGGTTTCTAGACTATCTCCAAGAGGAATTAACAACCTCTGTGAAAGAGAAGAAAGCTGAACTAGAGAAGTATGAGATCCAAAAGATTGCCAAAACAGAAGAGATTCAACGTTTGAAATCTCTGTTTGAAGCATCAGAGAATGGTGAGATTATAGATGTTTCTACAGGTCTTCAATCCAAGATCCGCGAAGAACAAGATAAGGCAGATCAGATCAAGAAGAAGATTCAAACTTTAGAGACAACTTTTTTCGGTGGGTCTTCTGATCAATACCTACAAAAATATGAATATGCAAAGAAGGCAATTGAAGAAACCAACCACGCTATTATACGTCTCGATGCAAATATCAATAATCTGAGAGAAAAATATCAATCTCTTCTGACGCAGTACAATACGATTTCGTCACAGCAAATTTGCCCTCAGTGTACCCAAACTATTCCAGACTCGCTCAAGATTCGTTTGTATAATGATCTTGAACAGAAGAAAGCCGATCTGTTTAAGATAGCAAATGAAACTAAGTTGAAGAAAGACGAGTTGGAAGAGAAGATGCGGAAAATGAAAGAGTGGATATCTTCTGCGAAGGAAGCAATCGAAGAGCATAAAACCAGCATGTCGAATCTTCAAAATTCAATGATCCTTCTTCAAGAATATCAGAACCAATTGAATATGAAACCCGCTGGGGTTGTGAATATGGACAAGATTCAAGAAGAGATTTCTTCTCTCGAAAAATCATTCCAAGATTTTCTGAATGAGATGGATTGTGCGACGAAAGATTTCGCGGTTCATAAAGTCTGTCGAGATGTGGTCGGTGGAAAGAATTTTTACGGTTATTACATAAGCGTATTTCGGAAGTATCTGAATAAGGCAATTAATGAATACCTTGAGAAGATGCTTTCGCCGCATCGAGTCCGGTTCAATAACGATCTTGAGGCAGATGTTTTCGATGGAGACACAAGCATTCATTCCTATGATAATCTTTCCACAGGAGAAAAATCGAAGGTCAATCTTGCTCTTCTTCTTTCGTTTTTCGATGTTCTACATGCGTTCCATCGAATGGAAACATCTCTTTTGGTTTTAGACGAGGTTCTAGATTTGGGGATTGACAGTGTAGGGATCAAAATGCTCCACTCTATATTGAAAGAAAAGGCAAAACAAAACCCGCATTTGGGAATCTATGTCGTCTCTCATAAGGATTCCAAGTCGGTATGGTCTTTACAAGAGGATTGTGGAAAGGTCGTTTTTGAACGTAGAATGGGATTTACTACGATCAAAGAAAATGTGTAGTTGACTTTTCGGTTGTTTGTGATATAATAGTGACAAAGGAGAACCATATGCCGTATGTAAAACAGGAACGACGACCAGCCTTGGATTCTGTGGTTAGGGAGATGATTGCGATTGAATTCGATGTTCAACAAAATCTTCGAATTTATCTGGAAGCGTTGTTTGAATCTAGGGGTATCGGTGGTCCATATGAGAGACGACATATTTCTTCTAATATTATTAATCTCACAAATTTATCTCAACAAAACAATGTTCAATATAATGGAGATTTGAATTATATTCTCTATAAGCTTTGTCTTATCACCGTTACTCCTTCGTATAACAACTATAAGAAATATATTGGAACGTTGGAAGATATAGCTAGTTCTGTAACTAATTCGGAATTGGGGTGGGAACTTCGAGAGTGTGCTGCTGAAATCAGACGTACACTTCTCGGTCCTTATGAAGATTTGAAGAAAAAAGAAAACGGAAGTGTTGAAAAATAATACTAAGTTAATTCGAAAAGAACTTAAAAAGTGTATTTTGGTTTGCAAAAATTGTCATGGTGAGTTGCATTATTTGATGCGACATGATTTGGATAGATATTGGAAAATTATAGGAGATTTGACAAATGAAATCTGTTAGGAGAAAGAAATGAACTCTAAAGAACCTACAACTATTGTGAATTGTTTGTATAAGACATATCTGATCGGAAGTATGGAATCTCCAGGTAAGGATGATGCTGGTGTGGGTTGGAGGCAATTGCTGACACCCCATCTCAACGACAGAGGAATCTATGTTTTCGATCCAACTAAAGAGGAAGCTCAAAAGGTTGGATGTACCGCAACTGAAATCGGTGAGAGATTAACAGGTTGGCAACTGAGCGGTAATTGGGATCTGTTTATGGAAACCATGTCGAAGATTTGGAAGGGTGTTACGAAGATCGAAGAAGATCCTCAAACCAAAGAGCCGAGAGTTATTCACATCATGGGTGATATCGATTACGTCGAAAATAGCGATTTCTTGATTTGGTATCTTCATGACGGGGATAAGCTCGGTGGAACAATTGCCGAATTGGTTATGGCATGGACTAAGGGTATTCCGTGCTATCTTATGACATCTGTTCCGAAGTCTAAGATCAACAAGAGTCTTCTTTTCTTCCTCTTCGATTCTGGACATGGGAAGGGAAGAATTTTCCGGAATGACGGAGAGCTTTTGTCATATTTGGATGGGGAATATAATCTCCGCAGGGTGACTAATAAGGATTGAAGAAATTATGGAAATGATTAGACCGGGAGAATATTACTCTTATCAAGATCAGATGAATGACATATCATATTTTATCCATAGATACAAATCTACTGGATCCGAAAAGGATCTTAAAATAATAGAGCTTTTGATTTCTGTGATACGGATTCATCTTGATGCTTGTGCAAGAAACTCAAAGTAATTTGGTGTGGGGTTGTTAGGGAGAGCTACCCCGTTGACTCCCCATGTATGTGGGGAGTCATATTTTTAGGATAACCATGTTAACTATAGAAAAAGTTAATGCACAAAAATATACGGTGAGTGCCGAATGGGGGAAAGCTTCTGAGAGGAACGAAGCTCTCAAGAAACTCGTTTGGAAGCACTCTCACCATGTTCCCGGATACCAATTTACACCAAAATTCCAGAAGGGGTCGTGGAATGGAAGGGTGAGCGTATTCACACCCGCAAATATCCGTGCTGGGTTCCTGTCCGAAACAATAACCCACCTAACAGCGAATAACATTGAATGGGAGTGGAAAGACGGTAAAGAACCGGAGCATCTTCCGTACAGAATTACCGACAAAGATCCATTCACATTTTCGGAATTTCGATCATTCTGTGAGAAGCTGATTTCTGCGTGCGGAGATAAATTCGAGAAGAAATATAACATTAAACTTGAGATTCGAGACTATCAGATCGAGGCAGCGTTTAAAGCAATCACACAGAAAACAGGAATAGCTTTACATGCTACATCGGCAGGAAAAAGTCTAACGATTGCTTTCATTCTAGCTTTTTTGTTCTTTAAGAAGCTCATATCGAAAGCTGTAATCCTGGTTCCGCTTCAGAGTCTTGTTACTCAATTTACCGGGGATCTCATGGATTTCGGATTCAACGAGAACTTCGTTGGTCAATTATATAGCAAGAAGAAGCAAATCGACAAACCTATCACAGTGGCTATGATCAACTCTGTACATAATCTCACCGATACTGTCGCGGGTAAAGATCTATTTGAGAACACGGATTTGGTTATTTGCGACGAAGTGCATAAAGCGGCAGCGAAGACTGTAGAGGCGTCAGTGTTGAATTTTGTGAATGCCAGATATTTTTTCGGGTGTACTGGAACTCTACCAGAAGATGCCTTGAGTCGAGACATTATATTTTCTCTGTTCGGTTATGTATTAGATCAGAGAAAACTGAAGGAACTTGAGGAAGAATATGATGCGGTTTCCTCTGTCAAAGTTGGCATCTTGACTTTTTGTTATGGAGATCGAAGCTTCATGAGTAGGTTGAAAAGATCATCATCTGTTGCAGATTGGAGATCTGAGGTTGAATTTTTACAGACTGACGACGAGTTTAGAAATCCCTATATTGTAAAAACCCTCAAAAACAATTTTGAGTCTGGAAAGAATGTAGTTGCGTTAGTCAAGAATATCGCATACGGTGTTCATATGTTTGATATGTTGAAAAAAGAAATTGATAGCGAAAATCTATTCAGTATCTTTGGTAGTGGGGAGGAGTCGAAGACCCTGGAGGAGAGAGACGAAATCATTTCATATTGTCGCTCTACCAAGAGCACATACCTTATCGTTACAAATTTTCAGATCTTCTCGACGGGTATCAATATACCAAATTTGGATGTGGTTGCGATGATCGATGCGGGAAAGAGTAAGATCACCGTTGCACAAACCATCGGCAGAGGAGTACGAAGAACAAAAAAGAAATCTAATGTTATCATCCTAGATTGTTCATGTGATATGAAATATGGAAATCGTCACGGAAGCAATAGGAAGAAACTCTACATAGAGGAAGGGTTTACAGTGTTCGAGAAAAAAATCGAACAAAAGGATCTTTTGAATTGATCATTAAGAAATCATAGACCATAAATACAAGAAGAAAGTAGATCATTTTATGATGTGTTTTAGGATTTTAACTCTTAACTATCAAGAACTAATGTTTATTCTGTGGCTTTGTCTGTAATAGACGTTGACAAGCCACATTTTTCTTATATAATGAAGGTAAACCCATGAGCTATAAAAAGGATAGAAAGATGCAAGAGCTTGCGTTTGAAGAATATGTGGATATATTTCGCGGAATGGTTCCGAAATCGGAGAAGGTCGATTCAGCAACGTATAGAGGTCGTTGCCCGATTTGCGGAGACTCTAAGAAGTCGAAATCCAAAAAGCGATTCTATATCATACGAGAAGAAGGTAAAAAACCTTGTATGATCTATTGTCATAATTGCGGTCTCTCAAAGACAGCTTACAACTTCTTTAAAGAGAAGTGTCCCTCTGAAATTGATAAGAGGAAGAAGCCACTCACAGAGAGAGATCTGGAAGAGATCAAGAAGATTTCAAGTGAGAAGGCATCTCCAACACTATTTTATAGTGTAGAAGAGATTGAAGAAATTACTCCGGAAAATTATTTCAATTTACTTCAAACTGAAGTCGATAAGGCAAAGAGTGTTGTTGGGAAATTCTTTTCTCAGTTTACGCAACCGATTTTCGAAAACGCCGAAGCACTAAGTTATATTCGTTCACGAAACGTTCCTGAATATCACATTGAGAAGCTTTTGCTTCTTCGACCTGAATTCCACGACCAGAAGGTTTTTCGGTTTGCGTACTTTCGAGACTATATCATTTTTCCTTTCATAGATCGTAAAGATAACACTCCATATTACTTTCACGCAAGACGGTATAGAAATTTAGAGTCGAGCTTCGCTAGGTTTTTGTCGTGTCCTTATCATCCAGATGATGTTGAAGTAGATTTCTTCTTGAATGAGCTTTATGTGGATCCCGCAAAAACTGTGATCGTCTCTGAAGGTACTATTGATTCGATGAATCTTGAAAACGCGATCTCTACCAACGGTGTGAAAAAGATCTCCAAGAGACAGATCCCGAGATTTGAATACAGATATGGTGGTCAAGACAATATCATCTACGCACTCGATAATGAAATGATCGACCAAGATGCTCGGAGAAAAGTCGAACAATTGTTACGCATTGGGAAGCGAGTATTTTTGTGGTCTCTTCTCGCTAAAGATATTCCAGCGGTAAAGGGGTTGAAAGATTTCAATGATGTGTGTTTGAAGGCAAATAAAACTGTTATCCCTTCGGACACCATCAGAAAATATTCAACCACATCTATCGGTGCTCTGTTAGAGGGGTCGTAAAGTATGGAACGAAATTTCTTCAGAGAAGTCGAAGAACAACTCAGAAAGTCAGGATCCGTTACTTTGGTTGATCCTGTGGAGGTAATCACAATGACTAGAGATGCAGAAGAACAAGAGAAAAAGAAGCAACTTATCGGGATGATCGATTCTATATTAGCTCGGGTCAAGGTTCGCGTTGTCGATGTTACACGAGACGATATTATGATAGACAAAGATAATCTATTGATTGATATGGAAAATTCTATGATTTTTCATTCTCATATCATCAAGGATATCTGTGATCTTCGAAATGCTCTTGAAGAGATGAAAACAATCCGTAACAGTCTCATTCAACTTCTACACCATCGTCTTAGATTTAAGAATCAGTTTCATTTGAAATCAGTCAAAGAGATTGAAACGTATATCTCCGGCGACGAAGCTTACAATCATATCAATCTCCAAATTCAGAAAGTGGAGGCACAAATTGAAAAAAGCTCGGAATTTTCATCGATGCTCAAGTCCAAAATTGGGTTTATACGAGATGTCACGAAGCTTAAGACTCAAGAATTATTCGGAGAAAAAGGTGGGTAACGATATCCCTGTTCTTGAGTTTTCGGATAATCCAACCGAAGATCCTCTATGGACAACGTTCATGGGGCATCTTGTGCATACTGATTATTCTCACCCCGTATTCTTTCGTCATAATATGTCGAACGTCAATCTGTTCAATATGTACAACGGAGAGACAGTTTATCTTTTGGGTCGCGGACCATCCATCGGAAAGTTTCTAGAGAATGCAAAGATTCGGAAGATGCTGCTCAACCCATTCATCGTCAAATATGGAATGAACACATCTCCCGAGATTTTAGATTACAACGTAAATCTCTGGTCATGTGTCGATAATGTAACCAAGTTTCCAAAACAGATTATGAAGAATCCGAACATTTTGAAATTGATTCCTATGAACAGATTTGTTACCTTTGATTTCGATAGTCGAATGAAGGATAACAAAAAGACAATCGCCTATAGCGAAGGATCGAATCATAAGTTTTCATGTCTCTGTCCGAATTCTATAGGTGTTCAAACTTTTTTGCTCTCGAAAGAGAACATGAAGAATATTACTTTCGGAAAAGCTTTCTTGAATTGTCCTGCGGTTCTTTATGGATTTTTCAAGGATCATAAGAGTGTTCTTCTCTATTGCATCAAGATTTGTCTTCTCTTGGGATTCAAACGTATTGTTTTGATGGGTGTTGATTTCAAAATGGACAAAGAGGTTCCATACTACCAGAATACTTCCGCAGATTTCAACGAGTTCCACGTACAACACAATAATCGTCTCTATGATGCTCTATCCCCACTCATTCGGGAGATTGTAGATCTTTTACACAAGAACAAGTCTCAATATAGATCAAGCATTGTAAGTGCAACAAAGATAGAAGCTCTTCCGTTTATCCCCACCGTAAATCTGGAAAAACTTCTGACAGAAGAAATAGAAAGGAAAACTAAATGAACTGTCCAAAATGTGGAGCGTTGTTACGGTCTGAGGGTTTTCTTAACGCAAAAACCAAGGAAGGTGGTGAGGAGGTTTATTGTGGTGAATGTGGATATCGTGGTCCTAAAATGGTAGCCAAACCTCTTCAACCATATGTTGAAAGTGATGGATTTTTCGACCTCAAGGATTTTCAGAAGAAATAAGGAAATAAAATGTCTATAAAAGCTCTCCAAGAATTCACCCGAATTTCGAAGTATGCTCTTTACAACCCCGAGTTGAAAAGACGCGAAACGTGGCAAGAACAGGTTGATCGGGTATTTAACATGCACCGAAAGTTTCATGAAAAACATCTTGAGGAGTTAGAAGACGATATTGATTTTGCTTACAAGATGATGTTGAAAAAGAGAATCCTCGGAAGTCAGAGAGCATTACAATTTGGAGGAGATCCGATCCTCAAGAAGATGGAGCGATTGTATAATTGTGCGGCTCATTACATTGATCGACCGAGAGCTTTTCAAGAGACGATGTTTCTTCTGCTTTGTGGGTGTGGTGTAGGTTTTTCTGTTCAGAAGCATCATATTCAGAAGCTTCCTCAAATTTCGCCGAGATCCAAAGAGGTTAAAGAATATATTATTCCGGATTCGATTGAGGGGTGGGCTGATTCTGCCGGGGTTCTTATGTCGTCTTATTTTGATAGTAACAATACTCCATTCCCTGAATATCGAGGCAAGAAAGTCGTATTCAACTTCTCGTTGATTCGACCGAAGGGTGCTCCATTGTCGAGCGGGTCCAAAGCACCTGGACCTGATGGGTTGAGAGATGCGTTAAACAACGTAGAATTGATGATGGAAGAAATCGTAAAAGAACACAAGAAGCTTCGTCCGATTCATGCTTACGATATTCTAATGCATCTATCAAATGCTGTTTTGTCTGGTGGTGTGCGAAGATCAGCGACGATTTGTTTGTTTTCTCCATCCGATGATGAAATGGCAACAGCAAAGGTCGGAGATTGGTTTTCCAAGAACCCCCAGCGTGGAAGATCGAACAATAGCGCATTGCTCATTCGAAGTGAAACCAAGAAAGAAGAATTCGAGAGTTTGATGAAGAATGTAAAAGAGTTTGGAGAACCAGGATTCGTTTGGGCAGATGATAAGGAAGCTCTTTTCAATCCGTGTTGTCTATCACCATTTACTGAAATCAAAACAGATTCCGGTGATGTGACAATCCGAGAAATAGCCAAAAACCCAACCAAATACAGAGTTCTCACATATAACGAACAGACCAAAGTTAATGAATATAAACAGGTTCTGTCTGGTAAATTGATGCGAAGATATGCTCCAGTATATCATTTACAAATCCGTAATATTCAAACCGGATTGTTGAAAAGTCTTTTCGCAACAAAAGATCACAGAATTTATTCGTCTCGTGGGATTTGTCGAATAGACGAATTAACTTTAAATGATAAAATTATTCAGTTAGATGATATTGATGTAAAAACCTGTAGAATGTCGGAAATTATAAAACTCGAATTTCATCAATTGATTGACGTATATGATATTGAAGTTTCCGACAATCACAACTTTTTTGCTAACGGTATTCTTGTCCATAATTGCGAGATCGGACTTTACGGGTACGACGATCAAGGAAACAGCGGAATCAGCTTTTGTAATCTAGCAGAGATCAATATGAAGAAGTGTCCGACAGAAGCAGATTTTTACGACTCCTGTAAAGCCGCTGCCATTCTAGGAACCCTTCAAGCAGCATATACGAAATTTCCTTACCTTGGAGAAGTAACAGAAAATATCGTCAAACGTGAAGCTCTTCTAGGTGTTTCTATGACCGGAATGATGGACAGTCCAGAAATATCATTTGATCCAAAGATTCAACGACAGGGTGCAAGGATTGTCAAAGCGGTCAACGAAAAGATTGCGAGAATTATTGGAATCAATCCTGCTGCGAGATTGTGCTGTGTAAAACCGTCAGGAACCAGTTCTTGTATTCTAGGAACATCAAGCGGTATTCATCCTCACCACTCGACACGATATATCAGAAGAGTTCAATGTAACAAACTAGAATCACCCGCTATCCATTTTGCAAAGATCAATCCTCGTGCTGTAGAGCAAAGTATATGGAAAGAAACTGATATGATTATTTCTTTCGTATGCGAAATACCACCAGGAATGAAACATCGGAATAATCTAGACGCGATTGAGATGTTGAAGAATGTCAAGACAACTCAAATGAATTGGGTAAGGACCGGAACAGTTGAAGAGCGATGTGTCAAACCTTGGTTGCTTCATAATGTTTCAAATACAATTACTGTTCGAGATCATGAATGGGATACGGTAACGAATTTCATCTGGAACAACCGTAAATATTTTTCGGGAATCTCTCTTCTCCCTTGGAGTGGAGATAAGGATTATCCTCAAGCACCATTCACATCTGTCCCGCTTCCAAACGAGCTTCTCAAGGAATACGGAACGGCTTCCTTTTTTGCCAGCGGGTTGATTGTAAATGCTATTCAACTGTTTAAAGATCTCTGGAAGGCATGTGATTTCCTTTTGGATGTTCAATCGACTGACGAGGAAACAATTGATAAGAAGACTTTCAAGATCCGGTCCCAAAAATTTGCTGACAGATATTTGGGTGGGGATGTGAAACGGTTGACTTATTTATTGAAGGATGTACACAATATCAAATTGTTTGATGATCTGTCGAGGGAATATAAGGATGTTGATTGGTCTGAGATGAAGGAGGATTCAGACGAGGTTGATTTTGGAACTATCTCTGCTTGTAGTGGTGGTGTTTGTGAATTGGGATCTTTGGGTGAGACAATAAAAGAAAAGACTACAGAGAAATAACTTGACAATTCTCTAGGGGTTGATATAATATTATCGGAGAAGCGTGTATGGATAAGTTGAAATCGACACGAATTCATTTGGATATTGCTAAGAATTGTTTACATTCTGAGGTCTGTGTTCAAAGGTTCAACGAATCTTTGAAAAAGTATACAAGATTTTTTTCTCGAATCAAACGATTTATAGAGAGGTTGAGAAATGAAAAACGATGAATTAAAAAGAGCGTTGGATCTCTGTATAAAAGCCGGTGATCAGTTAAGTTCTACTGCTTCTAATCTGATGCATGGTAATTTGAGATGTGTTGATCATTTTGTATCCCATCTAGATGAAGCTCTTTTGAAGTGGTCTGTTATTCGTTTATCTGTATCGATACTGCTAAAAGGATTGGAAAATGAGACGAAATTGGTGGGGGTTGATGGAGAGTGTTCTTGTAATTGTTCCTCTGATTGCACTGATCGTTCTTTCGACGGAACATGCGGTTCTACAGATAAAGTATGCGGATCTTCTGAACGAGACACGAAAGAGTGAAAATCATCAATTGCGTTCCGAGTTGAAAGCTTACAAAGCATATAGTAATACTCGAATTGTCACCAAAGAGGAGTTCGACGTAATCGTAACCGCCTATTGTCCGTGTGAACTTTGCTGTCAGAAGTTTGCTGATGGTCTGACGTCAACCGGAAAAAATGCATACACTCCAGGTGTTGCTGTGGATCCGAAAGTGATTCCGTTGGGGTCTATTGTGTTTATTCCAGGTTACGGGAGTGTTGAAGCTGACGATGTTGGTGGTTCGATCAAGGGAGATAAAATCGATGTCAGATTCAGAACCCATCGAGAAGCTAAAGAATGGGGTCGTAAAAAACTCCGAATCACAGTTTTTCGAGAACTTTAATCAATCCACAATAGTATATCAATACTTGTGTCCTGCCTGTCGAAGAATTTCGGAAGAGTTATTTCCTTCTGGAGATTCTGAACCCCACATTCCATGTAAGACGTCCGGATGTGGTTCGGTAGCATTCCGAATCATTTCTACTCCTGGGGTTTTGTTCGGTTTACCAAACAATTCGGAGACTGATAATGACTCGAAAAATTAACATCAAAAATATTGGAATTGCAATCCTCAGCACAGATCGTCCAGAATGTACGAAGAGAATATTAGATTCGATTGAAAGGAAGACAGCAACCAGCGACATTTGCGTTTTTCTATGTGATGATTCCACTCCTGAGTATAAAAACGAAATCATTGATATCTGCAATCGAAGCTGGGTTAACTTCTTCGATACTGGATCTCGTATCGGTGTTGCAAAGAATACTAATCGAGCTATGCAACTCCTAGAATCTTTCGACTTTAAGATTATCATGAACAATGATGTAGAAGTTCTCAAAAGCAACTGGATATTCTTTTATCCGGTAGCAATGGTTAAAACCGGATTCCATCACTTCTGTTTTCAACAGGAAGGATTGTGGGGAGCAGGAACGGAAAAGAGACCTCAGAAGATATGGGAAAAGAACGGCTGCACAATTAAAACCATCGATAACTATCCACAGGGAGCAATACTCGCTTACGATCAAAAAGCTTTTCAGACTGTGGGGTATTTTGATGCGGAGAATTTCAAATCGTATGGATTCAGTCATTGGATGTGGTCTTTTTCAGTCTCTGAATCCAAAATACAACCGAAAGGTATTCATGATATTGTCGGATCCAACAAGTATTTCAAAGTTTACGATGAATTGTCATGTACAAATATCAACGATAGAGTTGAATCTTATTCTCGAAATCGGGTAATATTTGATACTGAATTCCAAAAACTAAAGGATTTTAAAAGACCGAAATATACGTCATACTCCTAAATAATAATGAACATAGCCGAGATGGAAATTATCTCTATCCCATAGGTGTGAAGAATCCGCAAGGACTTCAACATCCCCATAGGCTGTGTTCAACACCTATGGGTTTTTTATTTTGGAGGGGTTGGCGTGAAACAAAAATGAGAACCTCTTTATATCAATCCCTAAGAGGAATCAAAAATCGAAGAAGTTGGAAGAGTATCGTTGGGTATGATTGGGAAGACTTAAAGAATCACCTAGAAAAGAAATTTACTAACGGTATGTCATGGAAAAGATTCCTTAAAGGAGAAATTCATATTGACCACATCAAACCTATCAATTCCTTCTCATTTTCAAATTTTAATGATGACTTCAAACGGTGTTGGTCACTAGAAAATTTGCAACCATTGTGGAAAATCGATAATCTTAAGAAAGGAAGAAAATTAGATTATGCGTAAATTCCTGGTTTGGGTCAACACATACAATCGACAGAAAATGCTTTCGCGTTTCATAGATGATATCCATAGATACAGGGGTGATAATTTAGTGTCTCTTATGGTGGTCGATGATGCTAGTATTGAATCTTATGAATCACTTTCTACATCGATCACTTATTATCACAAGATGCGCGAACATCACGGTAAAGAAAACTATTGGAAGTTGATCAATTTTGGTTTCGATTTCATCCGTTCTCGTCTAGATCGGTTTGATATTATTATCAAAACAGATGATGATGTATGTTTGGTTCCGGATTTTTTCAACATGATAAGTGGTTATATTGATTCGATTAATGACCAAAAATGGGCAACTATAGATATTCTTTCAGCACCTAAACAAAGAGGTAAAACTCTTCTAGGAAAACCGTCCGAAGTTTGGAAAACAACACATAAATACTATAAGACGCAATGGGTTGACATGAATTTCGTCATCAACAAGAAATTCTTTCCGGACCCAATTCTTCGCTGTAAAGGTTCTCCAAGATCGAGCGGGGTGGGGTTGTGGTTGACTCGATACTATAACAATCTCGGGTTGAATATGTATCAGCTTCCCGTCTCGTTTGTAATCCATGGGAATCATCCATCACAGATGAATCCCGAGGAAAGAAAGAGAAACCCTTTAGTAACGCAAGGGAATCTGTAATGAGTTTTCGAATTTTTACATTCTATACAGAGAATTCTCCATACGAGGAAGAAGCAAAGAAGCTTGAAAAGGATTGTCGTTCTCTCGAAGTTCCTTTCCTGAAACTCGTGGCAGAACCACAGGGAAAGTGGGTTGAGAATACGATGATCAAACCGAGAATGATTCTGAAAGCATTTGAAAAAACAAAAGACGATTGTCTGGTTTGGATTGATGCCGATGCGAGATTGAAAAGCTATCCGTTCATATTCGACGAGATTGATAGAAATCCGAAGATCGACTTCTCAATTTTTCAGATGGGGGGAAGAGCAAGAGTAACTTCTGGAACGATTTTTATGAGGAGAAACGATAGAGTATTGTCGTTTATCAAAGATTGGGATCTTGGTTGTCGAAGTTCGGTTTTTCGTTTCGGGGATCAACATTGTTTGCGGGAATTGATTTCCGCTGGTGGTTACGAGAGGCACAAAATAAAAGTCAAACCGCTTCCGTATTCATATTGTTTTGTGTTTGATGATTCATTGAGAACGTTAGCACCAAAAATCAAACCTTTGGATGGTGATCCTGTGGTGTTGCATACTCAAGCGTCTCGAAAGTATAAGGTTAAAGATCATGCGTCGAAGAAGAATTAGAAGTTTAAACAAAGATAAAGACGTTAATGTTCATATCAATTCTCGATATGCTAGAGCGTTAGAAGTGGAGCGTGTAAGGTTGGGTAGACCGAAACCTCCTCCGTCGCAACCACCAATCCTCCTTCTCCCGGAGAAGGTGTTTTCAAAGTCTGATCCAAAGAGAAGTATTCTGGTTTGGATCAATACGTATGATCGTCCATCCGATCTCAAAAATCTTCTCAATGATATCTATAAAAATAAAGAGAGCTTCACGCTAAAGCTGATGATTATTGATGATGCAAGCCCAAAGAGTTATGATAAAATGATAGAATCGTTTTCGGGAAAATTGAATATCGAATATCACAAGATGGAAAAAAATCACGGAAAGAAGGGATACTGGCGACTTTGTAACTACGCAATATCCGAAATCAAAAATAATATGAACTATGACTACTATATCAAATTAGATGATGACGGACGATTGGTTGACGGTTTCTTTTCTCGTTGTGTAAATTTGTGGGAATCGATCAGAGATCCAAAAAAGATCTGTTTGAACTTTCGTCTTGACAGCCGAGAGGGGAAGATAGTTTGGACTGGAGTTAAACCTAAACTCGTCTCGTATAGTGGAAATAGTCTTTATCTTTCCCAATGGGTAGATATGGATTTTTTTGTGAACATCAACTTCTTCGCTGCTCTTCGATTCAGGATTTCCAAGCAACATGAGGCTAGATTTGTGAACCCGTTCTCTTCGAGTGGTGTGGGTAGAGATATTAGCACACGATTACATGCTGCGGGATACAATCTCTATTTAACAACTCAATCATTGGTGATTCACGACGAGCATGACTCTAAGATGAATCCCGGAGAACGAGAAAGAAATCCTTTGTTAACTAAGCCGCTTACAGATTCTAGATATGGATTGAAAAGATAATGGCAAAAATATACTACGGAATGGCAACGTATCCACCCAGGAAGAAGTGTCTTCTTGAGGTCATTCCTAATATCGTCCCGCAATGCACGAAGCTATTCGTATATTTGAACGAGTATGAAGATGTTCCAAAGATTCTTGAGCATCCGAAAATTAAGGTGATTATGGGTAAAGATCACGGTCATTGTGGAGATATCGGAAAGTTTCATTTTGTAGACAAGGTAGACGGTTATTACTTCACTGTAGATGATGATATTATCTACCCTCCAGACTACACTCAAAGAATGGTTGGTCTGATAGATCAGTATAAACAAAAGGTCGTGGTTGGGGTTCATGGATGTGTTCTCAATCTGAAGAATATGTGGAACTACTATCGAGCAAGAAATCTGACCAACTACAGATCAAGATTAGATGCTCCTAGAAGCGTACATGTAATCGGAACAGGAACAGCGGCATTCCACACAAGCACGATCAAACTCTCAAGAGAGACGTTCAAAGAAAAGAATATGGCAGACATTTGGTTTGCTTTGGAGGGGCAGAAGCAGAGGATTCCGTTTGTCTTGATTCCTCGAAAAGCGTTCTGGTTGAACGACAGCCCAACAGCACTAACAACAACATCGATTTACCGAAAGAGTAGGGATAAAAAGCATGGGGAATATCAAACCCAAGTTATCCGGGAATACGGAAAATGGAACCTCTATCGGTAAAATAGCGATTATCGCTGTTGCTGATAATGTGGATCCATTGATTGTCAAAAGATTTTTATGGGGTATCGATAGCTCTAGAAGTGGATTTCCTGTAGATGTTATTCTTGGAAGGCATCGAAATCCAGAGAAGACGTTTTCCAAAACTACGATTTTGAACGATATCATTCGAGAAAACATTAAGAAGTACGAGGTTATAGTCCAAACAGATATCGATATGTTTATACCTCCAAATTTGATAAGAGCAACGTATTCTCATTGTTCAAGAGTCCCAGGTTGCTTCCATAGTACGTTTCGGTATGCGGAACCAAAAGAAGTAGATGGGAAGAAATACAAGAATCTCCCATGGAAATCATTTTCTTCCAGAACCGTGAATTATGCATCCGGGAGTTGGAATGGGTTGAGAAACTTTTTGTGGAACGAGTTTGGCGGTTTCTGCGAAGCAATTACACGATTAGGTGGTCCCGATTCTGAGTTTTATTTGAGGTCTAAGAAGAATGGGATGCATTGGTATATTAGCAATCAATACCCGCTTCTTCATATAAATCATCCGAGACGAGCGATAACAAAACAAGGGAAAAAGAATTTATCAGAGGCAAGAAAGTTTCCGGCAGACACGAACTGGTTGCGGAAGAGGAATAAAGAAATAGGACCAACAAAATCCAACATCTATAGATACGGAACTTAATATGAAGAAAAAAGATATATGCATCATCGCAGCAGCACAAGGGATTTCTCCGAAAATTATTTCGAGATTCCGATCAACTATCAAAATTTCAGGATCTAAGTATTCCTACGATGTGATTGTTAGCGGTGGGGCAGACGAGAAATTCTATAAGACGAGAATTATCAATCAATGTCTTCGTTCCGCGATTCCTCGGTACAAGGTCATCATTCAAACAGATATAGATTTGTTAGTTCCTCGTGGACTTCTAGATAGAACGTTTGAAGCGGTGATGAAGCAACCTAATAATTGTTTTCATCATTTTTTGAGATATGTTGAAGCTTCTGAAGTCAAGGGGAAGAAGTATAAAGATTTCGCATGGCATCAATGGCTAAATTATTCTTCAACATTCTGTTCTGGTTGTTGGAATGGGATGTGTTCTCAAACGTGGGAGAAAACCGGAGGATTTAACGAAGAGATGTATGCGTGGGGATCCGAAGACACCGAATTCTACAATCGAGCAAGACGGAAGGGTATCCGTTGGATAAATGATAGGTCGTTTGCTCTTGTTCATGTCAATCATCCTAGACGACAAAAGAAACGATCAAAAGAAAATTTCGAAGTGAGCCGACTCTATTCCGATAAAACTGATTGGTTGAAAAAAGTTATCGTTCTCAAAGAACCTCTTCCGGAAACATCAAACCTGGAGGAACCGCCATGCAATCAGTAGAAACAAAACTGTGCTGCGAATGTAAAACAGAAAAACCATATTCGCTATTTCCAAGATCTTCATCTTTATTTTTGTTTACTACCGAAGATGATCCAGAGTTTAGGAAGTGTTGGTCTCTGAAAAATCTTCAACCCTTATAGAAAGAAGATAATCTTCGAAAGAGAGATTATTATGTCTAAAAATGTAGGAATTATGGTTGTTGCTCAATTTATTCCTCAGAATATTGTGGATAGATTTATTCGATGTATCGAGCAATCAAAACCATCTGTGAGTTTTGATATCCATATTTTGAGATCAAAAGATAAAACACAAAAAATTAACCATTTCAACAAATCAAAAATTCTGAATAAGGGTATCAAAAAACTTGTTAATATGGGTTATGAGGTTTTAATTCAAACAGATATCGATTTGATTGTCCCTCCAAAAATTATAGACGAATCTTATGAAATTTCTATGAGTGAACGACATTGTTTTCACGTTAATCATCGACGAATTACCATTGAAAAGGTTGCTGGTTTTCCAAAACTTCCAGAAGAATATAATTTGATGGATTGGGATTTCATGATGAAGTTTCCAAAAGAAGCGTCCAATGGTTGTTGGAATTCTTTGCAGTCAAAATATTGGTATGACACTGGAGGGTTTAATGAAAATTGTGTGAACTGGAGTAGAGAAGATGACGATTGGGCTAGAAGAGCAAAGATTTATGGAAAGATTCCGTTTGTTGTTTCGAATATGTTTCCTCTCATGCATATTAATCATCCTCAGAGAAACTTTAACAATCGAAAACATAACGATGTTGTAGTTCGAAAAGCTATTATGCAAGGAAAAATTAATTGGCTAAACTAATCTTCGCACCCTACTTCACCAAGAATATCGGATTCCATCAACACGATAGTTCAAACAATGGTAAAGGTGGAGCCAAACCCGACAACTATCCTTTGATTAGTGGGTGGGTAGAAACGAATCTAAAGTATTCCAGACTCGAACCGGAGTTTGGATCTGTTATATTTCATAATGAGTGTTCTCAAAAATTTATTACAGACCATTCAAACACATGTATTTCTTTCTGTGAATGGGGAAAATCTCACCGACCATCTTATAATGATGAACGATTTTACGCTTACAGAAAATATCTTTTGAAACATCCAGAGGTTTCACATGTTTTTTGTACAGATCTCTTTGATGTGATTCTTCTTGGAAATCCATTTCAATTGATAGAGCAAAAACCGGAATACGATTTGTTTATCGGTGATGAAAAAATGAGCAAATATAGTTCGAAGTGGATGGTGCGAAAGTGTCGTGAGATGAAGCTACCCCTCATTAAAAACAAGTATACACCTGGAGAAACGATATACAATGCCGGAATTGTTGGTGGGTCGAGAGAAAAGATGCTTGAGTTGTTTGAGCGCATGATAGATAAGTTCAGCCGGATACCAGAGAAATTTAATGCCAACATGCCCGTATTCAACCTTTGTGTGGAAGAGATGGGTTGCAAAGTCTTTTCTGGATACCCTCTCAATAATCCATTCCGAACCAAGAAGTGGGAACCTGGAACCTATATTAAGCATAAGTAGGGAGAGAAAATGGAACTGATAAATTTGCTTCCGGATCATTATATTGAACACGAATACTTCAACATTATGTACAAATATTTTGATGAAGAGGTTTTCAAAGACAAGACCGTCATTGCTTCGTTCAATTACAAAGAGCTTCCGAAGTATGGGAAAAACGTTATCGCGATTTTGACCGCAGGCGACGAGAGAGGGGTTCCTCCAGTCTACAAAGACAAAGTGGGGTTGGTTTTTAAACATCATTTGAATGATAACTCCATTGGAAACGTCTACCATATTCCTCTTCCTTATGTTGGTGGGTTTACCGGAGATGATTCGATTCCGATACTCGAAAGAAAATACGATGTTGTATTCATCGGTCGAACTCCAAAAAGAAAAGACATGTGGGACAATGCGTTGAGATGGAGAGATAGAAACCCTTCAAAGAACTGTTTTATTTTTGATTCTGGACAGAGGTTCATGGGTACTAAGGGTGGAATGAACATCAAAAAGTATTCTCAGTATATGCAAGAAGCTAAGATTGTTTTGAGTCCAAAGGGGATGGTGCGGTGTGAGTGTCTTAGATTTTCAGAAGCGGTAAAGTGTGCGAGTGCAATCGTTGCTTGCCCACATCCGATGAAAGCAAGAGCTTTTAAAAATTGTCCAGCGTTCTATGTAAATAATTGGGATGAATTAGGCGGGATCCTCGATTCGATCACCGATGAAAAGCTTCTTGAGATTCACGAAAAGATGAAAGTTTGCTGGAGAGATTACTTTTCTCCGGAGTCTATCGGTCGCTATATTACGAAAGTTACCCGAACGATTTTACAGAAAGATCAATAAATGAGACAGCTTAGGTTTCAATCCTACGAAAGCTATAAGAACACGCAAATCAAAACCACTCGTGGGAAACTTACTCAAACGAAATTTATACGACCAACAATCGAAAAAGCAAACGAGATTAAGACGATCTCCAAGTTTATCAAGAAAAAAATCATAGGGTGTTCATCTGGAATATGTCACGGTGTTAGGACGGGATGGGAGATGACCGAGTTTAAAAAACATCTTCCCGATGTTCGAATTATCGGAACCGATTTATATCCAGACCCCGCTGCTACTGAAAAAATCGAAAAACATGATTTTCATATTCTCAAACCCGAATGGGAATTTTCTTTTGATTTTGTTTATTCAAACTCTCTCGATCATTCATATAACCCACAACTAGCTGTTTATGTGTGGATGGAAAGTTTAAAACCAGAAGGTAGATTATTTTTGGGTTGGTATGCAAGTCATGGAGAGAAGGGGTTGAATCAGAGGAAGGGAGATATTTTTGGGCAAGCGTAGATGAATATAAACAACTCATAACGTCAATCTCTAAGGATTATGAAATCGAAGCAACTCTTCGTCTCAACAGAATTCGTTCTGTTATTGTTTGTCGTTCGAGGACTTAGTTATGCAACGAGTGATACAGATTCGGATTCCAAAGACAGCTTCCACATCAATCGAAACTGGTTTGTTAACCTTACGAGATAAGAAGAGAATTAAAATGAATCGGCATGGTCATGCAAAAACGACTGCCATAATAAATGAATATTATAGAAAGCTTCCAGAGAATCCTATTATTGTAGCATCTGTTCGTAACCCTTTCGGTAGACTCTTTAGCGCATACAACTATATCATTCAATGTAAACAAGACAAAAAGAATTCGAGTTTAAAGTACATTTTTGATTATCCATCATTTCGAGATTTTTGTATGGATATACATCGGATATACGAACGCAATCAGTTTTTCCATCCGGCTTGCCGCTGGCTATTCAACGGAGAGAAAAGATTGTATACTGATTTAATCCGATTTGAATCGCTTGATCATGATTGGAAAAAATTTCTCAGAAAACATTCGTTCCCAATGATAAATCTACCATCGAGGAAAAAGACTCACCACAAACCGTGGACGAAATCGTATGATCCGGAAATGAAAAAGATTGTTGCTAAACTGTATGAAGAAGATTTTAGGAGACTCAATTACAATGTCCATTAACCAAAACAATCTTAAATTGATTGATAAAGCGGTTTCTTTTCTGGAACGAGATTCCTTATCCGGATTATCTGTTGCAGAACTTGGAAACCAAAAGATTCTTGCTGTTGGACCGAACGGAAAGGAATACAAGAAATGCGTTGCCAAAGAATGGTTCAAATCAAAGGGGGCGAAACATGTGAGTTTTGATTTGAATGCTCTAGACGGTGCAGTCAAGCTGGACCTTTGCAAATCCCTCCCAAAGAAATTTGTCTCGCAGTTTGACATGGTGACGAATTACGGAACAACCGAGCATGTGGAAAATCAAAAAGAGGCATTTCGTAATATCGACAAGATGTTGAAATCTACAGGAGTGATGGTGCATTCAATTCCTCTAGACGGTTATTGGATTGGACATTGCCCTTACCACTACAAAGAGAATTTCCCGGAAGCGTTTTGTTCGATGAACAGCTATCATCTCTGTCTGAAACAGATTGTTAATCGTCGAAATTCAAAGCTATTGGAATTTATTGCTCTCAAGATGTTTGACAATTTTGTTGGGATTCCTCAGAACGAAATAGTATTCTCTGAACGATATAAGAGAAATACAGATAATTTATTCTAGGGGATGATATGAATCTGAGTTTGATATCTGTAGTTAACGTTCAAAATCGCGTAAAGCTTTTTGCTCAGAAGTTTATTGAATATTATAAAGCATTGGGTGTTGATTTTTTCTACCTCATTCTCAATGGATCCGATTCGGATATTCAAACTTTTTGTGATTTCTTAACGCAATCCCAGGTCAACTTCTTCTTTTACCCTTGGATAGGAACTTATCATTCGAACGAAAGAAACGCATATATTCGATTAATCAACAATCATATCGGGAATCAATTGACGAGTGAGGATTGGGTTCTGACTGTTGATTCGGACGAATTTTTTGTTCCTCCAAAAAATCTTTCTATGAGAGATTTCATCGATTCGTTAATCGAAAAGAAGGTTGATTATGTTGTTTCTTTCTTAGTGGATATGGTTTCGTCTGCTGGTGTTTTTGATGTGGTTGAAGATGGCGATAACCTGATAGAGAAGTTTTCGATTCCAACTCTTCTTTCGCAAGATTTGTTGGGTGTGAAAATAGAAAAGGTTCCGCTTTCAAAGTTTATCGTCAAGCGTGAACGAGGATCCTATCACAATATTAAGATTAGGGATATGGTTGAGTTTGAACCTCTTCAGAAAATAATTCCCATCAGACATATTCGATGGCACTCCGACATAATCTCAGAGCTTTGCCAGAGAACGGAAATGTATCGTTCTGATCCATACACAAAAATGAAAGCAGAGAGATATGCTAATGTTGGCATCTTGAAAGAAAATCCGGAGAAGATCAACCAATACATCTTAGAAAACGAAAGCATTGCAGTCTTCCCAAAATATAAAGGTATAGCTCGAAACCCTAGAGATTGGTTAAGAGTTTATCATAACAACGGAAAGTATGGAACCGCTGCCAAATATCAAGAAGGACGGGATCTTGTAACCAAGATTGATTTATCAGAGGTTGGAATACAGGTGGAGAAAACAAATGTCAATGGTCTCTAAGAGTCACAAATACGTTTACGTTTCTGGTGGAAGGAACGCAACAGGTTCAATTCGAGCAGCACTATTAACTATTCCCGATATGACGCACTTTGAACCCGCGAAGTTGAATAAGGGTGATTGGCGTTTATATGATAAGCATATGCCAGCACGACACATTAAGAGAGTTATCGGATCAGATCTGTGGAATAAATGTTTTAAGTTCACGTTCGTTCGGAATCCGTTTTCGTGGGTGGTATCCTCATTTTTCTTTTGGGTCAAGGTTAAAAGAAGTCAAATGCCAGCAAATGGAATTATGACGATGGATAATTTCGAAGAGGTTGTTTCATATTATCGAACCGATGTAGGACGAAGGTACGATGAATGTTCTCCTATCCGATCCCAGCATTCCTTCATTTGTAATGCGAAGGGAAAGGTGATGGTAGACTTTGTTGGTAGGTTTGAAAATCTTCAATCTGATTTCGATACTGTTTGCGAGTGTATTGGTGTGAAACCAATCACTCTATTGAAACAGAATACATCACAAGCATCTCGCGGCGTAGATTGGCGGGAGCATTACAGACAGAATCCGGGAGCGAAGCGTTTGGTAGAGACTCATTGGGGTAGAGATTTGAAAGCATTCAATTACACATTAGAATTGTAGGGAGAGAATATGCGTAAGATTTTCTTGGACATCGGAGCGCATCGTGGGCAGACTCTTCTTAAAGCTATGGAAGAGCTTCCACCGTTTGATTGGTATATTGGGGTTGAGCCTATTCCAGAAATGACTGATAAGATAAAAGCTCTACTGAAGGATCGTAAAGAAACCTACACAATCATTCCTCTTGCTCTTGATAAACTGAAAGACGATACTCGACAAATCAAAACCACATTTTATTTCGATCCCAAAAATACCATGGGATCTTCTCTCTGCAAAGATAAGAAGATGACCCGCCAAACAGAAATAGAAGTTACTTGTATGGATATTCGACATTTCTTTCGTAACACGTTTATTTCAGGTGACGAAATCACGTTGAAAGTGGATGTTGAGGGAAAAGAATACGACCTCTTCGAAGCACTTCTCGATGCACATCTCCTGCCAGGATACGTGAAAAAAATATACTGCGAGTGGCATTGGTATAAAGTAAAATCTTTGAACAAAGAAATACATAATAGGGTTTTGAAAAGATTGAATAAGTTGGGTTACAATCTGACCGGACACAGTTCGAAGGATGAATTTTTCAAAGGACAGTAGAAAACCATTCCAGAATCACAAAAAATAACTTGACAATTTTTCTGTAGTATGCTATAATCCTTCACATATATTGAGGGTTTATATGCAATTTCGTTGTTATCGATTCTGGTTAACATTGACACCATTATTTGTGATGGTGCTTCTCGTGTTGTTTGGTTTGGTGTTCCGCTACGGTTATACAACCGGACAATGTTCTGGTTATCGGGAGGGGTGGTTTGACCGTCTTCTACGAGAAGACTTTCCGAAGACTGTGGTGTGTTCTCAATACTGGATAGCTATGGAAGATCTCTGTCGTTCTGATTTATCCAAAAGGAAAGAAGAATGGAATTCAAAGAATATCCTTCGATAGAAAATTCTTATCGAATAAAGACTATCAATGATATAATCCAATACGGTTTGTCGTATGGGGAATGGGTCGTGACCGAAAAGGTCCACGGATCTAATTTTTCCTTCTGGATGAATCGAGAAGGTATTCGATATGCCAAACGAACTACCTTCTTGAGAGAAGACGATAACTTCTATGGTTGGGAAAGAGTTGCCGATCTTTATTATGATCGTCTGAAGCAACTCTATATAGCGGTTGGAGAAGTCTTCAATCTAAAAATAGAGAGTTATGAAATAGCTCTTTTCGGTGAAATTTTTGGTGGCAACTATCCCCACCCTTCAATAGAGAGAGATACCAAGTCTACGACCGTTCAGAAAGGTGTTTATTACTCTCCGAAGAATGATTTTTATGCGTTCGATCTGAAGGTTCAAGGTCGATTTGTCAATTATGATATCTTCGAAGGTTGCATGAAAGAACTTGGTTTCTTATATGCGAAAGCTCTCTATCGAGGATTCTTCCAAGACTCAATCGCTTATCCGAATGAATTTCCGACCACGATTCCAAACGTGTTAGGTCTTCCTCCAATTGAAAATAATATATGTGAAGGTGTGGTGATCAAACCTGTCATCGATAGAATTTTTCCGTGCGGGTCGCGAGTCATTCTTAAAAACAAGAATGAAAAGTTCTCCGAGAATCTTTCTAAGGATAAAACATCGTTGAAGCAAACAAAGGTTGCTTCTGCTCTATCACCCGAAGAGCAAGAGATTCTCGATCTGGTTGATTCATATATCAATGAGAATAGACTTCGAAGCGTTTTGTCCAAGGTTGGTCAAGTGACCGATAAAATGTTTGGCAAGCTTCTCGGAATGTTTTCACAGGACGTCATTAGCGATTTACGGAAAGACCACGAAGAAAAATTCTCAAAGTTCGACGTCAGTCAGAACAAGACGATAAACAAAAGAATCAATATGGTAGTATCCACATTTATTCGAGATCGGTTCCTGAATATTATAGATGGAACATTTTAGGAGAGCGTAAAAATGCAAGAAGAACAGGAAAATCAATTCCAACCACCCGAGGTTGTTGAGAAAGTCAAAGAACCAACGAAGGATCCGTTTAAGAGTCTTCGAACCCATCAAGAGTATCAAGCGTTTTTGAAGATGGGGAAGAAACCGAGAAGGGGTCAATTCAAGGTTTACGATCTTCCAAAACAAGCATCCAACGAAGAACAAGATGATTATATCAAGAGATGTGAGGCGAAATACAAAGAGTGGGGTGTAAAACCTCATGCGGTTGGACCTCTCAAGATGCCGAAACCGAATAAACCGTGTCCGTGTGGATCGAAGTATGAGGATGGTCCGAAGAAGGGACAGGTGAAAAAGTTTAAGCGTTGTTGTGGAAGGGGATTGTAATGTCTATACGGATCGTTTATAACTACATCGATGATGAAAGTGGAGCAAAAATCACAGCTTATGTTCCGACTCCGAAAGCAATGTCGGAGGGTGTCAAGATAGATTTTCAAGGTCATGCTGTGGTAGGGTTTCATACACCTATGGGAGAGATAGAAAGACCTGTTGGATTTGACATTGAGGCTGAAACAATAGAGGAAGCTTTCGAAAAGTTCGAACTTACAAAGCAGGAGAAGGTTCCTCAGATTGCCAAAGAAATGATTGAAGAGATGAAGAAGCAAGCACAAGAACATCAAGAGAGAGAACGAAGCAAGATTATTGTTCCAGGTGCTATGCCTCCTCCATTCCAAGGATGAACTTATGTCTAATCTTGTTCTGAGCAAGAAATTCATTTGCACTGACTCTGAATTCGGAACAGCCGGTCATAATAAGTTTTGGAGTATCAAGGTGTACGATGATGGTACGCTTGAAACTGAATATGGTCGGGTTGGAGATTCCGGAGCATCAACTACTAAGAATTTTGGATCTTCCGATGCAGCGTTGAAAGAAGCTGAGAAGTTGATTAAGAAAAAAGAACGTGGGAAAGCAAAAGGTGGTAAGAGGGATTCTTGCTACAAGGAAGTTGATATCGTTGGAACAGTGGATCATGTCTCTATGCCTTCGAAGAAGTCACTTGGGAAAGACGTATGGAAAAAGATAGGAGATGGAAACAAGGAAGTAGAAAACCTAATCTCCCTTCTTGATCGAGAGAACATTCACAACATTACAAGTAATACCACACTTAAGTATGATGAAACGACAGGATTGTTTTCGACCCCTCTAGGTGTCGTCGGTCAAAACAGTATCGATCAAGCAAGACTTGTTTTGAGCAATATCAAACCTTTTGTTGAAAAGAATCAATTCAACAACAAAAGCGGAGACCGATTGGCAGAAGAATTCATGATGTTGATCCCTCAAGATATTGGACGTCAAAGACCAACCTTGAAAACTCTCTGCCATGATCTGAATAAGTTTGATCAGATTTCTTCGATTCTTGATTCACTTCAAGCGAGTCTTGACGTTTTGAATGCTCCAAAAGATTCCAAAGACGAGAAGAAAGAGGAGTTGGATTTTGGTGTTCGGGTCGGTCTTCTCGAAGACAAGAAAGAGTTTGATCGACTTCTAAAGTTCTTTTTGAATACGAAGAACGATAGACATTCGTGTCGTAACCTATCAATGAAAAAAGTGTACACTGTTCACCATAAGAAGATGAATGAGGAATACAAACATCAAGGTCTTAAGATTGGGAACGTGCGAGAACTTTGGCATGGAACCAGGATAGGAAACATTCTTTCGATTCTAGCGAAGGGGTTGTACATTCCCCCATCTTCGGCATCCTATTGTACCGGAAGAATGTTTGGTGATGGTGCTTATTTCAGCGACCAATCTACGAAGAGTCTTAATTATTCTTATGGATATTGGTCAGGATCCAGAAGCAGTCATTGCTTCATGTTTCTGTTTGATGTCGCGATGGGAAAAGAATACACTCCGACTAATCGTGGGTTTAGAAAACTTCCCGATGGATATGATTCCTGCTTCGCTAAAGCCGGGGTTTCTGGTGTACTAAACAACGAAATGATTGTCTACAAAATTCATCAATGCAATCCAAAATACCTAATAGAATTTAATTGACTCTGAATCAAAATCTGGTACAATTTAACAAAAGGAGAAAATCATGGAAAAAGAAATTCTACAAGATATCGTTAAGAAAGAAATTTCACAGAAGATGGTTATGAAGAGATTGTTCACAACCTATGAAATTTGGAAGAAGATCCTGACGTATCTTCCGAATTCAAAGGTCTCGGTCGATGAGGTCCGAGAAGCTATTCAAGAAGATGGAATGAATCCGAACGGGTTGTTTGTTAATGCGGATTATTCAGCGACCCAAGGAAAGTTATATAATGGAAAAAAGGTTACTATATATCACCCTTGTAATCTTAATCCAGGAGAAGTTAATGCTTATATTGACGAGATCAATGAACTTCTCCACGCTAACCGAAAAAACAAAGACGAAGAGGACGACGAAGAAGACGAAGAGGACGACGAGAATTCGTCAGACAATCATAAAAACTACGTTGCTTCAGAAGAGGAATATGATCGACTTCTTGAGGTTTACGAGGTAGCGGTTCAGGTTTGCGATTCTAGTGATCTTGAAAATCTTTTGGATAATTTGAAAGAGTTGATTTCGGTTGTTGAAGAGGTTGATCGAGATCAACCTATTGGTCTTCTACTCTAAGGGAGAAACAATGATATCTTTTCCGATTCTCTATAAGAAGTCGTCTACCGGAAAAATCTCCGAATGGGAGATTAAGGTTGATGGTGATTGTGCTGATAAGGGGATAATTACTATCGTTCATGGATACCAGGACGGAAAAAAGCAAGTAGACGTCAAAGAGATAACGAAGGGTAAAAATATCGGGAAAGAAAACGAAACCACCCCGTTCGATCAAGCTAGGAGCGAAGCAGAGTCGAAGTGGAAGAAGCAAAAAGATAAGGGATATGTTGAGTCTCTGGACAACGTAGATACTGTTGTTTATCTTCCTATGCTTGCCCATTCTTACGATAAGCGTGGAAAGGATATGAAGTTTCCTTGTATAGGGCAAAGAAAGTTTGACGGGGTTCGTTGCCTTGCGTTCGTTTTAGGAAATAACAATGTCGTTCTTATGTCGAGGAAAGGAAAGATTTTTCCGCATCTGGAACATTTGTTCGAACCTATCCTCCAACTCAAAAAGCTTTGTAGCGGTCAAATAATCTTTGATGGTGAACTTTATTCAGACGACCTCACATTTCAAAGAACAGTTGGGTTGGTCAAGAAAGAAACTCTCGCAGAAGAAGATACAAACGATATGCGAAAGATATGCTATCGTTTGTATGATTCTATTTTTCCAGACAATCCAAAGGTTCCTTTTATAACCCGTTATCAACATCTTCGTGGTCTTCTTGAAAGTGTCAATTGTAAGTCGATCAAACTTACCGAAAACGTTCTGATTAAAAATGAGGACGATATTAAGAAGTATCACGACTTCTTTGTTTCAGAAGGTTATGAAGGGCTGATACTCCGAAATATGGATGGGGTTTATTCTGTCAATAAGAGATCAAAAGATCTCCAGAAGTATAAGAACTTCAAAGATGACGAGTTTGAAATTGTCGGATTTACCGAAGGTGAGGGTAGAGCTAAGGGTACTGTGATTTGGAAATGTAAGACTAAAAGTGGAAAAGAATTCAGTGTTCGACCGAGGGGAACCGAAGGGGAACGAAAAGACTGGTTTGAGAATGGGAACCAGTACATCGGAAAAATGATGACAGTTAGATATTTCGAATTGACGGATGATGGGATTCCTCGGTTTCCGGTTGGTTTGATTGTACGAGATTACGAATAATAGGAGTCAAGAATGTCCGAAAGCGTCAAAAAGTGGACGCTGGATGAATGGAAGAGAATAAAAGAACAAGCAATCGTTCAAAATGTTGAGAAAGAAATAACCAAAAACGAGGAACCAGAAGAGGTTGAACCTGAAAAGAGATCACCTACCGAGAAGGTTCAGACTCCTCCAAGAAGTAGATCAACCGTGGAGGATAAGAACGACCGAGGTCTTTTGTGGGACGGTCGGGATCGATATGAAGGTTTTCGTATAGGTCACTATATTCAAACTCCTCCTCTCTTGTTTACCAGAGATGGGCATAGTGTTTTTATAGGTGATATGTACCGAGGGGCGGCAGCATTTCTAATTCTCGGTGGTCCGAGCTTACTTGAGCTTAATTTAGATGCCCTTCGCACACCCGGAATTCTAACGATGGGTGTGAATAACTCTGCCAAAACATTTCGTCCGAATCTTTGGGTTTGTGTTGATAAACCCGCTCACTTCATCAAATCAATTTGGTTAGATCCCACCATAATCAAATTTGCCCCAACATCTGCGGCAGAGAAGAATATCTTCGATAATGAAGCATGGAAAGAAATGAGCATGGTTGTTGGTGATGCTCCAAGTGTTTTCTATTATCGACGGAACGAACATTTTGTTGCCAGCCAGTTCCTTTTTGAAGATACCATCAATTGGGGGAACCATAGTAATCTCTGCCATTGTGGTTATTGGAGACCGGATAAGAAAAAGGACGGAATTGATATCAAGGTCTGTCCGAAGTGTGGGAGCAGAGAATTTGGATCGAGAAGTGTACTTCTTGCCGCACTCCGCATTTTATTTTATTTGGGAGTAAGAAATGTTTTCCTTCTCGGTTGCGACTTCAAGATGGAATATGGCAAACAAAACTACAACTTCGAACAGGATAGATCTGAAGGATCTGTCAATGGAAACAATTCAACCTATAAGATGTTAACCAAGAGATTTGAGGAACTGAAACCTATATTTGAAAAATATCATTATCACATTTTCAATTGCAATCGGAATTCACACCTAGAGGTATTTCCAAAGGTAGCTTTCAATGAAGCAATAGAAGCAGCGACCGCTCTCATGCCTGATACTGAGAATGAAAGAACAGAAGGTCTCTATGATAGAGAGGACAAGGAGAAGAAGGGAAAGAAGAAATGAACGGGATCGTTTACTACAACTCAGGAATGTCTTGTTTAATTCGAATGGTGGTGTCGATGTTTTCTCTTCGTCAAGTATATGACGGAGATATTCTATTGTATTATCCGAAGCGAGATGTTAATGTTCAGACGTTTGCTATCAAAACTTGCGAAAGAATAGCAGAGCATTTTGATTGCGGTATTCAAGTTTTAGATCTTGACGTTCCTCCTGGAAAGAATCTTGTGTTTCTAGAACGAACGAAATATCATACTGTTACTCCGTTCGACGTCTCAGTCTCATTGGATTCTGATACCGTTGTTTTGTCTCCACGAATAATTGAGTTCATAGCTACAGCAAAGGAACACGAATTCAGTATCGCTCACTTCGCTAATTGGGGAACGCAGGGTGGGGTTGTTTCGAAAAGAATTAAGTATTGGAATCAACATCATCCAAATCTTGTTGGTCCTGCTCTCGACTACGGAAGCGCAATTAATTGTGGATGCTTCGGCTTCCGCAAAGATTCTCAGATAATGAAGGTGTGGTATGATCGTGCTGTGGTGGGGAGAGAATCGTTTATAGCTGACGAAACGTGTATGCAGCTTCTCCTTCCGAAATATCCACATAAACTTCTAGAGTCCGCATTCAACTGTTCATGTAAGTACGATGATAAGATCGATGATCCCGCTTATCCGGTAGTAGTTCATTTCCACGGAAAAAAACATTGTCGGTTCTCAGATGAAGGGTTTCCGCTCCATCACTCCCTTATATGGTTGTATTATTTCGAACAGTGTCTAATCCAGGGGGTCTTTGATAAAGTGGGGATGAATGTCCTGGAGAATGATTACGATGATAAGATGTATAGAAAACATAAGAACAATATTTTCGATATAGTCAAAACTAAATCATGAAACGTATCCTCGTTTACACATCATGTTTTGGAAATACAGCAGATGAATCTACTGGTTTAATTAGGGATCCGAAAACCGGACTTCGATATAACAAGTGGACGAGTATTATGATGAATAGTTTAACTGGTTGTGATGTTGATTGTTTAGTGATACGTGATCAAAAAACAAATATCCTAACGAAGAATCCGAGAGTTAAGCAATGGATTCTTCCAAAAAGTCATTCGATGTTTACAATATCCGGAGGTAATGATAGATTTTACGGTCGGTACACCAAATACATTCTCCCCGAATATAAAGACTATTTCAACTATAACGTTGTATGTTGGGCTGATAGTGACATAATTTTTACTAGAGGAAACGAATTGTTTGAGTATATCGGAAAAGAAATCGGGAATCGTATTTTGATTTCGAGCGGACGTCGAGACCCTCTAGAAACAACTCCCTTAGCTTGTCTCGATTCGAATGATCAGATGTGTGCGGGATTCGTAGCCTACACTCCGAAACTATCTGATTTTTTCATATCAGAGGTTAAACCGAATTTGATCTTGAGGACACAGAGAAAATACATTGATCAACCGATTCTTTTGAACGTATTACGATTCTACGAAAATCGTGCTTCGGTTCTTGGGGTTAGATATATCCAAACAAGAAAAGTCCGAATACCTGGGATGGCTATTCATTATGGAGGTTCGAGGTCCAAGAGATTCTTTTTCGATACCGCATCCAAGATGGGATTAAATTAGTGGATAGATGGAATTTACTATAGTCACTGCAACCACACCTGACTACGAAAAGAAACTTCGTCTTTGTCTTCCAACCTGGAGATTGAAAGAACAGTTTCGGATTTCCCCGATACTTCTGTTTACACATGGATACAAAAGACCAGAAAAGCATTTCAAAGATCTTGGAAAAAATGTTAGAGTGATTGATTGGAATATGAATGCGGATATACCAAAGAGAGAACAGATATTCTCGGCATTTGTTCTTGGAACTGGAAAATATGTCGAGACCCCTCATTGGGTTAAATTGGACTCAGAATGTCATTTCATTTCTGAAGAAAATGTTTTCTCTGAAGATGATTTCAAATATGACTTATTTTCGCATCGCTGGGGGTATACTAAACCGGCAACGTGGATAAGAGAATTGAACGAGTGGTCTGATTTGAAGAATCTTTCTGGTGAACCGTATAGACCTGATTTCGATTGGAATAAACCAGCTATAGGATGCAAGCGTATAATATCGTTTATGTGTCTTCATAACAAAGACTTTGTTGACGAGTGCGCGTATCTTGCCGGTCAACGACTTCCGATACCTAGTCACGATACCTTTCTTTGGTATATGGCAGAGCGTCTTCCCCACCGCACTTGGGCATCCTCTAATCTGAAAAAGAAGGGTGTGTGTATCGGATCGAAATATCGAAGACTCATTCAATCAGTTACTCCGATTTTTGCATTCGACGGATCATTCCTTAACACCAAGAAGCAAATTTATTTATCTCGTAAACATGGGTATGGGTACAAACAAAATCTGTTAAACAAAGTTCAACTCGAATTGACAACCGACTGTAATATGAGATGTAAGAACTGTGATAGATCATGTGGGAATGCCCGTTCTCAAGAACATATGTCGGTTCAACAGATCCATCAATTCGTTGATGAATCTTTGTCAGAGAATCGAAAGTGGGTTCGCATCGATCTTATTGGTGGGGAACCTACATTGCACCCTGAGATCGATTCTATCTTTGAAATCATAAAAGAATACAAAGATGTTGTTTCGGAATGTCGAATTCGCTTTTCAACAAATGGGGTTGGAAAGCTTACCAATGAAGTAATCAATCGAATTCCGAAATGGGTAAAGATTAGAAATTCATCTAAGGACAAGAAAGAGTCTTTGGTATTTACTTCCTATAACAAAGCACCGTGCGATTTTGGACATCTAATAACTCCCTTCTGTGATATTCCATGGAGATGTGGAATCGGTCTCTCTCGTTATGGATATTTTCCTTGTGGTGCTGGTGCTTCGTTGGCAAGAGTTTTCGGATTCGATATTGGTATAAAGAAACTTAATCTGGTCGATTACCGGTCACTCTTCGAGCAGATAAAGGTTCTCTGTAAGTATTGCGGTCATAGCCCTACCGATTGTCAAGAGAGAACAAACGAAGCGGTCATATCGAAATCTTGGTCGGAGGCTTATCAGAGATATTTGGATAATAAACCAATATTGAGACTTTACTAATGCATAAAAAAGAAATCAAACTCAACGATCAATTTTATACTTTCTTCGTTCCTCAACAATGCGAACGAGATGTTTGTCTTCGAACGGGACTAAGAACGTCCAGACAGATTATCGATTTTGTTCAAAAACGTAGAATAGGTATTTCTACGGTTATCGATTTAGGAGCAAACATTGGTGTTGTTTCTATTTTGTTGTCTCTTCTTCTGAAAAGCGAAAATCTAAGAATTTATTCAATCGAACCACATCCAAGTGTTTTCGAGTGTCTTCAAAAGAATATTGAGTTGTATGAATTACAAAACACCATTCATTCGTTCCGCTTGTGTATTGGAAGTGGATATAGGTATTTGATGGATCGAACGATTAGGAGAAATTCAGGAGCATCTCGTGTGTCCGAAACAGATGGAAACATTCCGGTTCAAGCGATGACGTTGGATAGTTTTTTTGATCTAAATCAGATATTAAATGTTGATATAATTAAGATTGACATTGAGGGATCTGAGTATAGAGTCTTTTCTGAATTTCAAATGTGGGATCGACTTCGTTACTATCATTGTGAAATTCATTCTCCTAGTCACGAAGATTTGAATATTTTTTCGAAGAGAATTAATAAAGACATTATTGAAAACCCTAAAAACGAGTTTAAAAAGTTTTTTTGTTCGCACACAAAGGAAAATTATGGGATTAATATATGACGAGTTTGCTTCGGAAGCTTTCGAGTTATGGTCCTTAGCCTCAAAGATCACAAATAAACCCATTCACTCAGATCTGACTTGGACTTGCGGGTTCATGCGAGGAAAAGGTCATGGGTTTTTGGATCTTCAAATTCATGCTATATTGATGGCTTCTAGCGTTATCATTACGGAACCAGTAATTCCTAAGATAGTTATTGGGTGGGATTCTCCGCTTCCTTTTTCGTTAGAAAGGGAGAAACCTGAGCGGGAAGAGAATTATCCAATTTTGATTATGAGATTGTTTGGTTTATCTGATAAAGAGATTTTCGAATCTGATTATACTAAGCTATTCTATCTCGAATCACAATATGTAAATTTGATTCGACATTTTCATTCCGTTAATTCCCATCCATTCAATTTGGGTATAGGTTACAGAACCAAGTATCATGGTTTGGATTATGTTACGACAAAATATGGAATTATCGTAGACACGGATACAATATCAATTCAACCGTGTTGTCAGTATATTATGAACAATGTTTCTCGTAATCCTGATTCATTTTGTTGGACTATCCTTTACAACGAAATGAAGAAGCAAATGAACGTTGGGTTGGTCACATTCAATATGGAATTGTACAATACGATTTATAAACCACACCTATGTCAATATTATTGGAACCTTCCTCGGGGTGATGTGTACTGGATTGGAAGTGTTTTTGAGAGGTTTCCGCATCTGAAAACATCTCTCAAAATACAATTGTTTGATGATTATGAAATGTTAAGTACGGGGAAGTATAAAGGTTATACTATGTTAAATGGGGATATCTCGTTTCAAGAAAACAAAAGTCTTCATTATCATGCTTGGAAAGGAGAATATAAGACAGACCAAAAAGGTTTTGTATCATCATTCCATAGTATGATATCCAATCTCAAAAACGATGCTAAGAAACAATTAGGTCTTTAAAATATATCTTGACATTTTTTATCTTTTTGTTATAATTATTTACATCTTTAAAAGGAGAATATCATGCGAGAACCAATGCGAGACAATGTTACACTTCCACTCAAGAGCGAGGTTGGTGGTCTTGAGGATCAAGTAAATCTATCCGGTAATCAACCACAACGGCAGATGGCACCTTCCCCAACTCCTGTTTCTCAAGCTTCTCTGAATCCATATCAAAAGAGATTGCTTGCCGAATTCCAAAAACGTCCGGACGTAATGAAGCTTCTGACGGTTATCTTTTCTCAGTATCCGGCAACAGTCATCAAGGAATTTAGACAGAGCAATCCGACTTCGACCAAGAGACAACAAAAGGCGAGTCTGGATACTTCTCGGATTCGTTTGTCTATGGAGGCTTTCATTGAGGAAGAAATAGCGAAGCTTGCCGGGATCAACGTTGATCAGCTTATGAAAGATGCTGAGAAAGAAGTGAAGGAAGTAAAGGAAGAAAAGAAAGAACCGGAGAAGTCCTAAACAGTCGTATCGTGCTTTGGGGGGACTTCGGTCTCCCCTTGTTTTTCGAGGGCTTCTATGCGGACATCTGATCTTATAACTAGGGTCAAGAAGAAAAGCATCGTTAGGGGTGTGGATCCCTTTTCGGTTGAAACATATCAACTTGATTCGATTGTGGATGCTGCGGTAGACTCTATTCAAGATATTGTTATCAAACGAAAAGCAAAAGAGTTTTGGATACCATGGGGTGTTGAAAAGATTAGATTCAAACCCATCCCTCGTCTTGAAAAAACAATCACTCGGATATCAGATCGTCTTAATCAAATCTTTCCAGTTAGCATCGTGTTCACGGAAAGAGTTGGACCTGAATATGTCTATCACTCAAAATCTAAAGGTGAGATAGATTTTGTTCATGTTCCGAAACCTTCTCGATTTCACATCAACAAATACTTCTACAAAACATTTCTACACGAATTGACTCATGCCGCTCTCGGAAAGTATCGAGCTAAGATCGAATTCAACAAACCCGATGAAGAAGAGATTACAGTCGAAATCACTTCTTTGATTATATCTTTTCTCTCAGGGATTAACGTTTGGGATCATTCACTTGCTTACATTCAGAATCGAGCGTATGGTCCTCCTAACACCAACTACGCAAACGTGTTAGGAATAAAAACGAATAAGCAGTGGTCTATAATAAACCGAAGAAGTAAATATATTCTTAAGTATATGTTATGTTGAGAGTTAAAATGAATCAAAAAATCAAGATGTAACTTTCGTTACATCTTAATTAAGAATTCGTCCTGAGCGAGTTCTGTGCGTCTGGTGGGGGTTTATTTGAAGATCACGGTAACTACTAAGAGATTGTTCTTTTGATCTAGAGATGTTGATATATTTTTGATTTCTTTCAGCTTGGGTTCTAACTCACGGAAAAGCTTTTCATATGCTGCCATATGTGTTGGTTCCGGAGATAGACGGTATTCAAGCTTCTTTTTGCTAGTCGCCTTTTCTTTTTTGTTATTGTAGAATTGATCCAAGATCTGGTCGATTTGCGGATTCATTCCAGAAATCTGTTTGACTACCTTCCCTTGATCCACAAAAACAATTGTCGGATTATTTCGGAATTCGAAACCGTTGGGTTGCACATCGTTCTTTTCGATACTGTAGAAAGAGATATCTAGCTTCATCATTGGGGTAATTGCTCTATCGATCAGTCTGTGCATGTATTTGCAAGCACTGCATCCTTTGAAATGACCAATGATATAAACACCCTTCTCGTTCTTGGAATTTTCCATGATGTTGATTCGTCCAGGAACCCGAGGAAGTGTTTGAATGTTTTTCGGTTTGTTTATGTCAACCATCCCGCCGAGCATTGTCTTCGATGCCGACTTTCCAACACCCTTCCTCTCTTTTCGATTCTTTTCCGACCAAGAAAGAAATGAATTGGATATAACCTTTCCGCTTGCATCAATCATTGGTGCATCGAATTTCTTTAGATTGATATTCTTTCGTTTTCCACATCCAGAACAACCCATATGTATCTCCTACCAGATAGATGATAGACCTTGAGTGAATGAGTCTAGAATTGCTTTATTATGAAATGGGAACCAGACTTCTTCCCCCTTCTGCGTTCGACGAGTATATCCGTAAGAATCTTGAATGAGAACCAATTCACGTAGTTCGATGTGTTGGTTGATGCGATATGTCTTAGTTCCGTTAACTACCATTAAGAGGTCGTTGATGCTAGATTCCAATCGAGGAACCACATCTTCCATAGCAAAGTATTTAATTCGATCCCTAAGTTCTCGATACTTCATTTTGACCGCTTCTCTGTTGACAGGATCTATGATTTGATCGGCAAGTGGATCTACCACGTTGAATATTTCATAATCCATTTCTCTTGTGTCATAGACGAGGATGACTCGATCATCTGCCGCCGAATCATCATAGGTGTTATACGGAAGATCGATGAAATCGAATACGCTCTGTTGATAGAATTGTGCATAAAAAGCTTCTACGGAATCGAGGAAAATAACCAATGCTCTCGCAACTTCGTTTAAAAGTTCGTAGCTTTCGAAATCAAAGTCGTATGCTTCGAGATTCTTTAGGATAATCTTTCCGTCTCGAATTTTCAACTTCGATGTCGTCAATGCACTTGTTCCTGTCGGTAGAACTTCTCCGGTTGTTTGATAGTCTGGTTCTAGAACATCAAGACGATTTCGAGTATAACCCGCTGTAAGATTGTTGAATACCATCTGAATGAACTTGGATTCAGAAGTCAGATCAAAATTCAATGTCTTCCAATTCAAAACCTTCTCCGTCCCGAGCGGAAGTAGAGGAAGAGATTCTCCAGGATTGGTTGCGTGGGTTGCTATCCATGCAGTCTCGGCTGTCTCGTCTATCAATGCTTGCGCTTGATCTTCAAGAATTAATAGATTTGTGATAGCTTTGTACATCGTATCAATAGCAGTTTTGACACGACGATCTTTTATGTTTTTGTCACGATAGATAAATGCCATTCGGTTTCCTATCCAACAAAGAAATCTGGTGGGGTTGACCATTCGGTTAGTAGAGCTTCTTCTAATTTCTCGATCATCTGTTCACCCTTATTGAGATACATGTCCGAGTTTAGGGTTCCTCCTCCTGGGAGAGTGATACCAGAGAACTTTCCTCGGTTCATTCCTATTTGTACTAGGCATTTGGCGAATACATAATCTCGAATCCAAGAGAATCGATAAAGCTCTTCTTCCGGTCTCTTCACCCAAACACAGGTGAAAATTCCACCGCTATGATTGGGGAATGGAAGAATCTTAGCTAACTTACCGTGCTCGTTTATTTCAACTCTGTATTGACGACCATACAGTGTTTTAAAGAAATCCAACCAATCATACATGAGTTGGAAAGTCAGAACGTCTGGTTGATAGATATTAAAACCCCACCTGTGCAACATCATATTCTCTACCGTGAAGAGGGTGTTGAGATTGCTCCAAACGTCCGAATCATAATCACCTAGAACAGTATTGACCGCTGTTGGTTGTGGAGAGACGTTACTTATGTCCACGTACCCGACTCCCGCAGATACGGGAAGATAAAGAATTCTTTCTTCTTGAGCGAAGTCCATAGCGTGTTCGTAGAATCGATCAATAGCATAATCGATAATATCGTCGAGTTGATCTTCGTGGAGATCATTGGTTGCGATGCATGGAGCACCCAACCTCTTATGAATGTAAAGCTTTAGCTCGTTTCGGTTTGTTATTTTAGACATTAAGATCTCCTACTATCTATCATTATTTATGAAGGAGTGTTTATTTTTATCTAACAAAGATGGGTCTTTCTTCGAAAGACCCATCCGACTCCAAGACAACACAACGTTCTTAAAGGGACGATTCAAGGTCCACACACATCTTAATGAGGGTGTCTCTCTTTTCCTTGAGGAGAACATATTTCTTGAGTTCTTCTTGACTGTGGGCAATAATGTAATCTGCTAGATCGGATTTGTTCTTGGAGGCAAAATCTGTGTCTGGAACAATATCCTTATCTAGCTTATCCAGAAATTCTTGGGGGAATGCTTTGTCGAGATTTTCGAATTCGTTCTCAACCTCTTTTTGAACATCCTCCGTGATTTCTGGTTCTTGTTCAGCCACAACTTCTCCCGCTTCTACCACTTCCTTTTTATCCTCTACTACCTCGGTTTCCTCTTCGATAACAACTTCCTGACCATCACTCTTGCAACCCGCAAAGGGATCCAGCTTATCCTGCTTTTCGAAAACCTCTTCATCTGAAGGAGTGATTACTTCAGTGGATTCAGCTTCAAAAATCTTTTTGATTCTTTTGGCTTTTGTTGCATGTAGTTTGGCTTCTACGAGCGGGGCAGCACCCTTCGCATTGTTTGCTTGACTTGCCGGAACGTCAATGATATCTCCTGGGTTTACAACATAGCAGAAGCATTGCCCCATGCTATTCCATGTGATTCGACGACGATAGGTTCCAACATAACGCAAAGACACGACCATAACTAATCTCCCTTCTTCTTAGTCTTCTTTTCTTTCTTTTGTTTTTCTTCTTTCTTTCGTTTCTCTTCGAAAGTTCGATAAACGATTTTGGTATCACCTGTAATCTCTGTTCTTACTTTTCGACCGTCCTTTATTGGGAGAGCGTTAACCCACTTCGTCTTCGTCCTCTTTTCATCCGACTTGGATTTCTTCTTGTCTTCTTCGATTGCAGTGATATCTGTTTGGACAATTTTATCTGCGTCCTCTTCCTTAACACCAGCGGCTTTTTCTGCTGGAATGAGAAGCTTAGAGTAATAGCGTGGGTTTTCTGCTATATGATCGAGAGCAATCTGTTTAGCGACCTTGATGTCTTTTGTATGCTCCCTCTCAACCCGGATTCCCATAGCAAGCTCTTCGGGATTAACATCCTTTACGTTCAATCCTTTTTCATCTGCCTTGCCAGTAAGATCGGGACACCCACCCTGCTTCTTTTTCTTTTCTTCTTTGATCATCTCGTTGATCTGAAGATTTGTGAGGAAAGCTTCAAGAATGGTTGGATCGTCTTCGGTTTTGAACGGATCGCTATCCTGAGTTCGTTGTCGATCAAGCTGGTTATTATTGAACGTGGTTGTTGCTGCATAAACGATATCATTCGTCTGAGGTCGTGGTTTCTTGGTAATCTCTAGCTTGTAGTTCTTTCCGCTAGAATTCCAAGTAAACGTGGCAACATTATTCAGAGAGACGTCTACACCTTCGAACCTGTTGAGAACTTCTTTTTCTCTCTCAGTGAAAGGAACCGCTTCTTTCTCGACCGCTTCGTTAACCATATCTTGCGTTTCAGAGATTAGCTTCTCAATGTGCTCGACAACAATCGTTTCTCTCGACTTGTCCTCTTTGAAGTTTCCCAACTTGACATTGTTTTCAAACTGGTCTCTCAAAGCCGCTGCTGTTTTTTGTCGAACCGATTTCGGGAACTCTGCGTCAGGATTCTTGGAGCATTTCTTTGCTCCCATATCAGCCAGAGCCTCAAATGCTTTTTCAGCAAGCTTGCTATCATAAACACCTTCTTTTTGTTTTCGGAGAAGATTTTCAACGATAACTTTGAATCTTCCATCCTTTGCTCCGAGTGTCGGATCGTTGTTGATGCTGTTGATTAATTGCTTAACCTTTCCGGAGATAACAGGGATATCCTCTTCTTTCATTTCTTTCGGTTGCTTCAGAGCTTTTTGTTCTTGAGTGACTCCATCTTCTCCAGACTTCGGGAAGTCTAGCTTTTTGTCTTTGGGTGTCTTATCAACCGGAAGACCCTCGACCTTCTTTCCGCAGAATCCTGTAGGCTTTTCAGATTTCTTTTTGTTCTTGGATTCTGACTCGTGTGGTACTTGATCATCATCCGGACCCATTTCCAAAGGATCCCTCTTCTTGAGATCTTTTGTCGGAACAAACTGAGCAATCTTTTCAAAGTTTGGTGACAATAGAATAACTGTCATATCCTCACCGGATGGAACAAAATCAACAATCAACCAATCCTGCTTCTTCCATGACACCGCTTCACCCGATTGATAGTTGTCGGCAGCGTAATTCATCGACATGTTAGAGTTCATAATTTCACCCCAAGCATGTTTTTCAGAAGGGGCGACTGCTTGTTCAATCACCTTCAACCTGGGGTTCTTTGCTGCCTCAATCATATATTCTCGTTCTTCACGAATGACTTTAGTGATCTTAAAATCACCTTCACCACTCTTGATATCAGATGTGAATTTTTCTAGATCTTTATTGTTGAGACGTAGATTATAGATTTGTTTATTTGTGAGAACGCTATCAACCTTTACGTCGAATGAGGATTCAAGATCTTTCCAGGGTTCCAAGTCTCCCTCTTTAGAACCAGTATAGCGAACCTGGATATTCGAGTATTGGTAATCGTCTAGAGAAACCTTCTCTCCTGGTTCACCCGAAAGAACAGCTTTTATCGATGATCGTAAGTCTTCATCACGACGACTCTTCGGATCCTTCATCCAAGTCTGACTTCCTGTTTTGAAGAGATCTGCTGCGATTTCCTTCTTCAAGATCTGTTCGCGACGGTATGGAAATAGGAAGTAGTGAACTTTTTCGGGTGTGACTTTGGTTGTAATAACCATTGGAGGCTCTGTCGATGCACCCATAAAGTATCTTTGGTTTGGACCAAGATACAATCCATCTACCACATCGATTCCACCTTCAGAAGAATCTCCGGACGATGCCACCTGTTCTGGAGTTTTTTCTGTATCATCACCAGATTCATCATCGTCACCCCCTTCACCGTCAAAAAGATCATCCCCTCTTTCTTCTTGAATATTTCTCAATGAAGTTGATAGAGATGTTGTTCTGATCTCTCTGGTTCGGAAATATGGATCGAAGGGCTTCTTGAATCCTTTAGAACGTTGAACCCCTCCCAAAAAATCATTGAGGGGTTCGATGACTTTTTTCGATACCGATTCTTGATATGAGCTATTCTTAAGTTCGGACATACGACATCCTTTTGTTTGTATTATGCCTTCTTGGAAGATTTCTTAGATTTCTTCTTTGTTTTTTCTTTCTTATCTTCCTTCAAAACCTTGTCTTTTTTCTGTCCGTTCTTCTTTGGTTTTGGTTCTTCCCCAATAGCTTCGGAAATCATTTTTCCGATAAGATCGTCAAGACTCTTATCTTCCTCGATTTCTTCTTCATCCTCGGAACCCTTCTTCGTTTTCTTTTCTTCCTCTTCTACTTCATCTTCGTCTTCGGCTTCATCCTCGTTCTCTTCATCCTCTTCTGTCTTTTCTTCGGGTTCTTCTTCCGGCTCTTCTTCTGGTTCTGCCTCACCACCCTCTTCCTCTCCTTCTGGTTCAGACTCTACTTCACCAGCATCGGCTTCGGGTGACTCTTCTCCACCTTCGGAAGGTTCAGCGACTTCCTCTCCACCCTCTTCTGGTTCTCCCTCTGGTTCGGCTTCGGAAGCTTCTGGTTCTTCAACCTTCTCTACCGGACCTTGAGGATTGATAACAGCGAACTTCTTTCCGTTTTCGTCTGTATATTCTGATGGGCTGATCTTCTCAAACTCACCATCCACACCAGACTCAGATCCGAAGGTGAACTTATCACCAACCTCTAGAGATTCAAATGAAGTTACACCAGATCCTTCTTCGTCTTCAGGAGCAGCATCACCCTCTTCATCTCCATCGGCTTCTTCGATCTCACCATTATCTTCCTCTTCATCCCCCTCTTCCCCTTCTTCCTCTCCATCTTCCTCTTCCTCAGCTTCAACGTCTTCTTCGTCAGATTCCTTTTCAGAATCTGCTTTTACGTCTTCATCTTCAGCATCATCAGCTTCGATTTCTGCTTCGGGTTCGTCTTCGACTTCTTCGTCATCTTTCTCTTCGGGTTCGGGTTCTCCGGTTTCCATTGCCTCTTCTACCTCGTCTTCCTCGTCACCGGCTTCCTCGTCACCCTCGGCTTCACCCTCAACCGATCCGTCATCGAGAACTTTCTTATCTTTCTTTTTAGACTCTTTCTCTCCATCCTCTTCTTCATCATCGTCTTCCTTAAGAAGATCTTCGACATTAATGGATTCGAGATCGAAGGCTTCTTGAATGGTTTCAGTGAGTGCCTTTCGGATATCTTCAACTTCTTCTTGGAGTTTCTTGAGTCTTTTTAGAACGTTGTGCAACATGAGTAATTCCTCTCTATAAAGTTATTCCTCTGATTCCAAATCTTCTGGTTCTTCGTCTTCATCACCCCTAGCTTTCTTTTCTCTTTCTTCTTTGTCTTTCATCACATCTTCACCACGATAATAAACTGTTTCTTTGTCGAGATTCTTTTCGAATATCGTCGATTCTATTCTTTCTCGCAAAATATCGGCTTCTGAGAAATTTCCCTGTCGTCGAGCGAGGAAGTAGTTTTTTACCCAATCACGAAGAGAATCGTTTATCTCTAGTTCTTTTTCTGTCTTGATGATCTTTCCTCGCAATGCCCCGGTTTTGTCCTTCTCAGAAGTAGTGATCTCTTCTGAATCTTCATCGTCTTTCTCTTCACCATCCGAATCATTTGTTTGATAACCTTTCTTTTTCATCGTTTCAATTGTTCTAACTTCTTTCGGTGTGACAGTAGATACGTTCCCCTCAGAATCAATTCGTTTTACATCCCGACCCTTTGCCATCAGAACAGATTCTTTGAGCTTCTTTTTTGGTGTTGCGTTGACAGAGATGTCGGCTATGCTAACATTTTCACCGAGAAGGATTTCCATCCCGAGAATCAAATCAGCACAGTCTTCTTGGAACGAATCTATCTTTTTTAACACCTTCGAAAACAGTTTAGGCATTTCTTCTATCCTTTGATAAAATAAAGGGATCTGTCATATTTAGTGTTTGGGTATATAAGAAAGAGAATTTATTTGTGGATTATAATTCAATGCCCCCACCACCACCCGCTTCTTCCCCTTCTTCTTCACCACCACTTGGTTCCGGAGTTTCTCCACCACCCTCAGATTCTCCACCCTCCTCTTGTCCCTCAGCCGCTTCCTCTTTGAGCCACTTCTGGTTGAGAGCAATCTTTTCATCAGACCAACCCATACCTTCTTTCAACGCAGTTCGCTTTGCAAAGATAGGGGTCTCGGTGTTGATATTATTCGAGAAGTTTGCAAATCTTGTGAATTGTGCATCAAGAACTTCTGCATTCTTCATATAGGTGAAGAAGCTTGGCGGCACAGCTTCGACTTCAATATCTTCTGGTTTCATGTTATAATGATCCCAAACCCCTTTCATCTTAAGATGTTGCATGTATGTTTGTTTGATCAGATCCACAAACCGACATACGATACCATAGATATATTTTTCAAACTTGATTTGTTCAGTGTTCTTTTGTGGGGATTGATCGAATCCTGCTTCTCCAGTCATTCGAGTCATAGGAATCTTCATCGATCTGTAGAGTTTAGCGAGGAAGTAGTTTAGATCTTCGATGTCTCCAAAGTTTCCACCGCTTTCAAGGGTAGTTACCTCAGTTCCTTTTCCGGTTGCATCTTTCACAAACCAGTAATCTTCCATGATGTTTTTTGTATTTTGTGCTTGATCGATATCGCCTGTTGTTGAATTGTATGTTACCTTTTTTCGATACTTGTTGATGATCTTCTGTAAATATTGTTCGGCTCTATTCTTAGGTAGATTTCCAGTTGCCACATTGAAAATCAATCGTCCTGGTGCTCTACTGAATCGATAGATAACAATGCTGTCTTCGATAGCATCAAGTTGTTTATATGGTTTACGTGCTTCCTCTAAGAACGACCGTACAAGTCTTAGAACCTTTCCTTGACTCGGGTTTGGTAGATATTGTTTCGCCCAGGCTGGTCCGATACCATCAACGAAATCGTATTTACCAGAATCAACATATGCAAATTGGGTTCGGTCTCCCAACACTCTTACGTTCGCATCCCACGGATTTCGAATAACAAACCCATGAACCTTTCCCTCGGGGTTGTAGAAAGGCATGTACTGCTCAGAAAGAAGAAGTTTGGTTCCAAGTATTCCGAGAGATCTAAGTTGAACGTCTGTTTGTGGTATGAGAAATTCCAGACAACATTCACCCATCATAATGAATTCATGAAACATGGTAGCAAAATTCTTAGCATAACCAATCACATCGTCACGAATGTAATTGAATTCTTTGACAAGATTTTCTCTGATGTTTTCGTTTTCGGAAAATCCCTCGTTCTTAATTTTCAGATAGAGTTGTTCACCCTTCTCGTCAGCATTCAGAGAGCTATAGACAATCTCGTCTACTCCCGCACTGACGAATCCATTGTTTTCCATTTCTCGATATTGCTGTGTTCGAGTTTCTTTGCTGGTTTCTGCCATCGACAACCAGTTCATATAATTCAGGGAACCGAAGTCCGGTCCTCCGATAGATTCATCTGATCCTAGTTTTGCCAGGGCTTGTTGGAAGTTGATATCATATTCAGCTTGATCGTCTTGACTGATCGGCTGAGTAATCGATTTTACTTCTTGATCGTAGTGTCGTGCTGACACCGAAAAGAAGTTGTATCGATTCCAAAGCTCTCTCCAAGTTATTCCCATCCGATTCTCCCTATTGTGCTGACGCTAAAAGTTTTCTTTCAGACTCTTCCAGCCGAATGATAGCTGATTGCCATCTTGATAAGAATTGTGCGCTATGAGTGTGTAGAATTTTTTGTAGGTAATCTAGAATAATAAGACCGTCGAAATCGTATCCAAGATATCTATAGTTATCAACCGGACACTCTTCCCCCACTTCTTCTTCGAAAGCTTTCGCTAAGTCTTTTTTCTCTAATGCTGAAACGATCAGAGTGGAATAATACTTTGAATCAAAACGCTTTGTCAGAGCACGAGTTACGTGTTCCACACCTTTTATTTCTTCACCTAGAGATTTTCCATTCTTTCCGATATTGAAGACATAAAAGTTGAACCAATCGGTGGACATGAATCCATTCTTTTCAAACAGGTCCGCACAGAGAAGTGTATGGTCTTTATAGAACCTGACGGTTAATTTATCATTTTCTATATGAACCAAAGTCTCTTTGTATTTATGAAAGACTTCTTGTAATCCATTGATAATATTTATGCGACAATGTTTTATGGAAGAATCCTCGTCAATTATTTTCCATATCTTGGTTGTGGCATCATGAATCTTCTCTGTTTTTAGATCTGACATATTATCCCCTACTAACCCGTATTCGGACTCCAACGCATCTTCCGTTCTTATCATAGACTTGAACGAATCCATCCTGTGATTGCTTCGGCAACCACACAAACATATGCTCTTGATTTTTGAGATTGGTTCGAGACAATCGCTCTTGATATTCTATGTCGAGCTTATTCGAAGAGTCAGAATAAGAAACGATAAAACATTCCTTGTATTTTGAAATGAGATCCCTGAGATCATCCTCCTGGATTTCGTTTTCGTAGACACACTGCCAGAAATCATTTATGGCATCAACCGCTCGTGTTACAACAACCGGCTCTGGTTCTTTATACCAAGGAATATACTTTGGATCCAATCCGAAGAAGAGGAGAATAATGATAGTGATTGGAAGCATGGCATAACCAAGACCAGCTTTGAAAGCATCTTTGATGTACTGAGTGATAGTCTTTTTCGTCTCTTCTCGTTCTTGATATACATCGATCAGAGGTTTGACACTTTCTTCTAACTCAGCTATACGAGTATCCAGGTCTTCAATTTGTTTGCTTAGGCTGGATGATACCTTGGTTTTCTTGCACTCTTCAAAAGACTTCTTGAGTTCTTCAACAGTTTTGGCGATACCTTCTTTTTGTTCACCCTCATGTTTTGCAAACTTGGTTTCCAGAGATCGTAATTGATTCTCTAGATTCGTCAAACGATCTGGAAGTGTTTCCATGATTCCAATCGTTTTGACCAGCAATTCATCCATAGATTGGGTGATGCGTAGTTTTTGTGTGTCGTTTTCTTTCATTGGTGTTCCTATGTAATTTGAGATACTATCGCCGAATTACTTTGATGAATAACCACTCTATCATGAAGAGGAGACCCCATGACAAATTGAGATGTATCAATGTCAACAACTCGGAACAATGCTTCATATTCTATTTGATCCGGAGTATCGACACCCAAAGAAATCCCCGGAAGAGAATCGATGATAACTTTATATCCTAACTTCCTTGATCTTTTTTCATCAGCATCAAGAAACTCCACGACAAACGTTCCCAAAAGATTACGGTCTAACAATTGGTTGTCTGGATTTTTTCCACCAAACGTCCAGTCGTACTTCAGATAACTCCAATTGAGAAGCGATGTGTAGTTGTGAAGATATCTATCTAACACGAATCGTATGGTTATCTGTCCGAGTTCTCCATCACCAACACCCATATATTGTTCGTTCTGATGTGCGTAATAAGATATAGGAATCATCGGGATGGCTGTTTCGGGTAGGGAAATGTTTCTAATCGTTTCGTTGATTCGATCCGCGACATATGATTTCAAAGCACGAGTTTCAGGATCTTGGTAGTATCCAACTTGAGGAATCTTGATAAAGTAACCTATGAATTGGTTTCCGTAATACGGATTGGTTATTCCCTGGAGTTCGACGTTTTGAATGTTTTTGGTTTCGCCACTAGACGACTCTGACTCTTCCTCAGTAACAGTCGAATAGATCGTAAACGCCACCGGATCTTTTCTACCGTTCACATACATAGCACCCTTGACGGAAATAACCTTGGCAAAATAACTTCCGGTTCCCAAGGTAACTATTTTGGATCCATCCCCGGTAATACTAAAGTCTGGAGTATCAGAGAACTCTTCGTCAGATCTTCGGATATAAATTCTGTTGGTTGCTTCGGAATCGCTCTCCGTGATGATTAGACTAACTCTTCTTGTTCCATCTGTGTATACGGAAGCGGAGAGGAGAGGTTGCGCTAGACCTGTCGCAGAGACAACTTCGAAGTAAGCATATGAATCTTCTGATGTGATATTATCGTCGTCATCATGAACATCAACCGTTAGAACCCAGCGGTATACTCCGGTCTCGCTGGGAGTAAAACTGAAGTCTCCAATGTCGGATAGCTCTGTCACAATCGTACCCGTCAGTGTTTCAGTGAATGGACCGAAACTATACTTAGTAACCCAAGTCGAGGATTCATATCTCTGAACAACCGCTGAGATATCAACCTCAGCAGTTAATCCTAGAACAAGAGTTCCGTTGAGGACGGATACTTCACCAATCTCAATATTCACATCGACGTCTAATGCCATATTATTTTCCTGGTTTTAAATGTATCTTGAGAGGGTTTCCACCCCCAGGTTCTACCGTTCCTGCTCCACCGAGACCCCAATTGGTTACGCTTACGAGAATAACATCGTTTGATAATGTGGATACAACAAAATTTCCAGGTACAGAAGCCGTATCGATAACTTCATCATCCGTATGTTGTTCTTCAATTGCTGTTCCAACAATCAAGTCACCACCAGTACCGGCTGGTCCGACAACGACTCCGAGGAGAAGTTCGTCTGCATCGGGAAGGTGTATATTTCCCATGGTTCCACCATCCACCCCATACGAAGTTCCTTCCCACACATCGTCTGGTCCACCAACAGGTACATACCTTCCTGTAAACTCGACCCCGTTCGCACCATAATCCACATCGTAAAGAACGTTAACTTCGGTTGGTAGGGTTATTGTTCCTAGATAATCATCTCCGTTTGGTCCGTATTCAATCGGATGCAACACTTCATCTTCGAGTGGAAATACGGCAAGAGCTTGAATTTCAAAGTACGCGGACCATGTTTCTGTATTTCCATTCTCGTGTGTCATAGTAATCAACCAGCGATATTGTCCTGTGCTTCCCGCTGTATACGTCATATCTACAGCACCATTGATTGCAGTAAAGGTGTACTCCGTACTTGCAACAACAGCAAATGAACTCGAATAGATTGTTGATTGCGTAGTCCATACCGCTGCAACATACTTCTGAACTACCACACTCAAACCTATGGTTTCAGATATACCGCAGGAGATTCCACCTAAGAGGGTTGATGTATCTCCAAGCGACAAGGCTGGATCCGTTTCTCCAACATCCATCGATCCGCTTGCCGGTGTTGGAACGATAGCCTTCAACGCTCCAATGTCGTTGTATTCAAATCCACCGTTACCTGTGAGTGGAGATGTAAATATGGGTTTGTATATTCCATTGAGAGCATCAGAGAAGTCTTGTTCGTCTCCTCCGGTGTCGGTTGTTACATGCTCGATATATTCGTAATCACCTTGCCCGACATCTGCTGCTACATTGTCTCTGGTTCTGTTCCGATGTTTAATTGCTCCTACAGGTGTTGCATTATATCCATCAAAGGCTGGTCCTCCACAACCTGTTATCGAGTTTCCAATACATATCGGACATGCGGCGGCTTGATTATATCCGATTCCTGAATTGTTTATATTCGCAATTGTATTATTCAATAATATAACCAATTGTGTTCCCGCACACACAATCCCATAATTACAATTTTCGACTATGCAATTTACCGCAAAACTGTTTCTTGAAATATAAATCCCTATCGCATTTGGAGCGGTAACACGACTATTAATAATTATAGAGTCGTCGTAGGTTAGATAAACTGCCCCACTATTCTCGGCAGAAATCTCACATTCGATAATTGCTGAACTATTGTATATACCAACACCCCTTGCGTTTGATCCAGTTGCTTCTATACGTAGCCATCTAAGAATGGTATAATTATTTCCAGACAGATCTAGTAATTCATAACTCGCTGAACCTGTTCCTGTGATATATAAAGAACGGAATTCCCAATAGTTGTCTCCCGCTCCCATATTGATTTGAGAGTTCTGGAGATTAACTGTTGGGAAGTTTGTTGTTACTAGACCTCCATTTTCTTTAAACCCTTGGAAGCCATCACCAGGAACAGTATTGTAACCTTCCCAAATAATAAATTGAGAACTAGATCCAGCATTAGTTGGACTGTTGATTGCTCCGTGAGTATTCTTTGAGTACGAACCTTTGTAATAGCAATGATCTCCTGCAACCGCATTAGCCATCATTTCGTTGACTGACCAAGCATTAGCTTCGCTGGACCCGTCATGAAGCCCAGCACCAGTTGGAGAAACATATCTGGTCGTCATTGCCATTGATTATTTCCTTTATGCTTTTCCAGGAGCAGCAGATGCTTTGGCTGAGTTTGAAAGATCCATAGACCTCAAGGCACCAAGATCAGACCAATCGAACGGACCCGATCTTGCCGCTGGAGATCCTGGGATAGGTCGATAGTCGTCGTTTGTCGCATCAACATAATCTTGTTCGTCACCACCCAAATCTTTCGTCACTTCCAGAACGTCAGGATAATCGTACATGTTATCAGCGGAGGTATTATCTCGTTTTCTATTTCTGAATAGGTTCGTTCCAACTCTTGCATCGCCGCGATTTAACGCTCTTCCTGTTCCGGTTATAATGTTTCCTATAATTGCTGCGTGGGTTCTGGCTGATCCGATAAAATATCCTCCCGCGCAATTGACAATTGAATTTGCTACGGAATGGAATTGATAATCTACTGCGTTCGCTCCGCAGTCATGTATCAGATTTCCAACATGTAACCCCGCATAGATTGCATTGGACGATATCGATTGTAGTGAACATCCTATAACGCATGGCCATTGACCATCGGTAAAAATGTTTATTCCATCAGACAAACATTCACAACAAACGACTGTGGTATAATATCCTGTGGTGGTGTCTATACTAATACATTGTCCACCCGCTGCACTGTTGTAAAATTTGCATTGTACAATGCCACCCTGACTATTGATATTGGTTCCAATTTCTAAAAGAGATGGTCGAGAAACTCCAGCCGAGACATTCCCGGTAATATTCAAGGATTGAAAAAAATGTCGTATTCCATTTGCCGTGATGCGTAATTGAAAAGTATCAGTGTTGATAACTGGCATGTGACTTGTAATCAAACTTCCATTAGGTCTCCACCCCTGAAATCCATCTCCTATTACGTCCTTATATCCTCGGAATATAAATGGGCGACCAAGAACGCTAAGAACAAGACTCGCTAATAGAGTATAAGTTCCGTCTGCTTTGACGTTAACACGATCATACGCATTCACCACACCACCACCAAAAGCTTCTTGGAAAGTCCACGGATTACCAATAGACCCATCACCACCACCAACAGCTAAGGATGAAACGTATTTTTCGTTAAATACTGCCATGGGTTCCTAACTTAATCCGATTATTCCGGTTCCAGAGGATAACGCATCATCAGCCCTCATTGCACCAACATCATTCCACATAAAAGCGTCTGGTAATCTTCCTTGGGACGTTTTGACCATCCTATAATCATTTATAACGGAATTGAAATAATCCGTCGAGTCGTCACCAAGATCAAGGGTTATCGATTCGAAATCTGGACAAATTCCCATATTTGCGTCGATATCTGTATTATTGTCTCGGAATCGATTTCCATACATGACCGATGCAACGTTTGCTCCTGTTGCACCAATTCCCACATTACATCCAGTTATCATGTTTCCAACAATAACACTTCCGTATCGATTGGTTGTGATTCTCACTCCATAATTGACACAATTCGCTATAGTACAAAACGAAACAATTCCGCGACTTGGAGCGACACCCATACCCCAACCATACATCAAACAATGAGAGACAAAAACCGATCCGGATGATAATATAGCAGTTCCTGAACCAGATCCTATAAATTTACAACCATAGACTGTTGTTATGATTCCTTTTGCGAGAGATGTTCCTCCTAGTAATTCACAAAATGAAACGTTCCCGCTCTGAGAACCTCCGCTGTAATTGATTGTTCCCGCTCCAGAGTTATCGATTTTGCAGCAATATACCCCCGTTCCATATCCCTCACCAACAACTAGATAACTACCGACTCGATTACCATAGATATTCAGACTTTCGATCAAATTTCCATTACTCAAAAGATATAGATAATAATCAGTCCCACAATTGATCGACGGCATATTTGTTGTGATTAAACTTCCGGTCGGAGTCCAACCGAGATACCCGTCACCGATCTCATTTTTATACCCCCGGAAAATAATGGGTGCGGTATTTGAGCATGATCCTGGTTGAAATACCTCGGTCAGTGTGTATACCCCATCGGCTTTTATATTCACCCGATCCCCAGCAACCGCAGAGGCATCGGCTTCGGCGAGAGTCCATGGACTACCAATAGACCCATCACCACCACCAACAGCTAGGGATGAAACATAGCGTTCGGTTAAAGCCACTACTCAACCCTCAAAGGTCTCACACAAGGTTTTTGAATGGTGTCTCGGACTCCAGCCCTGTCCATAAGAGCTTTGTACTCTGCCATTTGAGTTATGATGTTTGAGATTTCAGAACCCCTGACTGCGGCAACACCTTGATCAACTCTTCCATCATCATAGGCTGTCGCATCGTTCTTGATTGCTTCGTTCATCTTCGAACCCCACCACTCTGTAAGTGCTGCCTGGATTTCATAATCCAATGCTCGCATCTTCTCTGCAATCGGTCTGATAACTTCGCTTAGAAACTTTCCTTCTGGTGTCATTGATATTCTCCGTTAAAAAATGGTAAATGTGAAAATAAGTTAATCTCTTATTATTTAGGTTGTTAGATGGATCGATAAAGAATTTCCTAGACTTTTCTAATTGGAAACGATTCGGGGTCGCCCAATGACGACCCCGGTGAAATTGATTATTGATGTTGTTTGTTCTACTTCTTAGGCGTTTCGCTCTGAGGTTCTTCCCCCTTCGTCTCCATTGCTTTGATCTTTTTCTCGATGGTAGACACTGCTGCTTTGACGAGGAATGTTTTAACAAATTCCACATCTTTATCGATTCCAAATTGATCTTTGAGATATCGCTGATATGCATTTGCTGCCGCGTCAATATCTTTGGTGATGATGATATTTTTGAGATCTCCAAGAGCTTCGAGACGCTTTCCCTTCTGTTGGAACTTATCAATCAGAGGAAGAAGTTTGTTTCTATTCTGCCAGATTTTCAATCCAACCGCTCCAAGAGCCGCCACACCTACAACCTCGTTCATAGGTTTTTCGACTTCATCTTCGGCATCCTTTTCATCTTCGTCATCCCCCTCCTCAATATTTTCATCATCAGCCTCTACTTCTTCTTCTTCATCTGCTTCCTCGGTTTGACCACCTTCACCGGATTCCCCACCACCGATTCCTTCGTCATCATCCACAACATCTTCGGTATTTTCGACGTTAGCGAGTAGCTTCTGAAGTTTGTAGGTAATCCACTCCATCGGATCCCCGGATCTAGCTTTCATGGTTCCGTAGGGCATACCCTCGATGAAATCTGTATAGAACAAGGCAGCGTACAGATCCTCGGACAGATCCATCTTTCCTTCTGCAACACTATATGCCTCTTTCTTTAACGCAGGAGAAAGAGCGTTTATGATCTGCATATCCTTGGATTTATTCTTGATCTCTGGAACATCATCGTCTGCTTCTTCGATCTTGCAATTCCCTAGACCTCTTCCAGTTCGCGGACCTTTACCTTCGGGTCCAGTCCCATCTCCCGCTCTTTCTTGAAGAATTTTAAGAGCTTTGAACTTGATATCTTCAGAATAATATTTTGACATTCTTTTCCTTTCTCGAAGCAACTTTATCTTATTTATATATCTCATGTGAAAAATCCACATAAATACTTGAGACGATACTAAATAATAATGAACACCCTTCCGAAGTATTCCGTGGAGTATAGATGCCCGAAGATAATATCAACAGAGAAACCATAGCCGGAAACGTACATCGAATCCCAAACCAGGGGAATCAACAGGGAGCGAATCTAAACATTCGGGTTCCGCTTCCAGTCGTGATATCGGATGAAAAGGGAAATCCAAAAGAATTCATAAAGCTTATTCGAAACATTTCGTCCAGGCAAGAAGAAATAAATCATCGAGATAAAAACTTTAAACGCAGAGAAGAAATTCGACAAATAAAATCAGTTGATGATTCCAAAAAGTTTAGAGACGAAAACAAAGCAATTGAAGAAAAACGACACAAAGAAAATTTAGAAAACCGAACCATTGACCTACAGAAATTAGCACACAATTTAAATGTGCAGGAAGAGAAAAGAAGTATTGTTCAGAGAGTCTTTGATATAAAAAACCGTCACGGTTTATTAGCAGCACTAACAGTTGGGTTCCCCCTAGCGTTTACCGGAAAGATTATAGATAAAATCAAGGGTGGTTTACGCGAAACAGTAGGACTCCCGTTCCAACTTTTCGGTAATTTACAAGGAGATTTGAACAAAAAATTAACTGCTGATCTTGAATCTCGAACGAGAGAAAGGGAACAAATCTTTAAGAAGATGAAAGGTATAGAGCAAATAAAACTTCAAGATTCATTGAAGAACAAATCATCCGAGAATAAAGAGAAAGCTTTATCTCAGTTTGAAGATACGTGGTCGAAAACCTTTGAAAGTGTATTTTCGAAATGGGAGAGATCGTTTATTAGTCGAGACTCTTCGAGAGACAAAGAGTCAAGTATAAAAGATTTGATTCGACTTCTTTCTTCTAAAGAAAGCCGTTCGACAAAACCGACTGAAGCGGAAGATACGTATACCGAGAAATGTCAGAATTGCCGATATTAAGACCGGATTGAATCTCGGGATGGTTGAACCTAAAAAAGAAAGTAAGGGTGGTCTTCTCGATCTTTTCATGGGACTGTTTTCTAAACTAACCCCGATCATCACCGGAATCACTTCAGCGTTGGCTGGTGTCGGTGCGGCTCTTGGTGGGGGAGTGTTAACGGGGGCAATAGGATTAGCCGGTGCCGCTGGTGCGTTAGGGGCATCAATTTGGACACTTAAAGAATCATATGATACCACTGTTCAACTAAACAAACAAGATCATGATGCTGTTAAAGAAAAAATGAGATCGGCACAAGTATATGCAAAAAGCATGGAAGATATTGCCGACAAAAATCAACGTGATCTCTTCTCTATCGAAAGAGAAAAATCCAGATTAGAAACAGAGATTACGCAAATCAATCTCCGAAAAAGAGCAAGTGAACGTGGAGGAGCATCTCGATATTTAGGTGAGAGCTTAGGATTGGTGAAAGGGTTTGATAAAGAAGATGAACAAAAACTAAAGACTCTTCAACAACAACTCAAAGAGCAAACAAACAAAGAACAAGAAGTCAAAGTTCTGATCGAGAATGCTAAACCTGACAATCGCGAAAAAGAAACCATTATCGAAAGAATCGAAAAGGATAATAAACCAACCGATGGAGCAAAAGAAACCATTATCGAAAGAATCGAAAAGGTTTCAGAAAAACCAATCATTGTTGCACAAGATAATCCTCTTCTTGTTGAACTCAGAGACTTGAAGAAAACATTAATCAGTCTATCAACAGGTCAATTCAAAGAGATCAACAAAATGCAAGACGTTCAACAAAGTGTACGTTTGTCGAGACTCGCGGCATCAGGACCGATGAATGTTCCAGATTCAACTATGTCTCGTGCTCCACAAGCATCTGCACAAACAGAAACGATAAGATCTTAGGAGAAGCGGTATGACACTTCCACATAGTTTTTCGTATGGTGCAAGCGATCCATCTCAGATTGTTCAATACGGAACTTATTATTGTTTAACACCGATAGGAACACAACAGGGTCACATTTTTCCAGTCAACCGAAAAATCTTTCTTCCTGTCGAGGATACGGTTAATTGGGTATTTTCTCACGAATGGAACGAAGCAGATAATTACGCAAAGGGAGTTATTAACTCATTGTCACAAACAAGTTCTTTGGCTGATGCTACTTCGAGAGTTGCTTTGCGAAAAATAGGTGGTAGCGTCCACGTCTCTGCTTGCGCTGTATACATGGACTCAGCACCACCAACAATCAACGTAAAGACAAAGCTATTCTCTTCAAATGGATCTGGAGAGCTTCTTTCTCTCATTGAGAAGTTTCGTATGGATACTCATGCTGGTTTGATACCACCTGGATCCGCAAGAGCATCTGCTATGGCTGCAAATGTAAAATCTCTGGCTATTGATCTTCAGAAGAAGATCGGTGGTAGTGCGGTCGGAGCGAATAGTCGAGTATCTGATACGGCACTTGATCTCGGAAATAATATGCTCAATATCGCACAAAACGCCGTCAATGGATTGGGAAATGGTTCGAAGGCTGTACAAGCGGGATTGGTCGATCACCCGGAATGGTGGAAGGTTCAGGTGGTCACGTTTTATAAGGAAGGATATACTGTTCTTGCGACGATGGAAGATATGGTTTGCACCGGATTAAATGTCACGTTTTTCGCGCCGTTTTATAATGGTGAACCTTCTCTCATAGAACTTGATCTAAGCTTCAAACACGGCTTTAGAGGGTTGAGGTCTTCTATGCAATTTGGAGGATCATTATAATGGCAAACATATCTTTATCATCTCTTCGCTCTTCGACAGAAACATCCCGAGCCTATGATGATCTGAGACAATATCCATTATCGATTCGAGGGTATCTGAAAAACCGAGCAATCTTCGATAGACCATACGACAACCGAAAGACTGATTCATTCCTCCAACGTTTCCGGTCAACCAAATATCCCGTATCAGATAGAAGCTTTGGAAGCCCAAACGAAGATGTTTGTAATATCTTTATTAACATCCTCAACGATAAAAAGGTAAATCAACTCATTGATGATTATATTTTTGAACGAAAGTGGGTCTATCATCCGGTTCGCCAATTTGAAAAGTGGCATACGATAGCTAGAAATTTCTATGGAGATGAAAGTTTGTTTTGGATCATTATCGTATTCAATCGAGTAGTCGATCCGTTCCAAGGTCTAAAAGATTTCAACATGGTGAGAATACCTGATTCTCAATTTCTTCAAGACATGCCGTACTCAGTATACTTCGACTATACCGCCGCACAGTTCTAGGTGCAAACATCCCTCCTTTGTTCGAAGGGGATTCTCTTGACAGAATCCCCTTTCTTCTGTATAATTATTTCTTTCAAGGAGATAAATATGTCTAGAAGAAAAGATAAGAAAAAGAAACGCGAAAAAGAATTGAAGAAGCACTCCAACATGAAAAGAAACGGGACGGTGATTCGTTCCCCGAATAAAGTCTCGGTGAGGAAGTTGTCGCTTGAGGAAGCAAGACAAAGCGGGTGGGGAACAGCCGAAGAGGTTGCGAATGGGAAAGCAATTAACATCTTAGCAAAAGTCGTCTAGGAGAATCTTATGGGTTGGGAAGAGGATTATGACGAGTCTGACAGTGAGGAAGAATATATGCAAGACTTGGAGAGTTGTTTGATTGATGTAGACCCAACGGCTATTCTTGACGAAACAACTCTCATGATGGAAGAGTTCTATAAAAAATTCAATTATAGTCTATCACCCGAAGTCGAATCGAAGACATGGATCGTCTCTGAGAATAGCGGATACCTCGCTGCTCACTTCACTCCGAAGAAATTCAACCGAAGAGAAAAGTATTACAGTCTGATCTACAATCCAAAATTTAAACGTTGTAAGATGGGATATAAGTTCACTCTGGACTTCATGAATGGTTTTTATGACGAAGATGGAAATGAATGCGAGGACGGAGAACTTGTTACCATTGCCAAAGGGAATAACATTCAATGTATCATTGATACCATGATAAAACACTGGCAGAGGGAAGAACAACGAGATTATTAGAGTAAAATAATGTTACACTCCTTTCAACCCCATATTCTTTATGGGGTTATATTTTTTAAAAAATCGTCTTTCTGATTTGACAAACGAATTCCCTGGTGTATAGTTACTGTGGAGGATGAAGATGGAAACCGAACTCAGAACCCTTGAAGTTGATGTGCATGTCGATGTGGTCGAAAAGATCTCGGAACATGTCCAGAAGATTTCCAAGAAGGCAGTTCGCTACGGTCTTCCCGCTATCACTATGACGGTGGGGAAGGAATTTCTCTATGACACCAAGCGTCCTCTCCCAGGTCTTCGGGATGGGAAGGTTGAAACTCTGAAGCTCCCTGCGGTTACGGTTGTGGTCACGTATCCTATCGTCAAGCTCTCTGGTGGTTGGAAGCCAGTTGCCACCATCGAAGCATACGATTGTGGATACAACGTCATCAACGGTGGTATCCGTGATATCGAAGAATACAAGAAGCTTGACCTTCGTCGCTGCGATCATTGCAACGTTCGCCGCTATCGCCGCATGGTGGTTGTGGTCGAAAACGACCATGGAGAGCGGAAGGTTGTTGGTCGAACCTGTGTCAAGGAATACCTTGGAATCGATGTGACACACTTCCAGTTTCTTTGCGATATCGCTTACAATCTCGGAAAAGCTATGGGTGAAGACGAGATTGGTGAATGGGTGGAGAAGGGATCCCACCGGGAATTCGGAAAGGATATCGAGACCGTCACCAAGTATCTTGTTGCTGTGATGATGGAAGATAACTGGACCTATCGCTCTGCGAAATATTGGGATGAATTTTGCAATTGGTCTCCGACTACGCACAAAGTTTCGATTCTCCTGTACGCAAACAGCCGAGATGATATCGCACTGAAGAACAAGCGGAAGGCGATTGAATCTGACGAGACGATTGCGAAATATACTTCTGAATGGATTGCGGAGTATCGTGCAAAGTATCCGATTGAATCTCTTGAGACGATTGACGATTCTTTTGAGTATAGCTTCGCTCTCCTGATCAATTCCGGGTTTATCGATCACAAGCGCACACGGCTCTTCCTGGGAACTTTCGGGTATAAGATCCATCGCTCCATGGCAGAGAAGAGGGAGAGTGAGGCAAAGAAGAATCCGAAGCTCTCCGAGTATGTCGGCAAGGTGGGGGAGAAGATCAAGAAGGTCGAACTTGAAATCACCAAGACCAAGCTTATCGAAGGTCAGTGGGGTGACAGCCTCATGGTCTCCGGCTACTTCAAGGGAACCAACAACCAGTTTGTCACCTTCATGAGTGGAAATACGGATTGGCTGTACACCAAGGATAACGAGCTTATCGGCGAGATGGTTGTGGATGCCACGATCAAGAATCAGCAGGATCGTGGATACGGGAAGCAGACTGTACTGACTCGGGTTCGGGCAACCAAATAGGAGAACCAAATGAAGGATGCGAAGGAAATGGCTCTGGCAATGTCTGATTTCGTCAACAACATGACTTGCCCCATGGATGAATTTATTTCTCAGATGAATCGTGAGCATCGAACTCTTCAGCAAACCTTTACCGATCTCTGTTTTTCCTGGATCCGTAATTGCGCTGAACGTCACCAACGAGGGGATTTCGATCTTCGAAATGAGTATTCTTGCAAGAAGTCTGCGGAGATTGTGGAGAAGATTGATCTTTACAAGTGTCCGTTTATCTAAATTAAAACTTGACAAGGATCCTTCCGGAGGATATAATGATGATGATTGCGGAGAAGAGAACCATGCTTGACGAATCGAATTTGAAGAGGGGTGAGTTGAAGGCACTCGCGAAGATCCTGATGAAGCTTCAGGAATCGAAGAACGGTGGTCAGGGTGTTTCTTGTGTTCGGGCTATTGCCACGTATCTCAAGAAGGGAGATGTCTCTTCGGCGATTGCTACTGCCCGAAACGAATCGGATAAGCTCTGGTCGTATCCTGATATTCGACGATTCATCCATGACATGATTGTTCCTATCGGATATTGGGATACGGAATCTGGAAAGATTGTCGGATAAGAAGATACACATTTGACATTGGAGAATTGAGATGGAAAGTGAAGTGGGAAAGGGACGAACGATGAATAACCTGTTTAGTTTTGAGGAAACTCCGTCGCGACTGGACAAGGTTGGTAGCGCACTTATGAACAACCCGAGTGAGGTAACAGGTTTGGAAGCATTCGAATTGCTTGCGGATATGCTGGATGTTGATGAAGATGATCTGTTCGATTTTCTTCATGGGAAACGATTCATTCCGAATGACAGAAGGGTGACAAATGATGCAGTTTAAAATTATGAGTCGGTCGCAAGCGGATCTGTTTTACAATAACAATCCATATGCATTTATCAGTATTTCTGATGCTACTGCCGTCCGCGAACCATTCCTAGAAATAAGGGATAAGAGTTTGATGGGGAACTGTCTTGCTGTTCTCCCTCTGTTCTTTTGGGACATTGATCCGATTCAACGTGGTAAATACTTCGGTGAGACATTTTATTATGTCAACGGGAAGCCCGTTCGGGATAGTCAATCGGGTCTTTTTACCGGGGAGCAAGCGGAAGAGATTCTGGAGTTTTTTAACGAGTACAGACATTGTGTAGATTTCTTTGCTATTCACTGTAACGCTGGGATCTCTAGAAGTTCTGGAGTTGCTGCTGCCCTGCAAGTTGTTGCAGATGGTCGAGGGTCCGATCAATGGATATTCCAAGACGGTCGCTATATGCCCAACCGATGGGTGTATCGAAAGATTCTAGATAAAGCTTTTGGGAGTTATAAAGATGACCCTCGTTGTCTGTCATAAATGCAAAAAGAATATGTGGAACACAAAAGAGATTGACTGGATTAAGGATCGTCCGGTATGTCCTCAATGCTATTCCAAAAGGAAAGACAAGGAGAAGTGATATGCATCTAGCCATTCTACAGAAGTGGGAGGGGGAATCAACCTTTACACTTCTATTTCAAGCACCCAAAGAGAAGGAAGACGAATGTATCAGAACTCTCAACCGTCTGCGAAGAGATGCTTACAAAGCGAAGGTTCCCGTCGAATATAAGATGATTGAGTTAGACGGAGAGGTTCCTCCTCCACAAACGGAACGTGAAGAGATGGAGAGAAAGATCATCATTCCTTCTGGAACCTTCAAGGGTATGGAAATCTATCTTGATCGAGACCAGAGGAGAGATGCATGATTGTTCGCTTTCTAGATAAGAAAGGTCGGTGTCTCCAAGTTGCAACACCGGATACTCCCATCCTTATCTACATGACCAAGGATGAAAAGAAGACACTGATTCAGTCGGAAGAGTCGCAGTGTTTGATGTTAATCGACGGACGATACAGTGAAGAAGAGCAGAAGCGAATTGTTGAGCTTTTGAATACGAAGATGGAACCTATGCAGATGAAAGGGTAAGTCATGGTTGAATCTCCCCAGGTGATGAATGATCAGATGTTGTTTCTCGAAACTCTCAGACAAGCATCCAAAATGTCAAAACAGGAATTGAATAACAAGATTAACGAGTGTATGGATGCTGGTAAGTTTATTGAAGCATCCAAGTTTGCACAGATATGGATTAGGAGATACGGTAGCAATGCAGAAGATTAGAGTTGGAAATGAAACTCAGAATGTGTTCTTCACATCTGATTCCCATTTCTCACATCATAACATCATCCGATATTGTTTTCGTCCATTCAAAGATATTACTGAAATGAACGAGACGATTATATCCAATTGGAATCGTGTGGTTCGACCGAAGGATATTATCTTTCATCTCGGTGACTTCATGTTTCATCAAGAAAAGAACACCGGAAGACAAATCAAAGAGACCGAGCAGATGCTGAGTAGGTTGAATGGGATGAAGTATTTGATTGTTGGAAATCATGATTCCAGTGGAACAACAAAAGCGTTGGGTTGGCAAGGTGTGTATGATATTCTGAACGTAAAATGTTTTCAAGACCAGACAATCATCTTGTGTCATTATGCCCTCGTCGTATGGCATAAATCGCACCATGGTTCGTTTCACTTGTTCGGTCACAGTCATAACACGTTGGGAAAAAACGAAGACCTACATTCGTACAGCGGATTGGTGGGAGAACTTCTAACGCATTCCAGGTCATTCGATGTTGGTGTTGATGCCTGGAACTTTACTCCGATATCATTTTCCCAAGTTAAAGAAGAAATGTCGAAGAAGACTTTCAAACCTGTTGATCATCATAAGGAAGACCGAGATGAATGAGGACGAATTTCCTCCCGAGAATATGATCTTCCAAAATGTTGAAGATTGGATTTACGAAGAGGACATGGTTCTTCCAGAGTACAATTTTTATGCTCAAGAGTATTGGCAGGGCGAAGACACAGAAGATGATACTGAATAGAAAGGAATCCTATGTCTCAGAAGAATGGGTCAAATTTCATGCTCAAAGTTTTGATTGTTATTGCTTGGGGGCATATTTCTAACGTTAGTTACGTTAGCTCATATTGCCACAACAGAGGGTAGAGGATTTGGAGAATATAACAATCTGACTCCTCAGAACGAACCGGAGATGATGGAAGAAAATTCTCCTTAATTCTTATAAGTCTTTATTTGATATCCTGATAAAAATAAAATTTAGGATTTGACATAGGGGTTTTATGATGTATACTTAAATTGTGAGGATGAAGATCGAAAGGGGAAAAGATGCTGATCTCAATCCGAAAAGAAGTTCGACCGATGTTCCCCTCTCGCCCCTGGAATCTCTTCTCTGATGGACGCTTGTTTCAGAACTACAAGTCTCGGAAGTCGGCTCTGGATAACCTGGATGCAATCTTCGGAAAAGGAAAACCAATGAATACCTTTTTTAGCCCCGGTCCTGACCCTGTATGGAACAAAGGCACTCCTATGCCGGAGGACTATACCTGTTCGTGTGGAATCTATGTGCATCCAACAAGGGTGAACCCGACAGCGATACATACAAAGGACTGTCCGTATCGGGGTCGGTATGTCCTCGACCTCGCCCCCGCTGCTGGCAAACCCAAATAGAGACATCATTGATGGACCTCGGGGTGGAGATGCGAAGGTGATCTCTCTGTATAAAGCAGGAAAGACAAAATCGTGAAAGAGATCATTGATAAAGTCTGTTTGAAACCTGGATGCAATCTTCGGAAAGCGAGTAGTTGTTGTCGCGAATGTCCCTGGTCGGGTTGATGTTGAGATTGTTCCCGTAATTTGAAAGGATGATCATGTACAACGGATGGAAGAACTACGAAACCTGGAACTGTGCTCTGTGGATCGGAAACGATTACGAACTGTACACTGCGGCAGTCGAATTCATGCAGAACTATGACGAGGAGACTGATGCGTACAGAAGCTTCATCCAGTCTCTAGAGTTGAACGATGGCGAGACTCCGGACGGGGTGCCGTGGATGGAAGAGGATCTCGACTACACCGCTCTGGATTCCATGATGTCGGAACTCCTGGAGGAGTAAAGATGAATTTCGACAAAGCAGAAGTTGCGAAGCGTAGACCTCTTTCTTTGAAGCTCGTTCTTGAAGATCGAAGAAAGACTCTCATACAGAGAGGGGATCTTCCAGTCGATAAGGAGTTTACGAATGTCCGAACCCAAACGTCTATCGACTAGAGTTTTCAACATCCCAAGCGGAAAAGATCCAAATAAAACGTACAAAGTATTTCAGTATACGGATGGGAGTTGGGAGTGTGAATGTCCTGGGTTTCAATATCGCAAGAGTTGCAGTCACATTGAAAAGGCAAAGGAGATCGTATGACACTGTATGATGCGTGCGCGATTGTGGAAGGGTTCGACGGTGAGGAGCATACGGAAGAGGAAATCATTGCCGCGTGGCAGTATCTGATCGATACCGGAATGTGTTGGAAGCTTCAGGGATGGTATGGTCGAAACGCTTCCGCTCTGATCGAGAATGGTGTTTGTCAGAGACCTTCTTAATAAAAATAAGGGGAACTAGAAATGAGTAATTCTTCGCAAACGAGTAGTGGAGTTGGTCTTGGATCTGTGATTGCTGTTATTTGTAGCTGGTCGGTCAATCATAGTGTTGGTTGGGCGATTCTCCATGCCATCTGTTCCTGGTTCTATGTGATCTATTGGGTTATTAAGTATTAATTTTGTGGAGGATGGAATGCGAATCGTCTGTCTATCTGATACTCACGGTAATCACTCTAAGATTGATATCCCTTCGGGTGACGTCCTGATCTTCGCAGGAGATGCTTGTGGGTATGGACATCTCTTAGAGTTGGAAGCGTTCTATGCATGGTTTAAGAATCTTCCCCACAAGCATAAGATTTTTGTTGCAGGCAACCATGATCGGTGTCTACAAAACCAAGATTCTTTTTATTGTCGAGAGGAGTTGATGACTGATATAGTTTATCTTCAAGATGAAGTATCTGTGATCGACGGTATTAAGTTTTATGGTTCCCCATGGCAACCATTTTTCTGTAGTTGGGCATTCAATCTTCCTCGTGGAACTGAACTTCAAAGGGTTTGGTCTTTGATCCCGAATGATACAGATGTTCTCATAACCCATTGTCCACCGATGGGAATTCTGGATCGAACTGAGGAAGTGGAGAAAATTGGATGTGAAGATCTCCGAGAAAGAATTTCGAATCTTCATCAATTGAAGGTTCATATTTTCGGTCATATTCATTATTCTTATGGGGTGAGTCAGTCAGAATCTCAAAATGGAAATAATGTTCAGTACGTCAATGCTTCTATTTGTACAGAAGAGTATGAACCGTTGAACAATCCAATTGTGATTGAACTTTAGGAGAACACGATGAAGAAGTTTTTGCTGGTTCTGGTTTCAGTCTTGGTTCTTTCTGGTTGTGATAGTGTCTTGATTATGCGTGATGATTCCTGTCACCATCGTCCGATTTATCATCCAACACGACCCATTGTGAAGCCGTGTCCTCAGCCGTATCGATACTATCCTCCGGTCTATATCCCCCCTAAGCATCATGAGCCGCGACGATATCTGGTGACTCCTCTTCCTCCGAGGGTTTACCAGACACCGACAGTAACCCGTTACTATAATTCGCTGCCATATTATTATTCGGATCCCGGAAATCAATTTCGAATGTCTCGGGGATTGAAGCCGATTCCTTTCTTCCCAAAGAAGCGATAACACTTGACAAATGATTTCTATCTGTTAAAATACGATCTACAGGAGAATTAGAATGGATGCATATACGGCAAGAATAAAAGCTCAAAGTTTGAGAATGTCGGAAGAGAGGATTGCCAAAGGTGTTGGTGATTTTGAGGATTATGAACGTGTAGCTAGGAATGATGTACACGATTGGTTACTTTCTCTAGTATTCGGTCTATTGGTTTTTGGGATGATTGTCGTTTTCCCTATAGTGATTATGTTAGCTGATTTCTGGATTGGTCTAATGATCATAATTCCTCTTTGGACTCCAACTATTGCAACACAAATCGTAACACGGTATAGGATGTGGAAGGATAAAAACATTTCAAATGTCGAACCTCATAACAGTTAAAAATCCAAAAGGTAGATCAATATCGTTTTCCGAAGAAAACCACAAATACTTCGACTCTAAAGGGAATGTATACAGATCTACTACAGACATTATTCACAGTCTGTTCCCCGAATTTGAAAAAGATAAAATGGCTTATCTGGTTGCTCGTCGGCGGGTCATGAAAGAGGAAGGTATTTCGAACACAGAAGACGCACCAGTCAATAAATGTATGAAGATGAAAATGATTGTTCTCCAAGAGTGGGAAGACAATAAAAACAAAGCTGGTGATTTAGGAACACAGATACATCGATACGCAGAATGCAAACTGTCAGGTGTTCCATTCGATATGCAATTTACCGAATCTAGACAGGAGAAGATGTCAAAGGTTCTGGATTCGTTTCTTCTTGAGTTAGAGAAGCACTACACTTTTGTTGAAGCGGAGAAGATTATTTTCAGCCCTAAGATCCTACTCGCAGGAACTGTGGACTTGATCATGAAGCATAAAGAAAGAGATTGTTTTGCTGTCTTTGATTGGAAAACCTCCAAAGAAATCAGCAAAGTTGATTCTTATGGAAAGAAGGGTCTACTCTTCTTAAACCATTTGGATAATTGTAATTACTGGCATTTCGCACTACAACTGAATATTTATCGATGGATTCTAAAGACCGAAGGGTATGGAGATTTTGACGATGTGGATCTCGGAGTATTTCACATCAACACGCAGAAAGTTCATGGGTATAAAATTCCAATTATGGAATGGGAAACTACAAAGATTTTTGAGTATTGTCAAGGTTTGAAGAAAGGGAAAATATGAGTCCGATGTATTTTATTTTGGGTTATGTTGTCTTAATTGCGTGGACGATTATCGGGACCATTCTTTGGAGTGACGTCAAAAACAGTTTTTTGCTTGCCTATCAAAAGAAGAAATATCTGAGATGTTTTTTGGTTGTTCTCTTTTGCGGACCAATCGTCATGACAATAAACTTTGTAACTCTGTTGTGTCTTTTCAGTCTGACGACGATGCGATGGATTTTGCAAGAGACGGGTGAGACAGGAGAGACCGATGAATGAAGATAAGGAAATGTATGTTATAGAAGAAAAGAACCTTCGAGAAGTGGTTGAGGTTCTGTTGGAACCACTTGAAGAAGGATACGGTTATGTTGAAGAGCGGTTTGTTCAAAACCAAATCAATCGGTGGAAAGAGATCTTCAAAGATCATCGTGATGAAGAAAATAAATACTGGTTAACCATCTCTGATTTCGAGGATTTTGTCGAAGCTTGTCAAATAGATCTGATCGACTTTTCCTTAAACTCGTTGATGAAGTCGGGTGAGATAGAACCTCTTGTTGATAAAAACGGAGAGATTCGATATCGTCTGACTGAGAAGGGAACTCAAAGAGCTAAAGATATACTAGGTCGATAAACGAATCCCTACCACTTCCATCCTCTTCTATCTTCGTCCTCCAGGTTGTGGTAGGGATATTATTTTGACCATCCGAATATTTTGGTGCAGAATGTTTTGATGGTTGTGTCTTGATATATCGCTCGACATACTAGAGAGTGCTTCATCATATCGTCGAAGCGTTTCATGACTGAGATGTTATCGAACGGAGTTGGTGAATACTTTTTATCAATGTCTAGAGTTATGGGTCCGAGGAATGGACTAGCTACGTTCAGAATTTCCTTTCGGTAGTCTGGATCTGTAACCCAACGATCAAAGAGTATGCGAAGGACTTTTCCATCCCATATCTCGTTTTTGTTTTTGAATACTTGTGCGTGGGAGATCCACAACTCTCGGAGTTTTATATACTCTCTTGCGGTTAAGTTTCTCTTCTCCCAAACGTTGGTTGTCTTCTCAATGCTGGCAAATTGATTGAATGGATCTCGGAGAACCAAGACGTTGAATCTGGTTGGTTGAACAGAGGGTGTACGGATGCACTTCTGAATCGGGAATCCGTCCCAGCAGAATCCGACTCCGACACTATCACCTTTATTTCGTGCAATCAGATTCTTTTTGTTGGTGACGATTCTCTTGATTAGATTGGTATAAAATTCCGTATCTGTTGGAATCGTATCCAGAGGTTTTGTAGAGTAAAACGAATATCCCTTGAAGTTGGATAACATCCACTTTGCAATGGTGTTCATCCCGCTCCGTGGTGTACCGATAAAGCGGAATTCAACCTTCGAAGAGGATTGACTCTTCTTCTTTATTTCTTTTTGAGATAGTCTTACTTCTCTGGTTTTCTTTGCGTACATTATTTCTCGAATGGCTTATCGTAGACCCCATAGTCAGAGAACCCATTCTTTTCTAGAATCTGAACCACATCATCGATATTTTTTGGATCAACCTTTAGAAGCGTGACTGTTGGTCGAATACGATAGGATAAGATTTTGCTTCCTTTGCGAAGTTTATTCAATGCTTTTTCTAACTTCATTCGGATCGATTGGTTCGCTTTGGCAGCGACTTCAATATATTTTACCTGTGCTTGTTCTTCGTGCATGTTCTTTTTTGGAGATTCTTCTTTCTTCTTATTGTCTTCCCAAAGCTCTCTTATGAAGATTCCTTTGGGAGATCCTTTGATCTCATGGTAAATCTGAGATGCGTGACCGAAAATTCTCTGATTCTTTTTATATCGTCCGAACATTGATTCCCCTTATTGATGTGACTGATATATTATTTAGGTCTTCGATCTTGACTTTATCCTTTGTTTGTGTATAATATTTACTGAAAGGAGATATTCGTGGAAGATATAATTCGTAGAGAATTTAATTATGAAGATGTATATTTGGTTCCCCAAAGATGTATTGTCGAAAGTAGATCCGCGTGTAAGATTTCTGTAAAGATAGGTCCGAGAGAGTTTAGAAATCCTGTGATTCCAGCAAATATGCAATCTGTTGTTGATTATAACACATGTCGTTATCTTGCGGATCTCGGAATGTTTTATATTATGCATAGATTTTCATTAGATCAGAGAGAATATTTTGAATTCTTAGAATTTATGGGATCTTCTCTGTTTGCATCTATTTCGGTTGGTGTGAAAAGTCACGACAAAAATCTTTTGTTAGAAATGCGACGATGTGGGTTGAAGATATCGTATATCACAATTGATGTCGCGAATGCATACTCTGAATTTGCGAGGAATATGGCTGAGGAATCGAAGTCTATTTTTCCCGATGCTACGATTATTGTTGGAAATATTTGTACACCCGAAGCTGTTGAGTATCTTCAAGAGTCGTCTTGTATTGATGTGTTAAAGGTTGGAATCTCTTGCGGTTCGGTTTGCAGCACGAAAAATGTTACGGGATTTAACCGTAGAATGGTAACAACTCTTCAAGATTGCGGAAAAGTTTCTAATTTACCTATGATAGCAGACGGTTCTATCAAAGAGATTGGTCATATAGCAATTGCTTTAAACACATCTGAGAATACCAAATATGTTATGTTGGGTAATATGTTTTCTGGTTTTGAACAATCTGCCGGAGATATAAGAATAGTTGATGGAAAAGCATATAAAGAGTATTATGGTAATGCGAGTGAGAAAACCAAAAAGAATAACCATCACGTTGAAGGTGTATGTCATATGATTTCATATAAGGGTGATATGAAGTTTTTCATTGATCAGATAGAAGAAGGTTTGAAATCATCTGTATCTTATTCGGGTGTTGATGATATTAATGATATTTTCGGTATACCAATGATTTGTTGTAATTAATGTTGGAATTTTCTTATCAAGGTGGTCCGACTCCTATAAATACTTTATATAAAGGAGAATTTTATGGATCACTTTATTCCTAAATTTAGAGTGTTTATCGATGAAAATAGATGGATTCAAAATATAATATTTGGACCAAAAATTGGTCGAGGAAGACAAACTTTTTATAGATTGAATAACGGTCAAACTCTTTTAAGATTAGACATTTTAAATAAAGAAGTTTATGTTGAATGTTCTCGGTGTTCTAAAAAAATAAAGTTGATATTTTCTTCAAATTTGATGTCTAAGTTGTATAAAAAAGAGTATCTATGCGGATCATGTTGTAGAATGGGAAATAGAAATCCATTCTATAATAAAAATCATAATTTAAAAACTAAGAAAAAAATATCAAATTCGTTAAAGGGGAGATTTGTTGGAGAAAAGAATCCATTTTTCAAAAAAATGCACACAAAAGAAACCGTAGAGAAGCTGTCTCAAAAGGCTAAGGAGTGGTGGGAATCCGCATCTATAGAACAATTAGAGATGATAAAAGATAAGATATCTCTTTCACAAAAAAGAATGTTCAGAGAGGATCCCAAAAAATATTCAAAACTTCGTCAAAAAGCCGGAAGAGCGTCACATATAAATCAAAACCAACGATATCAAAAGATGAATAAAATCGAAACTCTTGTTGGGTTGGAATTGTTTAGAAGAAATTTAAACTTTGAATATAGCGTTATTATCTGTAGAAAGCAATTTGATTTTGGGATCAGAGATAAGAAAGTTTTAATAGAGGTTCATGGTGATTATTGGCATGGAAATCCAAAATTGTTTTCGGAAGAATTGGTTCCAAATAAACGATTATTGAATGATACACAAAAGAAGAAAATAGAATACGATAAAAAGAAAGCTGACTTAGCCAGAAAACATAATTTTCGATTAATTATTTTGTGGGAATCAGAGATTCTGAAATCAGATTTTTCTCGTTTAGATTCTATCTAATAGGAGATAGCTATGACTCGCAATGAACAAGTCGAAATCATTTTCAACAGTATCAGAGAGTCAGGATACGACTTAACTCAAAATGAGGTTGAAAAGATTTGGAAGGTTTATAGCACCGATCAATGGATGGAGTCGTGGGCTGATATTGATAGACCGGATGATTACCCCGATACCAACCTTTTGCAGGATTTTGGTGAGTGGTTGTCATTCTACCTGGAGGCTGATGACGACATATATGAGACCGAAGAGGAGGATGAATCATATGAAGAATGATGATGATGTGGCATTTGTTTACGAATCGGAAATTCAGAAATTTGTTCAGAGATTTCTCAATATGTCGAATCTAGGCAAAGAGGTTGGTGAGGTATATCTCCCACCGGAGATGTGGAAAGAGGAGATAGAGACTTTTAAAAAGAAGTTCAAACGAGAGTGGAATGGAGAGTATATCGTCGATGCTCACACTCTGTTCAATTATTTGAATGACATTATACTTCATCTAGTAGAGCGGGTATGTAACGAAGGGGTGAAGGATGGTTCGATGGAAGTGCTGTGGAACTCAGAGATCAATGATTTTGTTTTTCGAAAGGTAAAGTAATGGAGAAAAAGATTCGTCGTCTTACTTGGGACGACTTGGATTATCTTGTTCAACAGATCGCAAGCTTTATCGATCTAGATTCTAAGCGTAGAATAGATATGATCTATGGGATCCCGAGGGGTGGTCTGATTCCTGCGGTGATGCTTTCTCACCGATTGAATATCCCGGTTGTAACCCATCTTGATTATGATACTATTTCAAACCATAGTATTCTCGTCGTAGACGATATTATTGATTCCGGTAAAACGATGCAGCGATTCCAAAAGCTTTTTGCCACCGCTTCTATTTGTCTTAAAAAAGGTATAGAAACGAGACCGACATATTGGTTCAATTGTAAATTGGCAACTGTGGAAGAAAACGAGTGGATAGTTTTTCCGTATGAGTTTGATGTTAACGATCCTATATCAGAAAGGAAATGCAATGACTGACCCAAACGGTTTTGGTGCTTGTGTTCTAGGTGGTCTAGCTTTGATTATAATTTTGTTCCTCCTTGTTGTATTTGAGTTTAGTAGAAAAAGCGGAATAAATTCTGTGCGGAAAGAAGCTGTCGAAAATTGTGTTGGGGAGTATTATGTTCCTCGTGGAAAGACCAGCGCAGAGTTTAGATGGTTGAAACCCGCTGAGTCTAAGAATACAGAAAAGGATTCGAATGAATAATCACTGGAAGATAACCGTGGAGTGGATGTGGTTTTCTTTGTTTCTTTCGATCTTCATGTTTATAGCTGGATACTCTACAGCTTTGAGCATTATCCAAAAAGAATCTCACAACTCAGTAGTATGTGAATTACCTTCGTCCACCAACGACACCCCGAACAAGTAAATCTTGTCTACCTGATAGGGTTGGGTGTTGGGAAAAAGAGTGGGATGATATGCCATTAGAAATGATAGACAAGGTTTGCTGCCAAGTCAGATTTCTCTTTCGATAGTTATACAAGATCTTACCAAGAAAGAAAGTCAACACCCCTCGATATCCATACTTATCCGAATAGAACTCCTCACTGTATTCACCTTCTCGACACCCCGATAGGAGTACGTGTCTTTGTGTCGAAGGGTTCGAATCCTTTACACCGTAATGAACCAGAGGAAGTAGGGGATCGGTTTTCATCGTTTGTATGGTTTTTGTTCCCATACCTTTTGCCGTACCACCCGAGAAGCAAGTATCCATTATCATACTCAAGAATCCACCCTCAGCTAAGTCACTGAAGCACAAATACAATTCATCGTCGCTGATGACATTCGAGAAATTGAAATCATACGGAATAACAACTTCATCCAAATGATCAGCCTCGTCTCCACTTCCATCCTCAATTTGTGATCCATGTCCACTCTGGTAATAAACGGCTTCCTGTTTCGCTTGAGTCTTAGAAACCATTTCGCTGAGAGCTTGCATGATGTTTGATTTGGTTGCATCTTCGTTGAGAAGAAGTGTGCAATACCTGGGAGCGAATCCGTACCATCGGGTTATGTTCCGGTAGAAGTCGAGGGCATCAGCAGTACAACCGTTAAGGTTTATTTCTTCTGGTTGATAACGATCAATACCAACAATGACCGCCCGTTTGATTCTTGGACGTCCTCTCTTCCTTCCCATTAGTTCTCCTTAAGATCTTTGAGAGTATTTCCACCACTCTTCTCCAAGCTCTGAATAGCTTCCTTTCCTAGATGATTCTCGATAGGAGCAGAAAGCATGTGTCGTACTTTCCTCAGAAGATTATTCTGCTTCTCCTGCATCTGTTGCTTATCTAATTGCGTGCTGTTGTCGATGATCAAAAACTTATCACCAAACAACTCCTGGAATTTTCCTATGTTATCTTGCACCTGGGACCACATTTTCAACACGGCATCTTTAGCGATACTCCTCTCCCTCTTCTCATTACGACGAACCGCAGTCTCTTTGTTGGTGTTGACCAGAACCATGTGAGTATCGTATCCGTGCTTCTCCAACCAGTCCTTTTGCGTTTTAATTCGGTCATAAGACTTTCCGGTTCCATCAATGACGAGCGGGAGCATTCCATTGATTAGATTTTCAATCTGAAGAACTGATTTCGATTTCGCAACATTTCGAAGTGCCATCTGCTTCTCGAAGGTTTCTTTTTGTTGTGGATCAAGCTTCTTTGATAATCCCGTCTTCTTCAGAATGTATTCTAGAATCGTATCGGAAGATATGATGGTGATCTTATCAGGGTTGAATAGAAGCTTCGCGATGAAAGACTTTCCATTTCCTGGACCTCCAGCGGTGAAGAAAGCTTTGAACTTGTATTTGTCATGTATAGATTCATCCATCATTTCCTCATGTATTGCTGAGAAGGTTCTGTCTGGTAAGAATACATAATCGAACCTGAACTTTGTTTTCTCTTTCAACTTCACTAAAAGCTCTTGGAGTGTCGAGAGAGGAACATCTTTATTCCATAGTGCTATACCGTAAAGAGTCTTTCCTCGATTGTTCTCGTATTCAAAAACACCTGATCTTCCACTGATCATTTCTGGATGGGCTAAATCAAACCCCTCGACACCATGCTCTAGATTCTTAGACCATTTCTGAGGGAAGACTCCGATCTCAATCAATTGAAGTATTAGCTTTCTGTGACTGACCGAAGCTTTATCGGCATATAGCGTTTTCTTTTTAGAATCATATAAAAATGTATTTATACCTTTTGATACTTCATACCAATCATCCGGTGTTATAGAATCGGTCACAGAGAGTACACGCTTTGGTTGATACTTTTGATCGACTCCATAATTGAGCATATAATGAACCCCATCTATAATTTTTTCAGATTGGTTTGCTTTGGGGTTTTCTTGTTGAGATATCTTTTTCTCAAGAGCATCAATTGATTTTTGGATGATTCTTTTCTCGTTCGGGTTAGCTGTATGGAACATGCGGCGAAGCTTGACCAATCCATCTTCTAACGACTCTTCGCATATCATAAGGAATCTTTCGGGAAACGTCTCGTCGATGATCCACTCGATAGATTCTTCAATATCCTTTCCGAGCAATCGATTCAGAGCAGCATAGATGAACTTCTCCTGGTCTTGATCAAATCTCCATCTATTTCCCAAATTGTTTTTTGCCCATTCAATCGGACAGGTTCCTCGCTCTTGTCCCATAGCGCACCAATCACACACCATCTCCAGAATACTAACCTTATCCATTCTCTCCGCTTTGACCAGGATCCCGGAAGGTTTATCCCTGTTCTCAAACGAAACCGGATTCGTATCCAGACTGTTATCCCAATACTCCGGATGGTGTTTATTATTCTTGATGTGATGGAAGGTTGCATCGTGACACATATGCTTCATGTCTTCATCCATCTTGTAATCGACACCATCATCTTTGCATTTGTATTCCCAAGTCAAATGAATATATGGTTTGAATTCCGGTGGAGCAAATTTGGTTTCATCGTGCTTTTCTTTTCGAAGAGAAAGGTCTTCTTCATATTCCGGATATGCTTCGATAGCCTTGTCGAGATATTCTCCAACCATCTGAATATGTCTGTTGGTTCGTTTGAGGAAGTGAGCTTTCATTTCATTATAATCAGGACCAGAAGACTCTTGTTCTTCAACGAATTGTTTACGGATGAAACCTCGTTTTTTGAATGACATTAGATCTCTCTCTGTATACGAATGCCTGCGTGGGGTTTGAAGAGTGGGATCAATTGATCCTTGCGTCCTTTCATATTTCGGATCTTGACCAGCTTCCGAGCCTTTGCTTCATCCTCTGGTCCTCCGAGAATAATGACAGCTTCTTTCTCTGGAATGTATATACCCCAACCAACCAGTACATCACGATTGACTTCGACGTCCGCGAATTCTTTCATGACCTTCATATTTTCTAAAAACGTATCCAATGCTGGAGATACTTTAAGTTCACCTTTAGACATTCTTATCCTTTCTTTCGTCGAGAAGTCTCTTTATGAAGTGCAGAAGCCATAACATATCATGAACAACAGGATTGCTATGCTTCTGTGCAACATCTCGAACTCGACAATCTATTTCGACAAACCGATTTATATCTTCCTGGGGGATATTGTATATTTTATTGATTGACATTTTCTCTCCTAATCTTTTTATTTAGTATTGACAAACCATATAAGTTCAGATATAATTTCACTTAAAAGGAGAAAACGAAATGACATTTTTAGAGTTTGTTGAAGAGGTAATTGGGGCTAAGACGGCATTGATCATAGCCAATCTGTTAGTGCTTGTAATTGTATGGGGTATATTTGCCCTCGCAATGCGGGATAATGATACGAATCTACCTCTACAAGAACAGGGGCAAAAACAGACGATTGCAACTGTCTCTCCGAAAGTCGAAGATGAAAAGGATTTCGTCATAAGTAAGGATCAAGCAGATACATGGAGTAGTATCTCCGTCTATGCTGTAACTGATAAGAAGACGGGGAAGAGATACATGGTTGTAAAGGGATCATCGTCTTCAAGTGGTATCTCTGTGATTGAACTTGGTCAAGTACGTGCTGAAAAGGAAAGTAACAATGGGCAATGAGAATACCAATCCTGTAAAGGATCTAGGTTACATGAACGGTTGGACACAGGGAACACCCGAGATTGTAAGGAAGTGTGTGGACGAATTGAAGCATGAGGTTGAATATAGACAGGTTGGCAACTGCTTGCATCAATACACTTGCCGATTGTGCGGGTACACCTACAGGGTAGATAGCTCAGGTTAAAGCTTCCTGGTTATGAGGAAAAGAAAATGATTTGTTTGATTGTTTTTGTTTCTGTAATGACAATACTATCTCTGATTGTTTTTATGTTTCTCGGAAGGTGTTTGAAACCTCCTTGTGATTCTGAATAGGTGATTTGAGAAAGGAAATATTATGAATATGACACGAGATATTTTTGAAGCTTTACTCTAAGGAAAGTCTATTCGAATTCAATGAACCCGAAGAAATGGATACCGGAACTTTGGATTTTGTCGATCCAACAACTCTCGTAGTAAAACATTCAATTCTCGTAGAAAAAATTTCCCCCACGATTATCAATCAGGAGTAGGATTTTGATTTTGAAACCGATGAAAAGAAGATTCACCGTTCCTATCTATGATGTTTGTGTTTGGATTATTGTCAGTGAGGATATTATATTATCCCGAACAAAGATGAATCACATTTTCGAAAATCATTCAATCACTTCTGCTGAGGGAATATGTAGTTGGAACCAAGGAACATTTGGATTGTTCTTCAAAACCGATACATCGTTGAATACCATCGTCCATGAGATATACCATTTGACAACAAAGATTCTTTCCTATTACAACATTAGCCACGAACCTTATGAAGAAGAACATTGGGCTATCTTCAATGCGTATTTAATCGAGAAGATTTTTGGTATCTTGGGGTTGAAGATGGTATCGAAGACGAAAAAGAAAGGATCGAAAAATGCTTAAGTGGGAAGTAGAATACGACGATAACGATAAAGTTATGCTAGTGGCTCCTAGTAGGTGGCATGATGACGGAAGTTTCTTCTATCATCGTCTTGTAGAAATAGATACTCCACACGAGCATGGGTTTCATCCGTTTCGTATTGTGAGTGATCCTGAACTACTCCCATCAGAAAAAAGAAACCTCTTTTGGTCTAGTTTGACACAAGCAATGGAGTTCTGCGAAGAGTTTGAACGTTCGTAAACGTGGAGTTATTTTTTCTTTGCTTTCGAAGGTTTAAACATCATACTCTTAAATTTTTCTCCGTCAACTTTCATCTTTTCTTGCATCGTATTCATAAGACGTTTTTTGAAATCTTTATAGAGTTTTGGTATTATCGTCTTGATTGGAATTCTTGATCTTACCTCCATAATTACACGATTTCTAAATTCTGGTATTTGAAGCATATCTTCTAGTGGAATTTTAGCTTTCTTGAGACTCTCAATTGGGAAAATCCAATAGCCTTCTTCCTTTTCACTTGTATCATTTGGCTTCTCAGAAAACGACTCTCGATCTAACTCATTAAATTTTGCTAAGACAACAAATTCTTGATTCATACCTCCGTCAAATTCAACATCAAGATATTTCATTCCACGTTTGTTTATTTGGATTACATCCCCAGGCATCGGGTTGAATTCAATTGATTTTCTTTCTTTTTCGTTCAGGAAGTCTTCCAGAGTCTTTCCGTAATTCTTTCTAATGATGTATGCTGCCAGAGACTTGAGTTGGGGGCTGATGTGATCGTATAATTCATGAGGTTCTTTGATCCTGGCTTTGTAATCAAGGGCATTCTGTAACCATTCTAAATCACCCTTCTTGTAATAAGACCGGACTTTATCAAAGACGGTATCATTGTTGTGTTGAAGATCATAGATGTGATCTATAGCAACAATAGTATCTGAACGAGTCTTGGCTTCGTTCAAACGCTTCCAACCCTTGGCAATATTCTCCCAAGCTTTTCCACCGTATCCAAATTCCCATCTCTTGTCAAAGCTGAAAACAAATTCAGAGACATCAACGAAGTCAGCAAAAGTAAGACCGTGATGTTTGAAAGCGGATATAGCATCGATATAGGAGGGGAGTCTGCTTCTTTTACCTCCCCCACTTACAATCTTGAGTTGTGGTTGAGATAATTTTGCTTTCTTAATTGATCTTCTCGGCTCTAGGAAATCTCCTATAGCTGATGCGAATTTCAATCCATACTTCTGTTTGATCTCTTTGAAAATATAATCGAAATCTTTCTCCGTCCGTATTGCCGCTTCTATTTTTCCCCAGTTATCTATTCTAAAGTGATCCATTTCCGAAGCAATAGCATATCCAACAGCAAGAAGCATTTCTTCTCGGAGAGTGGAATAAAGAAGCTTCTTCATTTCTTCCAAAGCATAATCAGCGTTCTCGTAACCTGTATCACTGAGCAATGTACTCATGTAGAAATCAAACAGCATCTCTTCTTTATCTTTGGGAATCGTGTAGGTATAGCTGGAGAATGCTTCAACGACCAGTTCTTCTTTGAAGAGTTTTTGAAATCTATCGATGGCAACATTGATATCCATATTCCTACCTTTATTGTATTTACGAGACTAGTCCGACATTCTTCCCGAATTTGTTTTCGAAATCAGGAACCTTACCTATCCTATCCCCGAAGTCCAACTCCTCACACTTCCAGTTCGAAGGAAGAGTTGCCAAACCAGAAAGATAACCATCCATCTCACTATGACGACAGAGGAACATCTTCTCCGTAGAACAGCAGAGAACTCTCCAATGCTTACGCTGCTTCAAGAAGAGGTTAACCGCCTCAAGGATAAACGGACGGAAATGGGGATTATCGTAATCGTCCAGGAAGATGATCCCCCGCTTATGCACAGACTCGACCGCTATGCGGAGATCCAGAGATGTACCCGGAACCGTATGATCCCCGTCTATAGAAAACAAACGCACAGGAGAAAAGGACTGGTGGGTCTTCGCTTTGATAATACTCTTCGAACTATTCCGCATGATGATAATATCAGGATCCTCCCCCAATGCGTTTGTAATGAGGGTTGAACATGTGGCATAGCTATTGACGATGTTGCGATATCGGCTACGTGGTGAGCGACGGAAGAGATCAATCCCGATAGCCTTCTCACCCTCGCGTTTGAAGTTGGCAAGCGGAAGGAAAGATCGACCGCAATAAACTCCGATCTCGCAAAGATTACCGGATATCCCGCTGGCATCCTGATACGAGTCCAGGCAAGCGTAAACGTCGAACAGGGAATCTTTCCAGAAGCCGGGGATGATCTTGTCTTTGCTGTCTGGTTTATAAAGAAAGGATAGGAGTTTCTTCTTATCGAGTTGCAAGTCTCTACTTTCTTTTATTGAGATGTTCTTTGACCTTTTTCTGTAC